CCGTCCAGTGATGTTTTATATAATCAGGATGACTACTGTAGTCTGCATGGTATAATTCAACCACTTTCTTGATCGTGTTCACCATTGTTCCATCGAAATCAATATATAATTTATTTATTTTCCTCATTCTCCTCTCCCAACTCTTTCACCTTAACGCTCATATAATTTGCCAACAACTTACATCCTTCCACCGCATTCTTAAACTCGCCATGTACAATCTGCTCTCTGATAAAGTGGTAATTCTTATCTAGGGTGATTAATAATTGATCTTGACTACTCATTAGACACCACCTTTGCCTTACTCAAAAGATAAACGATAGAAGTCATTTCTAGTGGTGTTAATTGGTTCTTATTGTTACCTATAACAAAATCAACCTCATTATGTATATTGGCAAAATCCAATCTATCTCTTTCTAATCTACTCATATATTCTTCTTCATTGTCACCACGTTTCTTTAATCTGTCGATTATGGTAACTTCATCTATATCAATATAGAAGCTTGTAATATTTAGATTATGTTGTTTTAGTTGCCTAAGTCCTTCAGGATTAATTACGCATACCTTATCATCCGTTATATCTTTTAATGCCGTTCCGTAATGCCATATGCCATATACTGTATTATAGCTAGTTGTTTCTGCAAAATATCCGACAGATTTTCTTTTTAAGAATTCTTGTTCTGAAATAAAATGATAGTCTTCTCCGTCAAATTCTCCTAGCCTCGGTGGGCGGGTAGTATAAGATACAATCTTATTCATTTTGTATTGTTTAACCAATTCTCTTTCAATAGTAGATTTACCACTTGCACTATAACCTAATAGAGCAATCATTATTTATCACCTCCTAATTCTTAATATCATAGAACAATTTTCTATTTAACATTGGATACCATTCTTCTAATTGTGTTATTAATGATTCAATCATCAATTTCAATTCTGGAGCTGCTGAGCTATTCTTGTCTCTCTCTTTTACTATATGAGCAAATTCTGTTACATTAACCTTAAATATAAAATCCATTGGTAAAGACAACATATATAACCCTCGTCTAACATCGTGGAGATTTTCCATGCCCTTTAATATGTATCCATTTGGCGATTTAACATATATATTATTGTTATATACAATCTCTTCTGGAGTATTGATTCCCAAATAAGCTAACGCTATATCTGTAGGAATTATTTTGTCTTCATACCATTCTGAAATTTCTTCAGTTGTATAAGTTGCTAATCGAGTACTACTTCGCACAATTCTATTATCTAGTCTTTTTGCATGTGAATCAAAATCATCTGTAGCTCCTCTATGTAAACCTTGAACAGTCACAGAGATATCCATATATCTTAATAAAGTAATATGTTTTTTACCCCATTTAAAAATCTTTAATAATTCAGAATCAAACCTATTTACAACTTCATCTTCTAAGCCTTGTTTTGTTCTGCCGTTTCTATATGTACATGTTTCAACAAGTTTTCTAATGTCAACCTCCTTTTCTCGTGTCCAACTTCTTTTGCTCATATACATTGAAATTATTGCATCATCAATACCTGTAATACTATTTAAATAAACTTTCATTCCGTCATCCTCCTACTCAAACCAACTAGCAATTTCTTCTTTATGTTCTTCTAATATCTTCATAACGTTGCTTAAAATTTCAACATCTTCACTTGTAAGGTCAATACTGCCATTTGCATATTCAGTGCTTACTGCAATTGTCTTATCTTTAATATCATATACAATAGGTAGTTCACCATCCCACAAAAGGAATATCACCTCGTCGCTAAATATATCAATCTTTAATTGCTCGTATTCAATTGCTTTCATTATTTTTTGTATTAACATTATTCGTTCTCCTTTTCTTCAACAAATTCAGTTATATGTCCATTATCGATAACAACAGACTTATTTGCTATTTTATGTAATCTCTCGCAATGACCAACAGTATACGTATCATACGGATTAGCATTTCTTTCTTCTTCTCGACTACACATACTACTCATTCTCATAGTTGGAATAACCACCAGTAAAACTAAAATTACAGCTACAAATATTATCCATCCAATTGTCATTCTTCCACCTCCTCAACTTCTATATAATAAGGTAATTCCTCAACTTCTATATCTTCTTCAGACTCTTCTCTTTCTCTGCGCCGTTGCAATCTTTCCTCTTCTCTTTCGTATGCATCTAATATGTAATGGTTATCTGGTACTTCGTACAATTAATCACCATCCTTCTCGATAAAAAAACTATGATTTGCGTCATCTTTAAATAAGAACTCTAAGCTATTTTTAAACCATCGCTTTAACTTTGGAGATGTAACATTATCCATGTTGGTAAAATAAGTAGCTTCAGTAGTAACCCCATCATGCAAAACTGTTTTAACTGCATCTTTTGTTTCTTGAGTAATCTCAACTTTGTAATATCTTTTATCTTCAGTTGGTGCAAACTGAATCGACGGCTTTTTCTGAAACACCACTTTTTCAACAGTGGATGGAAAATTATCACTATTTACTCTATTGATTATTACACTGGCAACGTTCTTTTTAGAGTCAACATCTTTACCTTCACATTCTGCTTCAGTTATACGTTCCAATATAGCAATTTCTTCATCCGTAAAATCGTATAATGGTTCTGGTTCTTTTTTCTCAACCTTCAACTTACTAACCGTTAAGCCGACTACTTCTCTTTCGCCGACTGTATATGTAATATCTTCTTCCATGCTGCTTAATACTAATTCCTCTTTTGTTTCTTCGATATTGTAATATCTTTCTCCTTGTATTACTGGTCTTCTACTCTCATTAGCCGAAGACACAGTAGTGTGAGTCTTCCATGAGATAAGAAGTGTTGTCGTACCAGCTATAATCAGCACGATACTTAGCATTCTTTTTATCATCACTTTTCTCCTTAAATTGTTTATAGTTTTATATTAGTGTTGTTATGTATTAATTTTCAATTACAGGCTTTATTTGACACGTTGCAATTAGGTGATCCACAAATTCATCCAAGCAACAACCACATAAATCGAGATTTAAATAATCACCATCAAACTTAGATTCATAGCCAAACTGATAGATTAAAGTAAAATCATTAAAACTCTCAATTTCTCTTCCGCATTTGTTACATAATCTTGTTGTTTTAGTCATATCTTCATTTCCTTTCAGTATTATATTAATATCCTTATGCTATATAATCGCTAACAATGAACAATGGTATAATCCCAAACAGGAAATAGCCGGTATAATAATAAGTTCTGAATCCCTTTTGCTTTTTCCAGTTGCGTTTGATTATCATTTATACACGTCCTTTCTTAATAAAATAACACATTTATATCCATTTAAGCTTTTTCCAAACTCCATTATCTTCAAATTCTTTTAACTTTATTACTTGTAAAATATAACCACTTTCTCTCCAAACTCCATTTTCACAAGTTAATTTTGGCTTTGTTTGGTTATATTTGTAATTTTTATACTGATCGGTCTTATAAAGTTCTTTCATGTAATTATTTACTTTGTTATACCAATTGATTACAGCCTCTTCCTCAGTTGTTCCTTCACATATATAGTAGTGAGAATAACTAATCTTATAATCTCCTTGTGAACCTCCTGTTTCAATAAAAATTAAATATTTATCCAATATAATTCTCCTTTCTATATCAAATTTTCTTCAACCGGAATATAATGTTTAGCACTTCTCCAAACCCATGCACCATTTTTACGTACTAAGAATTTAGCATAACCGTGACCATCTTCTGTTATGTCATATATAATCACTTTTCTACCAGTGGCTTTCTCATACATTTCAATCATATGTAACCACTCCTTTACTGTTTTATTAGTCTGTTGTAAATCAAACTACCTATTATCTTAAGTTTTAAGTAATTTTTCTTTAAGTAATTCAATTACATCATCCAATTCTAAACATGTCTCTGAATAATACGTTCCTGCTGACACTGTAAAACATAATCTACTAAGTTCTAAAATTAAATTATCAATCTCTATCTCGTTCATTATCCCACTCCTTTCTTAATAAAATCCTAATTCAATTCACTATGATATTTAGATTTTATAATTCAGACCCACATTTGCAACAATAATTGATTTCTTTTTTCTTCATTAATTTGTCTAATTCAAATGAAATTCCATCTGTGTCACCAAATCCAAGTTTATCAGTTCCCCAGCTAAAATTTTTTACTATTACTGTTTTGCCACATTTCACGCAATTATAACCTGCCAAAAAACAGCCATATTGTAAATCTTTTTTAGACAAAATCTTTCCCATTTTGTATTGACTCCTTTCTTACCCTGTTAAAATACATCTTTTATAAACCTTACATTAATTCATTAATTAAATTTGATAAATCTTTCTTTGGTTCTTCTTCAAGTTTGTTGGCATAAATATCATACCATCTTTGAAATTTTTCTCTTAAAGTTAATGTTTTTTCAGTTGGTAAAGCTATTAAATCCCTAATTCTGTTAGCAGATTCTTCTTTTAGTAATGATGCAACTTTGTGTGGTACAATTACTGGGTTTCCACCATATGCTTTAACTTTATTTATGTCTTCTTGTGATTGTACAGGTATTGAAAATGGAGCAGTGTATTGCTTATCAAATTCACTAATAAGCATCTTTTTTACCTCTTTTACATCTTTTGTATATCCGTTAAATTCTAAGTTGTACACATCGTCAGTATTTTTTTCGACTAGTCGTTTAACTGTTTCTATTTCAAGTTTACCTTGAACCATTGCTTCTGCAATCATTAATGAAGTAGTATCTCTTGCTTGCCATCCATCGCAAGTCTTTCTGTCTCTCTCGAGCTTAATATACCTTGGCTTGAAGTTATATCCATATTCCATATCTTCATTACAAGCAACTTTTAGTCCGTTTACAAAAATCTGATCCTTGAATTCTTCCTCCGTTAAAATATCACCATATGTAGTTTCAATTTTTTCAACCTCATAAAACCCAAGCCATATATCATAAATGTCATTATTGTCTTTATATGTTACATTGCCCACTTCAATAACTAATCCGACATCATCAGTTATATGTTCTTCCACATCAAATACCAAAATTTTGTCTAGCCATTTCTTACTATCTTTAAATCTCGATGTCCATATTTCATTCTTTTCATTATTATAAATAGTAAACGTTTTTCCTAATCTGTTTAAAACAAGTGCTGCTATTTTATATCCCTCTCCAAATTGACCAACAGTATCCTCATTATTACTTTTGCTACTCTTACCTAAAAGCAAAGTGTTAATTTTTAGCTTTGATTTAGTGTTTATCAATCTTAATGTTTCTGACTTTTTATCATAATTAATCGAAAACTTATTTTCATTATCCAATATTTCTTGATCTGTTCCATTTTGGATAAGCTCCCTAATTGCATCACAGAAATTCCAATCAGAAACATAGTTCTGTGTTAGTGTTAATTCATAGCATTCGCTCATATATCTTACCTCTCTTCTTTCTTAATTAATATCAATAAAATGCACCTTTTATTATGCAATTTTTAATATGTATTTAGTTATTATACCTATTGCTTCACCAATACTAATAGTTTCTGGTATTCTTATAAAACTACACTTTAGTTCTTTTTCTATTGTTTTTTGTCTTAACTTGTCATTTTTATTATTATCTTTAATTTTATGGTGTTCCTCATCGTATTCAATCACTAAATTAAGTGATTCTATGTAGAAATCTACTTTATATTTATTACAAACTAGTTTTTGTGTTTCGATAGTATAGCCTAATTTAGAAAAATAATCATATATTTCATTGCCAAATATGTATTCTAGCCTTTGTGATCTAATATTATATTTAAATTTTTCACTCATAATGTTGTAAGCAATATCACTCATTATATATCGCTTATTATGTTTCCCATTACTAGCTTTATATTGACCAATAACAAAATGTTCTTCATATTCTTTATTTCTCTTCAAAAAATTGGATATACTCTCTAAAACATCTTTGTGATTTCTACCAAATTCTTTAGCTAATTCTAAGCTATCAATCTTTATCACTCCTTTTTTAATTAGACCACTTGTTACCAACAGTGCTTCTTAATCAAACTTTGATTTTATGTTTTATATTAATATCCTTAATCAATACTTATGTATGTAACTGGAATAGTTTTTAATCCAAGATAATATTTAGCAGCTATGTATCTTGAATACTCATCTACTAAATGTAACTTATTTGGCTTATTACCATTTAAACTATCGTTTCTTGTAATCTCAACCATAATACTAATAGGCTTGTCAAATGCCCCATTCTCATTATAGTAATCAATTGCTTTCTTGATCTTATACCAACTTACTTTATGCTTATGATATTCTGGCGGTATAATAATATCACGTATCCTCACTACTTCATCCGTGCCTTCTGGTAGCTTATCTTCTGTGACGATTACTTCTTTAACTTTCTTCTTAAACATTGCTATTCTCCTTTCTGTTTTATATTAATCTCCTTGCAATAAAATGGTGCGATATTCCTTAGTTTCTAGCCATTACCTTTGCTGTTAACTAATTCTATCACACCACAAAACGGTTGTCAATATAGTTTTATATTTATTTTGTTAAAATATATTATTTTTTACTACTTCCTAATGAACCAGTTCCACGTTCAGATTCTATTAACAATAATTCTTGATATGATAGTTCTGTGATATTCATTATATGCACTTCATGTACTATGGCTTGAGCAATTGCCTTGTTGTATGGGTAAATAATATGATTCATATTAATATCACCAAATATGTCTTTATTGGTTACGGTATCTTTAGCTATTATCATCGGTACGTCATTTACATTTGTGATAGCAATGAACCACTCTCCCCTATATCCTGAGTCTATGATACCTGCCGATTTCTTAATGCCCTTGCTTCCAGTAGAACCACGTTCCTCTATTTGTATATAATACTTAGGATTTAACGCACTTGCTATACCCGTAGGAACTAGCCTTGTTTGATGTGGTTTAAAATACATAAAATCTTCATCGAAACAAGCAAATACATCATAACCAGCGTCTTCTTCTCTCTTGCTTGGGATAATAGCCCCATTCTTAATCTTTGCGAATACTAAATCATTTTCTCCTATTTTCATTGCTCTTCCTCCTTGATTCTATGTTTGGTTTTCTTCTGCTCAATAATGCCTTTGGCTATCATCGTATTTCGTTTCTCTGCAACTACATTCATAAATTCATTGCAATCTTCGATCATTGTTTTCTTTAATTCTTGTAGTTCAGCGATGTCTTTCTTAATTGATTGTAGCTGATTCATAGATAATCCAATATCTTTAACAATCTGTGGTACAACGTTTTCTACTGCAAATTTACTAATAGAATCCTTAATCTCAGTTTGAATTTCGACAAGCTTTGAAATATCTCTACAATATTTTAATTTGCTTACTTCATCTAAGAATCTTAACTTTGCATATGTTTCAACTGCACTTACATAAGAATCTAAGTATTTACCCATTGATGACCATTGTTGATATGTATCTCCTATGGTGTATTTATCACCAAATGAATTTGTAGCAGTTTTAATATTATCCTCTGTAACAGTAGTCTGATCAATTTTAACTAACTCCCAATTACCATTCTTGTCAACCGAAATTCCACCACAATCATCAATCTGTATATTAGGCGTTTTGGTGTTATCTTCAATTAAGTTTTCATCTAGTGCAATTAAGTTTAGTACACCATTATTTGTTTCTTCTGATTTACGTCCTCTTGGCATATAATCCTCCTATTCTGTATAAGCTAACATTTCTTTTTCAGTTACAGTTTCATCTAATACAACCCAATAACAGGTGTTATCGTCGTATTTAACGCCTAGATTTAATTCAAACAAAGCTTTAATATCTTCATCTGAGATGTTGGATTGAACCTCTACAATTCTTGATGTAACCCAACATAAATTTGATTCATAAACTAATTTAATTCTCATGATTAATTCTCCTTTCTTTTTACCTAATAAAAATATACTTTTATTTATATTTATTGTTCTTCCCATTATTAGAAATATCGTTATTAATAATTCGCTCTAATAATTGTCTAGCTAATTTTCGAGATGATCTAGTTTCAAAAATATAAACAGGATCATTTATAAGATTGTCTATTTCTATTTCATATTCACCACAATTATTTCTTATTGTACCCACTGATTTATCGTTATAAATACACTCTTCTAATACAATTCTTCCAGTCCATTCATCTGCTTCTAATACTTCATACTTAAATTCGCCTCTGTCTGAAGATTTTATATATCTTTCTTCGTTTTTCATAAACACTCCTTTCTCTCTTAATAAAATAGCTGTTTTATTTACAAATATTTACTATATATAGTGGTTGTGTTAAGCGTATACCACTATATATAGTGTTTATAATTAGTGTTACACTACAATTAGTAGTCTATTCCTCTTTTAAATACTTTTTGATTACTTGTAGCAAGTTTTATACCATAACTTATGTTATTTTCACACTTTAAATCTTCTCTGTATCTACCACACTTTATGTAATCGCATATTCCTTTTATTTCTTCGGGTACTTCATTTAATTCGTATCTCGTAAATAACCAAATTGATTTATTATAATCACTCAATCTCATAAGTAAGGTTAAAATATCTTCGTATGTTTGGTCTAATGGTTCACCACCAAAAACCATTATATTTTCTATTGCAATATCAAACTCAATCAGTTTATTTTTTATGTGTTTATGGAAGAATGGTATATACGGTTTTCCATTGTCAAAGCACCAGCTTTCAGGATTATGACAGTTTTTACAGTGTGGCTGCCCCTTGCAACCAGCCACGTATATATCTAATGATTTTGTTGCAAGGGTGTATTGTGTACTTAGAATATTCATTACACTTGTACTCCGCCGTAAAATTGACGGTTAGGAAAATCTTTTTCTCTACGTGTTTTATTCCAATTCTTTACATTAGTAAGGAATCCAACAACACGAGTGTATTTATTAATAATTGGTTTTCCACATATTGAGCATACTTCGCCATTTCCTACGCTCATATGACCATCTTCACATTCTTCTAATACATAATTGATAGCATGATAAACAACGCCCATCTTTGCAGTAATACGAATTAGATCCATTATGTCTTCAGTTTTCTCAATTTTAGAATCAACATTTAAGTGACATATTGCTCCACCTGAGAAATGTTTATCAAACATCCCTTGTAATTTAATTCTATCTAACATATCTGCATTTGTTACTAGAGGAATAAATTGATTACTATAAATGTCATAATCATGTTGATATCCAAGCAGTTTATCTTTGTCTGCTAATTTAACTGACAAACCTTCTGCCGGTACTTGTTCACAATTGTGTGGCGCATTATATTGCTTTTGGAACTTTGTGTTGGTTAAATTAATTGTATCTAATATTTCGATAGCAAGATTTTGACCATTTTCTTCTAGTATATCTTCCCCTAAAATCTCAATACATTCATTAAAACCGTTGACCCCCACCGTTGAATACTGTTTTGACAATTCCATATATCCTAACGTGTATAGTGGCTCATTCCCATTTTTAATTCTCTTTTCGATTATGTGCCTTTTTGCATTATTAACTTTCGCACAGACTTCTACCATTTTTACTAGTTGTTGTAAAAAGTCTTCTCTATTAGGGAACTGAATAGCTAATCTTGGGAAATTTATTGAACACACTCCAAGGCTACCAATTTTACTTGAACCACTACCAAATGAATTAAAGTATTCTGATTTCTGTTCTGATCTTAACCTACAGCAACTTGAAAGCGTTGAACTGTCGCCACAATATATATTGATAAACCCATATTCCTTATTTTGTTCAGCAATAAACCTTAAAAATGCTTCATCTTTTATGTTATTTTCACTATCAATTGAAAAACAAGCCGTTGTCACAGGAAAAGTTAGCGGAGTTCTACGTAATTCATCATTCATAATATCTAAATATATTTTCTGTAGGTTTTTTACTATCTCTTTATTAGGATTTGAACCGTCTGGAAAAAGATAATCATCACATAACTTATCTAAAAAATATTCATCATAAATGCTGATGTTTGTAAATGGGGATTGATTTGCTCTCATTGGTTGGTTAATTGTATAAATAAAAGAAATAATGTTCTCTTTTACATAAATCCAGCAATCTTCTTCTGTTTCAAACTTAAAGTGTGCGTCTGTTTTGCTTTTTAGTATGTTATTAACGTAGTAACTCATTACAACCAATAAATCTGCTAATCCAGTAGCTCCTAATGTTGAATTTGATGCAATAACGGTAAATTGTTCTAGTTGTGATTTGAATGCATATAGGTGCTTAGGTGGTAACGATTTAACTTTTTTAACCATAGGGAGTCCTTTGGTCATTATGTCGTATGTAGAATAATTAAAACAATACGGCATACCAGCTCCTACTCCATGAAAATCATGTATGTAAATACCCCCAGTTAATTGTAATTCAACTATGTTATTGGCTACTTCTAACCCATATAATCTTCTTAATTCTTTCCATAATACGTAGTAACTGTTGATCTTAAAAAATGGCTTAGGTAATTCAGTGTTGTAAGCGATAACGGACACATCATCTACGTTAGCATTAGCGTCTATACTTGCATCTGCCGTTACACTTGATGCAAAAAAGTTCTTACTAAATTCAGACATATCTAACTGTTTACCAATACCATCAAGATCAAATAATTTTTGTGGATATTTTGCTTTTAAGTGCATATATAAATCATCAAATTCTTCTGTGTAAGTTGTTTTAAAATACATATTATATCTCCTTCATGTCAATTAGTTTATTGTCTCTGAGTATCATTGGCATAGCCATCATTCCCTTTTCTTTTGCCATTTCCATAATATCTGTTTGTTCAGCTTCTGAAAGATTAGATAGATATTCGTATGTATACTCAATACCTTTATTTTCTAATATTTTCTTTGTCATTTCACATCTTGAACAACCATGATTTCCTATTAATCGAATCATTTTAATTCCTCCTTATAGTTTTGATATCTATAACAACCTATTTCTAGGATTGTTTTATTTGTTGCGTGTCAGAGTGATAATATAGCCATCGTTAACTTCTGTCTCTCCTCTATAATCCCATCCCAGCTTAAACATCCAACGTATAAAGAACCACTTTTGGCATGGAATAACAAAATATTCTCTGATTGTATCTTCTTTATTTCTAGTTAATAGTTGACCGTAAATATAATCTTCTATAATATCACTCCTTTATTGTGTTATATTAATTTTGTTGTGACATATTCATCATAGCAAATATATGTATTATCAAACTGTGCTTTGTATATATGTTCCATTAATAATTTGATACAATATGTAATAATTGAATTTCCTGCTTGTTTATATAATTGAGTATCTGAAATACCTATGTTCATCGCCTTTTGAATGTCTGTACTCGCAAAACCCATAAGTTTCCAGCACTCTTTAGGTATTAATCTTCTAATTTTTAAAACTGTGTCTTTAGTTAAAATGCATGGTTCTCTATATCCTCCTTGACATGTGTCTATGGTAGGAGACATGGCACTAACATCCCAAATACTACCAGCTTGATGTTTCTTATCATCATCAAATAAACCACCTATTCTTATTGATTCTACCACTGCGACCATATCTTGATTTCCAAACCCCTTCCAATCTCTAGCCATTAAAGTGTTTGAGAATTCAATATCTTTGCTATAATTAGTTGCCTGATCTTTGACTAATACAGTGTTGCTTTTATATCCCCTTTTTATTATTTGTTCTATTAAATTATTTGCTTTTTCAGTATTAATATAATATTTATCTTCAACTATGTAATCAAGAAAATCTTTCAATCGTAGACCATTATCAAACGGTTTCATAAATTCGAATAATCCAGTGTCAAATTCTTTTCTTATGCTAATTGCAAAAACACGTTCTCTGTTTTGTGGAATACCACAATCTTTTCCATTAACAACTTGCCAATATGTATTATAACCTAACTCATCAAGCTTACTTAGCCAGGCATCAAAATCATCTTTATTATTTTTTCCAACTAGATTTTTTACATTTTCTAGCATTAAAATTTTAGGTTGTGTTTCATTATTAACTGCAATCTCTAATAGTCTTTCAACCTCTAACAACAATCCACTTCTAGTTCCTTTTTTAATACCTGCCCCTTTACCAGCAACACTTAAATCTTGACAAGGAAAAGAATAAGTCCATAAATCAGCATATGGTAATTCTTTAATTAAGCTTATATCTCCAAGATTATCAGACAAAACACACGCTAAGTAATATTTTTCTAATGTTTTATTTTTCTTTTGTTTAATGTGTTTGTTCCAATCATATGGTTTATTATTCTTAAAATCGTAACCAATATTTCTTTCTGAAAGTAGTTGAGCCATAATTTCTCTACTTGGATATTGATCATATGTATTTATCATTTCTTCTGTTAAACTATTATGTATAGCTGCATAACTAAGCATCGCTTCTTTATCAATATCTGAAGTGCAAACTACCTCACAATCAAATAATTCGGTAAGATTAATACCACGTTTCTGTGCTCCTATACCACTAAATAACTCATTCATCGTTAATTTAACTTTTTCCATTACATTCTCCTTTATTATTGTTTTATATTAATCGCATTAAACTAAATAAAAATTACATTTTATTCGTTTTATATATCTATATATTGTATATATTAACCCATCTAACACTATATATAGTATGTTAATTCAATAAAATATTCCAAGCTTTTGATAAAACATCAATCTGAGCTTTAACATCATCTAATCCATCATGCTCAACATATTCTTTGCCCCTGTTAATGTTTCTAAATTCCTTCTCTGTTTTTACCCCCGTCTTTAAAGCCGCCAACTCAACAATTGTTCTCATATCTCTATCGTTTCTATAAAAGATTGGGTACTCAATATTATACTGTTTCATTTTAGATTGAATTAATTTATTATCAAACAGAATACCATTACCCCATAAGAATACATTTGTTTCGTCATCGCATAACTCTTTAATCCAATCTTTAAAGTTTATAAACATTTCTTTCTGCGATACATTTCCTTTGTCTAACAATTCAGTCAATAACTCTTTATTGATCTTCAACCACCAAAGTAAAGTACCACCATCAATTGGAACATCTTTATCCTTTTCAATATTAGCTATTTGGTTAAAGGTGTTTAATATTTTCCCTGTTGTAATATCAAAAGCACACGCTGCAATCTGAAATACTGTTGTATTATCTCCTCTGCCCAACGTTTCAATATCTGTCATAATATCTATTCTCATTTTTACATTCTCCTTATAAGTTTTATATTTTTACTATGTATTAAAATAGTTTACAACCTTGATCTTTAAATCTGGCAACTTGATTGTTCCACTCCTCTTTACTCCATCTAAGTTCCTTCATTAAGCACTTCTTACACTTAAATTTTTCAATATGCCTGCCATAAAGTTTCATGTTCATACCAAGAACCGCCTTATCTTTTATTTTTAATTCTTTACCTTTGGTATTTTTACATCCGTTACTGCAAACCTTATTGAAATATTTAGTAGCTACATCAACTTCTAAATCATTGTATTTAGCATATTCTTCAATTACTTCTTGTGTTGGCTCATTTCTATACGATCCGCCATTCCATGCTGCCGTTATGTATTCTTCTATTGTGCAATTCATTACTATCCATTTCTTATTATTAATGAAATCTTTTCTTAAAATTTCTTCCCATCTTTTTCTCATGGTAGGATACCAATAAACATCTAATATCCAAGTAGATTTTGTATAGTAGGGGCAAGCAATTGCACAACCAACTCTTGAATAACCTTTTCTGTACTTAGGATTTATCTCAAGTTTCTTCCAAAACGTATATAACCACACATCTAACTCAGACCATTTTCTGATAGGTAAAATACCTTGCCATTCTGTATCTCCCCATTCTGCCGAATTAACCCACTCATCTCCATAATCACTACGGGTATCACTTTCTTCGTTTCTCATGCCCATGAAGAACAGATACTTTTTATTATGGTCTAGTCGTTTTACCATCTCTCCTACTTTAAAAATCCTACAACAGAATCGTGCGAAGCGAGTTGGAATAACATTATCTCTTTCTATGTATTGATAAAACCCTTCATCTGGTGTTAAGATTTCACAATTCGGATGTGCTTTTGCCATTTTATATGTTTCTGCACAATCAAGCGTTGAATTATTAAATATGTCATGCACATCTTTTTTAACTTCTCTTACTAGATGATCTGTAATCATTGAATCTTTACCTGTAGAAATTGGTGTTATCGGTGTATATTCTTTGTATTTAGCAAGTTTACCTCTAATTAAACTTAACGACTCAGATTCTATTTCTTTTAAATATTTTATATTATTTGTAATCAAATCTTCCCAACTGGCTAATTCAATGTTGTCTAGTTTTGAATATCCTGTCTTTGGCTTTGTTAGGGTGATATGTGTTAAATCGTTTGCTATATTAACTCTTAAAATCTTATGAACATTGCCTTGCATATCAATGCATTTTATAATTGATTTATCCAACCAAAAGTATCCTTCTTTTAATTCTTTCAACTCTGGAGGTTTATTTTTACTTGCATCATTTAAAAATTGTATGTATTCATTAAAAATAGGATTCAATAATCTTCCTTATCGTCTGCGCAGACATTTACCTAGGATTATTTATTCCTTTCTGTTTTAAATATTTGTTATTAGTTGTTTAAAACCACATCAAACTCAACTTTGATTTACAGTATTATATTTATTATGTTTATTTATTACTCATAGTCCGCTGGGTGATCCTTATAATCGTCTACAACTTCTTTTAATGATTCATAAAACTCTACTACCTTATCACCACCTTCAGAGTAACCACTAGTGACCTCAAGCCCATTAGATACGTCAAATATATTATAAAATAACATCTTATAACCGGCTAATGATTTTTCTTTTGTGACTTCTATTTCGCAACCTTTATACGTTCCTTTCATTTAATACTCCTTTCCAACTAATACCTGAATTTATTCTAATTCATAAACAATTGTGTAGCCAACTTCTGATCCACCATAATATTCTGATGTTATAAATCTTATTGTTCCAATCTTTGATATCTCATTCAATGTATCTTCCAGTGATTTATCTTCGCTAGTATTACTCTTGCTATAATGACATCTTTTTGTTTTAAACATTTTACTCCTTTCTGAAAACTCAATTAAAGTGGAATTTTGTTTGCATTTTAGTTTAATTAATGTATGTAAAAACATTCAAATATTCTTCAACTGGCTTCTTTTTAGCATTCCCATTAATATTTCCTTTAGTTCTACCTTCTGAAAGCAGGTGTGATACTTTAGCCCTTTCCATTTTGATACCCTCTGATATGTAGATTGGAGCATTATTCCATATTTGACTTTCTAATTCATAAATATTAAAGCTAAATCCATATTGCTGTGTATTCATATATGGCGGATCAATATAGACGATAAGATTCTTATTTTTATTAACATCCCACTCTTCATCTAACACATAACAAAAATGAAATACATCCATACAATATCCATTAATCTTATTGTTTAATATGTTGTATATATTAACTACTCTTTCATATAAAGTGTTTGGCATTGGCATCATAGGATTTACTGGACTTTTACGATTGCTCGTTTCAGTTGGTAGCCAATAATCTCTTAGCCCTCCTGCTTTACACCATTTGCCATTATCCACCCATGTTGCAGTTGAACCGAATGCACAAGCTTGTAAGAATAAGAAATGATAAACCATCATATCATCATCTACTGGTTTATTGATTATGCTTAATGCATACTGTTTTATTTGTGTGATATCTTTAGGAATAGAGTCTGTAAATTCTTTAAACTTCTGTAAATCGAATGTCCCATCGCCTATCATTTTATAAAACTTTCCCCAAGGTGAAATGTCAACCATATGTATATTGTTGGGTTTAATACCTCTATTAATTAGCTCTAATGATATCGCACCACTTCCACAACATATATCATAGAATTTTGTATCCTCATTAATCTCATTTTCCTTGAAGAAAATATCTACAATCTGTGGAGCTAACCTTTGTTTTCCACCCTGATATGCACAAGGTGGAATTAATAATTCTTTATTTATAATAATCTCCTCCTTAAATTTGCGAATAAAAACAGTGTTCTATTAATATTTTGTTGCTAATATAGCATTCGTTTATGGTTTAAATAATTGATATGTAAGGCTTTAGATCCATATTCAAAACATCATTTAGTGTCAAAGTCATTTTTCTTTCTATTGCTGCAATAAATAATGCAAATCCTCCCCACTCACAGTCTTCTCCCATCAACATTTCAACAAGAGAAGAAGTTATATCATCGTTGTCATTGAAATTATCCCCTTCATATAAGTAAAAAGTACCATTGCTATTTCTATAATCAAGACCTCCATCTTCTAATCTAATTATTATTTCTTCAATTCCTTCATGTTTTAATAAAGCATCTTCAAGGGTCGAATATTTTTCGTATTTTAAATTCGGATTTATAACCATATTCATAATATCATTAAGTCTATTACGAAGTTCTTGAATCATATTGTTTTTATATTCAATATATTCTTGAGGAATTTTAGCTGACTCAACATAAATCACATATTTATCATATAACCTAATAACATTGTCAACAGAAATCTCTTCTGGTTTTCTTCCTGACAATCTATCAACCTCGATATAAAACTTCGTATCCTTGTCTTTTATTCCTTTTAAATATTCTGAAATACTGTAATTAGATTTGCCTAATTCATTCAAATCATTAATAAACAATTGTAAGCATAACCATCTGAACGTAGTATTTGATTGTGTTTTTGCATTATTTATTTTACGCATCCAATTAAATTCCTCAACATAATCAAAATCTTCACACGAAAGAGAAACTACATCCCCACGCTTGCTGTTATATCCACTCTCAACAGTGTGATTTGACAATATGTAATAATCCTCTAAGTGGTTCAACTTGTCTTCTGTACATTCTTCCAGTATTGAAAATTTGAAATTATCACATCCATATTTGTTGTAGTCTTCTTGCATTCTCAGCACTGGATGATTTCCTGTTCTTAATTTAGAAAAATGTTGTCTTTCTCTTGATAATACATCATTCGCTTTTCCAATATAACATTTCCCATTTGATAAACACTTAATCATATAAATTCCTACCATTTTACTTCAATCTCCTTTTCATTGTATAATATTGTTTTTAGTTGATTTGTAAATGAAATTTAACTTTTATTTACTTGTTCCGGTTTTATATTAGTGTCCTTGTTATAAAATAAACCCGCAATATGTAAATCATACCGTCCGTTTGGTATGATTTAATCTTATCACAGGTTTAATCCTTTGTCAATACAGTTTTATATTTATTTCCTTAAGTTTTTAAATTAATTTCATTCCGAGGGAAATAGCTTCTTCTAACCAAATATTATATTGCTCTTTAGATATCTGGTTGTCACTAATCTTTTCCATACTCTTTACATAATTTCTATCTGGATAAATCTCTTCATAAACATTTTGATACATTAACCTGCCTTCTGTTTCTGCTATTTTCCATGCTTCTTCTTTGTCTTTTGCAAAAACTCTCCACATTTGAACAAAGTGTCCGTATTGCTTACTTACACAATAATCCATCTACTCACCTACTTTAATATATTTCTTAGATAATATTGAAAAGTTGCATATATGAAGATCGGGGTATACGAATTATCAGGCATAAAAACCACTTCAAGGTTATATTTACTATTAAAACTATGTAGACTACCTAAATAACTCTTTGAGTGATATTTCGTGTCATAATTACCCTTTACGATGTCGTGATAACTACAATTCTCGATCAGTAGATATTTACGCTTTGCTTTTGAAATTGAGAATTCTTCTTCAAACCTAGTCCGATTTTGAGCAAAGTTTCCAGATAGTTCTTCAGGAGAATTTTTCTTCTCTATAAATATTTCGTCACAGAAATGTTCATCTCTCATAATTCCCAACTCGGGGTTAGCTGGTAACTTAAAACTATAATCTCCATTTGACATAGTTATATCTTCATACGGTATCTTATGTTTGTCAAAATAACTAGTAATATTATCGTTTTTCTTTTCACGTGTATCAATTAAAATCACTATGGATTTTAATAGCTGAGTTAACTCAGTTTCACTGTACTTATATCTTTCTAGTATTTAAATCACCACCTTATAATAATCTTTAATCCACCAGTCGAATACGTCAGGTATGTCAACCCAATCATCGTTTATTTTCTTTTGTCTCTGTTTTTTCTTACATTGTCTTAAATAAATTATGTCACCATCTTCAACAGGACATTGTTGAAAACTAACTTTTGTTTCTTTGTCATTGTAATTTAGTTTCTTATGTATCTTCATTTCAGCCGTCTTACCATTGGCAATACAATATGCATTAAATTTAGGTGAATAAGTACAATCTAAATCAGTTATAACTGCATATCTCGTGTCTAACTTAGGGTTAATATAGTCAATGTATCCAAGAACCTCGTACTGATATTTTACAAGAACTCCAATCCCAAACTCTTCATCTGGCAATTTAGAGGACAGTTCTCTAACTAAACCGACCCAATCTAAATTAGTATATTGCTTATCACTTGTTTTTCCACTTTTTGTTTGATCTGTGGCAAATTTATGTAAATCTACATCTTCTAATCCTAACTCACTAATGTCTGACTTGGATATGGTTTTTCTGCCATCACCACTTGAACCTTTCCAATATTCATATATTTCAAGAGTCGATATCAACTTTTTAACAGAACCAAATTTATTAAAGTAACCTATCTTAACTAAATTTTTAAACACCGTAGAGTTTATTTTAGTTCCCCTGATCGCTTGACAAATATCTATAAAGTTATTGCATCCGCTTTTATAAATCCCCATCATGTCTGTTAAAACTTGAACACCGATGCCCTTAACGCTTGCTAGATTAGGGTAAATTACTTTTTCTGTGTCATCTACTGTAAATTTGGAATTGTCTTTTCCATATTCGTATTTACCCATAGTATAGCCGAATATAGACATTGCTTCTTTTATTAACGCAGCAACTTTATTCTTATCTCCTTTATCCTGATAATGATTTAAGGTGACTTCATAAAAAGTAGATGTATGATGAGCCTTTACCCATGCTTCATATAATGAATCGTTTGCCATAGCCAAGGCATGTGGAGCATTAAATGAATATCTCGCACTGTCTTTTACAACCTTGTAAACAGGCTCAAAGTTATCTAAATTGCCTATATTATCTAACCAGTGGCTTTTTAGAGTTTCTTCTACATGAGCAAGTTTTTCTCCTACAAGCTTTTTCTTACTTATTTTTTTAATCGTATCATAACTTTCTTTCATTGGAATACCAAGATAGGAAAATATTTTCATAACCGCCTCTTGATAAAGCATGTATTGAAAACAATCTTTTAACAGATCATCTATAGCTTTTTCTCCGTTACTGTATTCAATCCTATTAAGGAATCCATCAATCAATGATTTAAAGCCCGGGCGAATTCCAGCTATAAATGCGGCGAGCTCCTTTATCTCCTTTGGTTTGTACTTCATTACTCTTTTTGTCGTCGCTGGTTTTTCACATTGGTTTAAACTACAAGTAGCACCAATTTCATACATCCTCCATGTTTTAGTGTCTCCATTTACCATTTTTCTTAACTCGCCAACAGTCGGTACTTTCATTCCAATACTGTTATACAATTTGTAAATGATACCTACAACATCAACTATAAGAAAATCATCCTTTACATAGCCGTAAGAATCCAATAATCCACCTTCGATACACGCAACGATTGTTGTCTTACCTGTACTTTCAGAAGAACATCTGATAAGACCTATTTCATATCGAATATCTCCATATCCCACAACATCTTTTTCGTTAATATTACCGTTGAATAAAAAGAAACCACACGCATGAACCTTTGCTTGCTCTATAATGCCTTGATATGATTTACTGTCGTTGAATATTTTTAAATGCTTCGGAGATGTTATGTAGTCCTCAATGTGAATATCTTTTTTATCTTCTTCATCATCGACTTGTTTTAACGCTTCGTTATATTGATCAATACATTTAGAAATCTCATTCGCAATACTAGGTTCAATTCCCCTTATATCGGCGTACAACTTAAATCCTGACTTTTCTCCTAATTTTCCTGTTGCCAACAAAGGATAGCACCCATGCTCACCAAATAACTCTTTAGCTGCTAGTACATATGGTTCTTGATTGCTAACGTTAAAATCTATATCTGGCATTTGATGAGATGATAAAATTCTCTCTTTGGTAATGAATCTTTCAGGATAAATCGGTACTTCGGATTCAAATCTATCCATAGTGGTAAAACCTAATAACTTACTAGAATAATAAGAACTTGCACTACCTCTGGATGTAGGAGTTAATTGACCGCCATATTTTGTATTTGCAAGATTAACTAAAGCGTAGTTATCTAAAAAGTAATCTACAGTATGACTTCCATCAACTTCTCCATATTCATAATACATTCCATCTTCTCTATCTTTTGTCTGACACTCTTCTTCATTGTATTTTTTCTTAAGTAAATCCAATAATATATTAGATCTTTCTTTGTACGTGTGATTTTGGTATTCTTTAAGTATTGGTATTTTAAAGTCTGTATTTATTTTTACATCATCACAACCATCAATAAAAACATGCGTATTCATCATAGCATAAATTATTTCTTCTGTTGGTAATACCCCTTGCTCTATCATTCTTTTATGTACTTCTTTGCCATTGGGAAAATCCATATACCAACCGTCTTCTTCTGGATATGATAGGCTTTTTCTTTTTAATAAATTATCTCTCTTTATTCTATCTTCTTCATTAATATAATGAGTATCTAAACCAATAATTGTTTGAATACCATGTTTCTTAGATAATTGATATATCAACCTATTTATCTTTTTTTGTTTATCGGTATTATTTGCTTGATATTCTAAAAAGAAGCTATCTCCAAAGTGTTCAAAAAACCTCAACCATATTTCTTGTGCGTCATCATATTTCCACCCAGCAATGCAAGAAGAAGTTATATAAACCTCTTCTTTACTTAATTGAAATAGTAGGTTTAAATCTAGTCTTGGCTTATAATAAAACCCATCTGTATGAGCTATTGATATTAAATAATTAAGTTTTCTCATTGCCTGATATGTTCTGGCAACTATTACAATATGACAATTTGTATTATCTTTTTCATTAATATCTTTAACCCAATACGCTTCAGTTGAATACCTGAATTTAATTGGTTTGGATAGTTTATTTTTAGTTCTATATTTATCATCTTGAGTGTTTTTACAAATGTCGTACACATATAGCCACTCACCTTGAAATCCATGTTCGCCAGAAAAATAACATTGACACCCATATGAATCAGACAAACTAATAAATTCATTTATATCTGTAGCTGAATCCATCTGAACTAAGTCAGACCAAGTTGTGTGTTTATGATAATTTTCTATCATCATATTCATTTCATTTATCCATTTACTTGTATCATATGAAAACTGAAAACTCAATCTTTCTTTTACTTTATTTACAATGTTCAATAACTCCGACACTTTATCACCTCCTAATCATCTTTATATTCACATGAGTACCTATAATCACATAGCACATAATCTTGCATATAACTCTTTTTCTCTTTAAATATTTTGTCTTTGTAGATTTTATTGATAACTTCAACCGCCCACTCTAAAGTCTTCTCATAGTCTTGTAGGTTGAATTCGATAATAGAAAATTTACCATTATCTTTAAAATGATTCCAAATTATCTTCGTAGGGAATTTCCCAAAATGTTCTTTTATCCATTTACAATACAAATACATTTGATGGCTATAAGCATTAAACCCTTCAATTTGATTTTTTAAAACACTCTTACCGTCTTTTTTAAAGAAATAGTCAACAGATTTGTGATCAATGAGCAAAAGGTCGTCAGTATTTTTATCTCTTAAAATCAAGTCAGGATAACCTCTAAAATTATACTTACCTATTTTAAAATTAACTTTACCCTCAACCCACACAATTTCATATTTATCCTTATCTAACTCATCTAATGTGCATAAGTAATCTAAACACTTGTTAAAAATATTTTCCATTGTTGACTCTTTTGTTTTTGAATATATATTTTCATATTCATCAATATAATAAGCAGGAGCGTCTTCTATAGATAATTCACATTTTAAGATTTTCTCAATAATCTGATGCATTATCGCTCCATTCTCTGCAAAAAAGTTTGTTTCTCCCTCTTCTTCTTCTATGTATTTTTTATAAAAAGCATAAGGACATGTTTCATACAAATGCAATCGAGAAAAACTCCATGTCATTCCATCTAATAGTTTTTTATAACTCAAATTTTCACCTCACTCTAATCCGATTTCTGTACAGTTGTTCCCAGATTTCTTTTCCTACATCTACAGGAGATTGTTTTTCTTTTAATAAATCTTCATTATCAATAACTATGTATACGTTCATGTATTTGCTTAGTTTTCTAGCCTCTTTTAAGGATTCTTGATACTTCACGTCTTTGTCAAATGCTATTACGCAATTTGAGCACTTTAATGACAATATCTTCTTCAATAAATGTTTATTTATACCGTTAGTTCCTACTGATCCACACCAGTCGTATCCGTATGAATCCGCAGCCATAACAGATTTTTCTGCCTCGAATAAGATAATTTCGTCGTGTTGCTTTATTGATAGCTTGTTAAAATTTAATCCAAACAGAATGTCATTCCCGTTAAGTTTATAGTAATATATGTATTTCGTTATACCCATCTCTTCCCAATTAGGAGCATAAGTCCTAGCTTTTACACTTATCAAGTTATTATTTTCATCATAAATAGGTATAATCCAGCGCATACCTCTTTCATCATTTCTTATCCCGTATTTTCGCTGTATTTCTTCTGATATACCTTCTAATACCCACTTTTTAACTATGCATGGTTTATACTGTTTTAATATTGTCTTATCTAGTTTAGGATGATGAATGATATCACTCTTATAATTCTCTTTTCTTTTTAATCTCCTTAACTCATGTACAATGTCTAACGTTTCTGTGTATGTTTCTTCTTCATAATCAACACGCAATTTTAAGCACAACCACTTTAAGCTCTCGTAAAAATTTATTCCTTTAATGAATTGAACCAGTGTTATAAAATCTTTTGTTTCATAATTATCCCAACCACCACGAGAAAACACATGACAAGGAATATAACTTTCAAGTTTTATTGAAACACTAGTGCTTGTTTCTCCATCTGGTAAAGCGCACCTTATTTCATACCTTGAAAAATTAGGATTTATTTTGTGACATCCCAATTCCTCAAGTATATAAACAATATTATTTCTGTCTGATAATAGAATTTCCTTTACTTTGTCCTTGGAAGTCACTCAAAATCCTCCTTACTCAAATGGTGTATTTTCTCGTTTATGTTGTTGAGCAGCTTCTTCAATTGTTAATGTTGGTTTTTTAAATACAAAATCTATGTAATCTCCGTCACTATGACTATCTCCTATACGATTAAAATTAATAATCATGCAGTAATTCCCACATTCTTTACCGTCTCTAGCTAATTCTTCTTCTGTTTTTGGTCGCCATGTAATACCTGTGGTTACATACTGTTCAATTTTAAATGAATCTCCTGTTTGCCCTTGTCTGTTCAATTGTGCAAAAGTTAATCCCGGTATGTCTAAAGCACCGCAGATTTTGTTCTTTATATCATTGCACCAATGACCCAATTCCAAGTAAACCTCACCCATTGATGTTTTACCACTTGTATCTTTTATGTAGTCATAAATAAAGAAATCTAATCTTCCTTGGTTTTTTAATATTTTACATTCCGTAATTACTCTTTCTTTTGTCCATGAAGGATCATATTCATGAATTAATTGTCTATCTTTAATCCACTTCATAGCATTAAAAATTACGTTTTCTTCTTCTTCTGTGTATCCACCTGATAACACGTTTTTTTCTGGGATTCCAGTCATGTGCGAAATCAGTCTTGAAAAGAATATATCGTCTTTCATTTCCGTATCAAAATAAACTACGGCAAGCCCACATTTAAGCAGATGGAACGTTTCGTTCATACCTACAACCGATTTACCATGCTTTCTCTGAGCTTCAATTACTGTTAATTCACCTTTGCGATATGTAATAAACTGATCCAAAGACCCCCACGCCGTAGGATAACCTACTGTTCCGTCTCCATTTCTGTTCTCTACCAGCCTATTCCATAATTTTTCTAACTTATCACCAAAATTCACAATATTGTTACCTGTTATGTATTTAACGGCTAAACCGTCAATGGTTTTATTTATATCTGCATTTATTTTAGATATATCGTTTGTTGAGTCAGTTAAGCACTTATTTTCTATTTTCTTAATTTCTTGGTATAATTCTCTCTTAAATCCTAATCCAATAACCCTATTTACTAACGCTTTATACTCTTGCTCAGAAGACCTTGCTAGTAAAGCTGAATTATCAACCAATTCACAAAGTTGATCTTCAATGTCTTTTCCTATGACTTTAGATTTTTCTGCATCTGTATTTATCTGAATTAACAAATTGCTTTCATCAAATTTCATTATGCCTTTGTTAACTAACTCTTGTATTGCCCAATATAAAACTCCATTTTGCTTATCATAAAAGTGACTATCTTTTAAAGTAGATACTTCAAAAATAAATTGAGGATACATGATTAATGTACAAATTATTCCTCTTTCTGCGCTTACGTCATATGGTAAATCCATTTAACTATCCTCCTATCCAAATAAAGTATCTTCCCATGAAGACTTCGTGTTCTTCTTGTAATTAAAATCTTCTCTTTTAATAGTTTGTGTATCATCAAATTTAAAATCCTTAATTTTTTCTTTAATTTTAAAATCGTTATATTTCTTTTTTATTTGCATGTCATTTTTAACTATGTAGCTTAGCGTGAATATACTCTTGTAAGGTATTTTTTGTATTATAGATTGACATAGTACGTACAATACATACTCACTAGTAAAATTTTGTTCATTAATTAGTTGAGCTATCGCTTTTCTGACAACATGACAATCTTCTGTTGACTTGTAACACTTATAATACAAGTCACATATTTTTTGTTTCTCTTCTTTCTCTTTGTGGCAATCTTGGTGGTAGTATCTAGTGCCATCTTTTATTGCTTGACTAGATGGCACTTTTACTCCACAGTGTTTACAATGCCGATAACCACAAACATATTCCTTTTCTTTATTCATATGTCCTCCGTGGTATCTTCACAGTTAATTAACATGATAATATACTACTTAATTATTAATTTTGTTGTGAAGTTTTAAATATGATTCAATGTAATCAAATCTGTTTTTGTATTTCTGATATTTACTTGTTTCGCAGACTGCCAATTGACTTTGCATTATATATTTACTTGGTATTATGTATAGATCCCTATTGTCTCCCAAAATTGTAATAAAAACAAACAAGTCGCATTTTGGAAATTCATTATTAATAGAAAATGTAAACTCATTTATTCCCTTAACTCTGCTTGGTATCACATTAGATGATTTAACGTCTATTTTTACAATATCATTTACTAGAATGTCATATGGATGCCTAGGCGGAGTCTTTCTAGGTTTATATCCTTTTTCTTTTAATAAATCCATTACATACATTTCGTTTTCATCACCTAACTTACTACAACTTTCTTTTTCTTCTAATCCTAATAAGTCCCTAAAATAGATATGACCACCATGTTTAGTCATAGCGCATGACAGTTTTTTATTCCCCGTTACAGATGCCATTTCTTTCTTACTGGGCATATACTCGATACCCAAGGTGTTTTTAACACCAAGGATACCGTCAATTATTGATTCTTCAGTCCACTTAACTCCGTGCGTGTAACCCATGTACACCTCCTATTGGAACGGTAGCTCCTCATCGTCTATTGAGGATGGTATGTTCATAAACCCGTCACCATTAGCCTTACTTGGTTCTGGTCTGGAGTTCTTGCTATTTCCGTTACCTGATCCTCCACTTGATTTACTTTCAGCAAATTCTTGTTCTTCAATAACTACGTCTGTCGTGTATACTTTTTGACCGTCTTTATTTGTATAACTACCAGTTTGAATTCTGCCTACGACTGCAATCTTAGTACCTTGTTTCAAGTATTTTTCTGCGAACTCCCCAGCTTTGCCAAAAGCTACACAGTTAATAAAGTCAGCGTCAGGTTCTCCATCTTTCTTAAACTTTCTATCAACGGCTAAAGAATATTTTGCTACGGCTGTTGGATTTGCTCCTTGAGAATATTTTACTTCTGGATCTCTTGTTAATCTTCCGATAAGAATTGTTTTGTTCATAATTTGTAATCTCCTTTTAATTGTTTTTATTTTTTTGTTATTGATTGCATTATCTATTTTCTAACTGCCATTAATGCCTTTTTAAGTGTTTCTAATACTTCTACGTTTTCAATTAATCTTGGATCTCCGTTTGCAGATTCATCAGCATTCTTACAAAGTTCTTCTACTTTTGCTTTAGCGTTATCAGATATGCCAACTTTTTTCTTAATTAATTCCATACACTCAGCTTGTAGTTTGTTCATTTGCAGAACAGACTCCGGAGCATCTTCTTTTGTCCAATAATTCAAGCCCACTCCAAACATACTTAAATTCTTTGCGAAACAACGCATTATGGACTTGTAAATGTCTGCTATTGTTGCTGCTGGAACTGTTCCCCCGCCATTTTTTGTTTTGTATTCATATGGTTCTAATTTCATACTTCTAAAAGATGAATCATAAACTGGTAATCTCATAGTTTTTGTAATGCCATTGATCGTAATCTTTGTATTTACCTCTAAACCTGCTTCTGTTACAGTATAAGGAATTTCCTGAGTAATGCTTTTTGTCGTTTCAATAGTGGTATTTTCATCAACTTTTTTGATCGTTTTTATCTCGGTGGTTTCAGTATTAGTTAAGAATTCATACTCAACGTCATTAAAGTGCTTACAAACCTCCGAATATGTAGTTGCCCAAGGAAGATAATTTAATTGAGTTCTTCCAGTGTCTTTTTTAACACTTCTTTCTCTCGTATCAATTTCGTATAAGGTATTAAACACACTCTTTTTTAAATCTCTAACATCAATCTCTGCCATTCGATTCTCCTTTAATATGTATTATTTATATTAATTTAATTGTTACCGTGTTATATTTGTTTCCTTGCAATAAAAAGCCCGTTTGGTTGGCTTTTTCATCACTGAAAATTCTTCACTTTCATAGCAAGTGAGCTACTTAGGACTCCAACCTAGCCATCTACTACTTCAGATTACTCTATCCGTAGATACTTAAATGTTTCATATAGTTTTATTTTTGTCGTGCTATTAAAATTTAATATATTTATTGCTCCAACTAAATCTCTGTGCTGTTTATAACCACATTCACATATGTAATTCCTCCCTTTTGGTTTGTGTCTTTTGTGGCAATTCGGACATGTTTGAGAACTATATGCTTCATTAATTTTAATCAGTCTTATTCCGTATTGTTCTAGTTTGTTGTGCAATTGTGAAGTTAATTTACCATAATTCCACTCGTTAAGCTTTTGACCAACAAACTTTCCGATTCTTTCAGAACTATTTCTAGTGCAATTATCTAAATCACCATAATACACTGTAGATATTTGATTTTCTATACAGTAATCAAGATATAATTTGCTTATCTTGTGAACACAATCAAGTATCTGCTTTTCACTCTCGTATTTAATATGATATAAAGCACGATTGTATTTCTTATATTGTTTACTATACTTTTTACATTTTGACATCTTGGAGCGTAGTTTTCCTTGCTCCTTATTTCTCAGTCTTTTTATGCTTCTTATTTTTCTGCCTGTAATGATAATTGCATTGCCGTTATTATCTATTGAAGCAACACTATGTATTTCGCCTAAATCAATAGCGGCTGAATTAGCAGAAGCTATGTTCCGTGTAATATCGGGCTCTTTATATTTTATGACTAAGTTTAATCTATTTTTATATGTTAACTCTATCTCAACTACATTTTGCGGTATCTCTTTTGTATAACACTTTACAGGCGATGCTCTTTGTCTTTTGCCATCTGTAGCTATCCCGACAGGTCTTGACAATTTTAACAACCCTTTATTATAATCACAAATTATGCTTTGGTAATCCCATCCAGTATTAAAATATCTCTTACATTTATATGGCAATTTCACTTTGTTGCTGTTTTTATGTTTTGCTTTAATTGATCTAAACATAGCATCCCTAGCCGTTAAATATTTTCTGTATACATGATTTATTCCTTTTGCATGTAGTTTAACGCATCCCTTTACAGCAAATTGCATAGTTTTCATATCCATATGTTTACCATTAAGCTCATAATATTCTTTATCAATTTTTACACAATAATTCCATACTTCGGCAGATAATTTATTTAACCCCTTTAGATATTCATAATCATTTTTATCGCATTTAACTGGTATTATCTTTGTTTTATAAATTTTATCACCTCCTTTCTCTAAATAAAATGCCTCATTTATTTGTACTTTAATATTTTTTTATCACATCATCTTTATTTAAAAATGCAGTTTTTCCGAAATCTTCTGGGTGAAATATAGTACTATCAATAATAAAATATAATCTACCACTTTTATCTTTTTTTATTCCAATTGTATCTGCCTTATATTCAATAATTTCAGGTTGACATCTGTTATTGATAAATTCATAAATATCGTAAATAGTATCACCAGCTCTACATGGAAGTTTAACTAATAATCCTTGTTCTTCGGAGTCTTTATACGCTTGTAATTCCATTTTTAGCAATGATATTTCAGCTTCTTGCTGTTTTATTACTTGACTAAACATTTATTTTATCCTTTCTGAAATTATTTACTCTTTAATTTACTTATAAACTCTTTAACCAGTTCTTCGTCCATAATGCTTTTTCTACCTTGCTTAACATATTGTCTAACTACGTCTGCTTGGCAATTGATAGTATTCTTACCTTTGAATACGTCATGAAAATCATCAAACTTACTTGCGTATTCTACTAATTCTGGATGCATATCTAAATACTTTACCCAAAGTAATTTATAAAATGGTGTTAAGTATTTCTTATCTAACTCTTTTCCGTTTATAACTATGTAATCAGGTTGTTTACCCTTTACTTTGTCAATTGTAGAATCATTAAATCTTTTACAACTTTGATAATGAGTTTCTATATTTGCGTTCTTGCCGTATAATGTAATCCAAGCAAAGAAAGCAGAAAATCTCTTATCGCCTTTTGAAGAACACTCTAAAATATTCGTATAGCCACCTCCTATTTTCCCAATAAAATGTTACATTTATCTACTACTCTTCATCTTCTGTAATATCTGTTATTTTTATTTCTTCTGAAAATTCTACGACATTGTTAAAAAGTTCTTCTATATTTCCTTCTACATCATCTTGATAATCTTCATTAATTCCTGTAAGTTCAATAATATATTTTCTATTCATTTAAATTCTCCTTCACTATAAAATGTTGTTTTTATAGGTATCCACCTTTGTTATATTCTCGCACCTTAAATTTATCTCCATACTTAATCACCGGAGTACATAAATCTAAACATTTATCACACAGATCAAGTTTTTCATCCGTATATTTTTCATCATCCTTTAATCCAAAACCACTGTTTAATATATTTACAAAATAACCTATATGTAATTTGTCTTTTTCTACCTGTTGATGGCATAAGTCGCAAAAGTATGTTTCTTGTTTCATTAAATCTCCTTTCTCAGCACAGAATCAATTTTTATGTTCGTTATTTTTTACTCATATATCTTTCTCCAACCTCAACAAGTGCTCTAAATACTTCATTGTTTACATAATGTTTGACCTTTTCTCTAATTGAATTTATATCATCAAGTGTTTCATCTATATCCAGTCTTGTTGAATATTTTCCTCGCACACTTGGATTTGGAATTTCTATATAATTAACTTCATCGACCATAGGATGTTTTCTAAATTCTTCTATAATCATCTTTTCAATTTCTTCTACTACTTTTTTATAAGCATCCCTTGTCTGTTGAGCATGAAGTTTAAACCTTAAAACATTTTCATCCAAACACTCACTCATTAGCGTAGTATCATCTGCCAATCTCTTAATGATTTTATTAATATCATCGTTGTTGATCTTTACAACATCGTTAATTATTTCTAACTTACCAGCTAATTCTTCTTCAATAAATATCATTCTAGTACTCATTCAATTCTCCTTTTCTGAATATAATTCTCATTTTATCTAGTTAATCCTTCAAATCTTTTTCCTCTGTACTGTGGTAATGATAGAATTTTGTTGTAAATTTCTAAAACTTGTTTTGCAAAATCGCCTTCGTTTTTACTGATATTATCTGAGTATTCACTGATTGCTAAATTAAGCATTCTTTCATTGTAATACTTATCATTAGATTGACACCACTTAAGAATTGCATATCCTATACCAAATTTCTGTACATTGTATTCATACCAAGTATAGGATGAATCTTTGTTTTTCAAGTTGTTTATGTACTGAATAGCCTTATCGTAATCTGTAAAGTTGTTACCATTAATTCTAACTACGTTATCAACTTTATTTGTACCCTGCTTAACACCTGTTAATAAATTGTTTAATGCCATTACGTCTTCTACCGACATTTTAATCATGTTATTTAGTTTCTTTAAATATTCGTCATTATTATCCATAACTATCTCCTTTTTATTTGTTATTGTGTTATATTAGTATCATTGATTTAATCAATTATTCTTTTGCAACTGAACCACTTCCTTTCTTAGAAATATATTTATCTGACTTTGCTATATTTCTTGCAGCATTAAAATCTGCATTAACAGAATAACCACAAGACTTACAAACAAATGTTGACTGATTAATTCTCTGTCCTTCTTCCCAGTGTCCACAGCAAGAGCATATTTGAGATGTATGATATGGATTAATGTATCTAACTTCTATTCCATATTTATCTGCTTTATATGTTATATATTGTTGTAATTGATAATAGCTCCAATTCCTCAATATAAACTCACTTGAATCAAAACCACTCAAATCTTCCATGTTAATATATTTAGCTTTATTTTTAATTGCAAAATCCACTACTTGCTTACTAACATAATGATTGTAAGTTTGAACAAAATTTGATTCTCTATCTTTTAAATTATCCAACGAAGATAATTTTTTACTTCTTCCATGTCCACCAGAAGTTGATTTTAGTGATCTTTGAAGTCTTTTCCTTTGATTTTGCAATTGTGTTCTAACTCTTAAAAAGTCATCTTTAGAGCCTATAAAACACTTTTTATAATCATTGTTATTAACGGCACACACAGCCGGTACTGCGATTCCTAAGTCTACTCCAATAGATGTATCTTCATTAAGTTCTATTGTTTTCTTTGGTATTGATATTGATAAGTTTAATATTATTTCCTTATCATTCACTTCTATCGTACTTCCTTGAACTTTGTAATTTTCTTCAAATATCTGTTGAATCACACTTCTTAACTCTTGTGATTTTTTAGGATTGCCTAACACCACTTTAAATACAATACCATTGACCCACTTAATAAATACAACATCATTATTCTTACGTAAATTACTTAAAAATTCTGGATAATCTTCATATTCATGATAAAATTTCAAATCTCTTCCTCTTGTCAATAATGGAAAATCTCTTTTGTATGTAGGTGGATTTCTTTCACCTTTCATTAATCCATTCTTTATAGCTGTTGAAAAATCTTGTTTTACTTTTTGCTTTATTAAAGATTTAGTGTCAACTCCTTTTGCAAAATCTAAATCTAAAAACTGATTTGTATTACATAAATTAACATTTTGCCAATCTTTAAATATTTGACTTTTTAGATCCATTCCACACTCATAGAACTTACTTACTAATTGCCCCATTAATAAATTTAAACCTTTATATTGATAATACTGACCATCTCTTATAAATTTGTATGTCCTATTTATTTCTTCTTTATCTCCTACTGGATAAAGTTTTATTTTTCTACATATGGTTAATCTATCTGACATTTACATTCTCCTTTTACTATTTGTTATATATATTATTGTTATATTTATTCAACTTAAGATATTATTTATATTAAACGGATTAGTTCTAGTATACTTAGCACTGAATAGAGATTCACATTACAATATTGTTCATCTTAAACCTAAACTACTTGTGCTAGCGTTTTCAGCCCCAGACTCATTCACATTACAATATTATTTATCTTAAACGTTGTATTCGTCTAACGTTATACCAATTCGGAATGATTCACATTACAACATTGTTTATCCTTAAACCCGATACTCAAAATATCAAGAATTTATAATGTGTTTCACAGTCTCGATTGTCGACCTATTACTTTTGACTTATTTTAAGATAATTTTTTCTGTTTAAGATTAACAATAAATATCTAAGTAATATTTTAATTACTAGGATTGTCGACCTACTATATAATTTACATTATTAGAGGTTGACTGAAATGTCTGCTATTAAGCAGCCTGCTATATTTCAAGCTTTGGTGAGTAACATTTAAATTTCGTTTCATTATGTATTAAGTTCTCACCTTTCGGCATGGGAATATACCGCAATTATATTTAATAATTGATTTGGAACAATCTTAATATTTTTGATTATTCCATTGTAAAACTTCTTTTTTTCTTGATAAAAACACGGTTTTATTTTATTTAATTTAAGTTTTATATTAATATCCTTTACTTAATATATACTGTATTCATGTAGCCATTCAGCATAATATTTACCATTATCAACCTTCAATCTGGTGTCCTTATAACCTCTGACACTAGGTTTCCACCCTAACTTAATACTTAGGCTAGTTATATATTCTCTAATTTCTTCTTTTGTACACCACCTATATTTATTAAAATCTTCTTTTGTGATCTCAACACTTTTCCATGATTGTATTTGACCCAGCTCCTTTCTAATGTATGATTATTATCTATTAAAAAATCTGCTAGTTTTGTAAACACCTTCTAAAGAAAATAACTCACGATAATTAATCAACCCAAAATTAAAACTTTCGCATCTAGGACATACTAATTCAATTGAATCTATTCCTAACACTTCTTTATGTATTTTTTTTATCTTGCTTTGATGAAAAGTGTTACCACATTTTCTGCAAACACACAACCCCTTTGTTCTCACTGTTCTCACCACCTTTTATGTTTTATATTAATGTCCTTAGGTGATAAAGTAATTGTAGCACACTCAAATCACCATGTCAATAGTTTTATATTTATTTTCTTGATAAAATTTACAACTTTTTATATGTAGGTTTTATGTCACATAAATAGATTAGCTGCTCCGCCAAAACATCATTGTTTCTTAGTGTACAAAGTATCTTATTATCTTCTGCGTTGTATATAACTGCCCTTTTTGTAGTTGGATCAATATTGATCTTAACCTTATCCGGTTCATCCCAGCAATGTGTTATTAATTCATTCTCTCTTTGACTAAATTTATTCATATTATTCTCCTTTTCTATTCTTCTTCAAAATCAATTAACGTTAACAGTGTGTTTATCCTCGACCTTGCCGAGTCAATATCTCTTCTAGTTGCTCCTACAAGACTATACGAATTTTTACTTGCATTTGCAAGATCCTTAATAACATCATGTAAGACATCTCTTACTTTTTTATTTTTAATTTTCATGTTACGCCTTTCCATTTAAAATCCACATTTTATTTCCAATCAAGTTTCTGTCCACAAGTGCAACAATAGTTTTCATCACCCGTTACATCTGGGTGATAAATGTTTTCACCAGTTGCTGCCATACAATTGGGGCATTGCCATCTCCAACCCAATTCAAGCAAGGCTTTATATGTTAACCTTTCTGGTTTCATAGGTTTACGCTTTACATCATCTTTTAATAATTTTAATATGTAGTTAAAATCTCTACCACTGGCTATAACTTCGTCTTCAAACAGTTTATAATTTTTACAAACTTCTGGTGTTAGTCCTGTATTTTCATACTCTGCCAATTTATGTATTGCTTCATTAATAGCACATTCATTACACGTTTCAACCATCTGTTTTTTACAGTAAGAATCACAAAATTCATCATTTGTTTTTAATAACCCATAACCAGCAGAATATTGCTTTGTTAATCTTTCCATACTACTCCTTCCCACTTAATAAAAATTGACTTTTATCTCGTTCTTTTTCTTCCTGACACTATTCCAATACATGTAAAAACACTATATGTAATATATCCGCCACAAACTATGTATACCAATAATTCAATTATCTTGTATAGACTCATCTTCGCCATCCTCCTCTCTGAAAATATCGTCTAATTCAGCCTGAGTTGGCTTGTGGAATTCTTCTCCATATTTATCTTCAGTAGTAGGTGGCAAAACGTAAATCATAGCAATCTCCTTTCTAGGTATTATATTAGTGACGTTGATGAAATACCAGTTTTACTGACTAACCGTTCTAATATGCCCACATTTTTTACATTTAAAACTTCCACAAAAATCCCAATCATCCCAGTTTGATGTTGAACTTTCATATTCTAGTGTTTCAAATTGATCGTTTCCTTCTTCCGGTGGAAAACAATATTTATCGCCATCATCGTTACCACATTTTTCACAAGTCATAGTAATCTCCTTTCTCTTTATAAAATCTTGGTTTTATTTCTTCGTGTTAATAAGTTTTAATTTCTTCTAATTTCATATTTATCTCTTGTAAACCTTCATCTTTAATACCAATACTGTTATGTACTCCATCTGATGAATATACCTTGAAAAATTGTTCACCAGCTTGATTAACTTCACTTAGTTTCTTATGTATGTATTCTTTGGATTTAGCCCATCTTGTAATCTGACCCTTTTTCAATCCTAAAGTTTTAGTTACATCGGTTAATGAATAACAACCCTTTTTGTCTATTCTCAATTCTGCTAATGCAGCTAAAGGCTTTTGTTCTTCAATCACTTTAACTAGAGGCTGTGTAATTACTTTTTCAAAATCACTAATTGCAACTGCTCTTTCTACATCTGTTTTAGCATCAACAATGCCAGCAATAGCAAGTGTTCTTTCTGATATAACAGTTTTAATCACTTTTCTCATATCAAAATATTCATCAATAAATTGATCCATTACATCCCAAGACTTATCATCATCCATTGCCTTGATTAATTTTGAATATCCTCTTTCAGACAAAATAAATGCATTTTGTGTTCTTGATAAATAAGCTGGTTTAATACCAAAAACCTCTTCCAGATTCATAGGTAAAGTGTTTACCTGTGAAATTATATCAACATAATCAACATTTTCTTTTATCCTGTTCTTTGATATTAAGCGGTTTATTGATTTTGTGATCTCTTTAATCTCAATGTTATGTATCTCTGAAATAGTTTTAGCTGTTACAATTCGTTTATCTTCTCCAAATCCTCCTTCTATTACCGGAATTTCAATTCCCATAAATGTTTGCTTACCAGTTACTTTTAATTCATTCTCCATTTAAACATCCTTTCTTGTTTTAGTTTTATATTAGTTTCTTTATAAAAGACTTCTTTGATTCCTATTCTATTAAGCCAAATATCTTGTCTAATACATTATTTCCATATTGTTCTTTGTTTCTAACCATGTCAATCGTAAACGTGTTTTGTACTCCAAACATTCCAAGAAATTTAACTAAACTCTTTTTATCATATTTATTTAACATCTTTTCTGAAAATCTTATGTATTCTTCTCTTAATGTGTTTAACTTATTCATATCTTCTGTTAATTCAGCATTGAATTTTTCTTGTCTTTTCTTTTCATATTCAGGATAACAATTGGATTCACAACTCATTACATCTTTAATATCATTATACTCTTTACCGCACATTCTACATTTCCACATATATTCTAACTCCTTTTAGTTTTATATTAATAACCTTGGTGAATAAAACTCCTATTTCATCAATCTTCTTTCTTCTCTTTCTCATGTATTTCTATGTTTTCTAACCATTTATTTATTTTCTTTTGATCTGGTTTATCTTTTGTTTCTTCTATTTTAATTAATTTCTCGTTGTATTTGATTTTTATATCTAGAATTTGAATATCTCTATAAGTTTTCAACTTGAATTCACCAGCTTTCGCCCCTCTCTTTATCATCTGAGTTAATCATATCACATGTATTACCACTTGTCAACACTCAGTTTTATATTTATTTCCTTGAATTTAAAAAATTTGGCAGCCGTTAGACTGCCTTTCTCTCTTAGTTAATTAATGCATTTATATCTATTGTCCCATCTTTGAACATGATTTTAACATAATAATGGTTATCGTCTTCATAACATGTTTCTATGATTTCATTAATAGATTCAATTAAAAACATTCTTAACACTGGATCTACGATTAAAATTTCTTCACTTTCTTCACTTAATACACCATCTGCATCATCACATACTACGTATTCATCTTCAGTTTCTATCTTTAAGTTATATAAACTATATGTAATATCTTGTCTTTTTTTAAAGCTTTCTGTTACTGTGTATTCAACAAGTTCATTAACATTCTCAAATTGTTTTAATTGGTTTTTCAATCTTTCGATGTTGATTTTTGTTATTTCAGTTTTTGGGTATCCAATACATTTTTTTTCACTATAGCTCATTTAAAACCCTCCCGTGTCTAATTAAAATTGTTGATACGTAAGGTATTATATGTTATAATATAAACACCTTATGCGTATATAGGTTTATATCTAATAATAGTCCAGTCAGCCGACCAAAGTTACTGGACTATTATTTTTTTTGTTTAGCAAAATACAAACACATGTTCTGTTAATATAGTATCATATTTTAATAAATATTTCAATGCTTATTTATTCTATGTTAGTTTTATATTTATCATATTAGCCTTAATTTTAAGGCGGATTTCTCCACCAAAAAATTATTCATAACAATTCAAATAATCTACTATTTCTCTTCTTAACATTCTTACCGTAATTAATGATCCAAACTCTTTAATATATTGTTCTGTTTCTGTATCATAAGTGTATGTTCTACCATTTATTTTTTGAGTAAGCGCTGTTTTTAATGTAATGTTTTTAAGAGCAAATTTTTTCTGTATATAATTAACTAACCCATTCTTATATAATATGTTAACACTCATAAACTCATTTTCTGTTTGATTTTTTATTACTTTTAATCTGTTTGCTACTATTTGGTATTTTACAGGATCAGGAGTTGCTCTACAGGTCTTAATAACATATGGACTATCAGGATAACGATTATTATCAAAATTTGTTTCAGGTATTTCACCATTTGGATAGTAATGTGTTTGTCTGTCAGCGTCTTTCATTAGTTGTATGAATAAATCATTTACCTCTACAATCCTTCCACTTATAGTTGTAACAGTCTTATTTTTTTCGTCTAAATCACTCATTTTTAAATTAACTAAATCACAATATTCATCACCTTTAATACTACTATATATCGCATATAAAATAAATTTATTCATTGGGTCTTTTACTTTATCTTTGTACTCCAACAATGTTTCTTCATTAAAATATTTATCACTAATATCCTCTTTTGGTATTATATCGTCAATAATTATGTCAGTAATAGTTCTATCAAATGGATTGTCAATATTTTGAACTATATTTTTTCTATAACACCAGTCATAATATTTTTTTAAATATACACAAATATTTTGCAGCCTCAATCTTGATTTAGAATTTAAACTTTTTAAAAGATCTGTAACCTCTAATTGATTAAAATAACACACGTCTTTTTCAAAAACATTATTTTCTTCAAACTCAGTTGAATTAAATATCTTTTCTAATAATTCTACAGTCGTTTCTTCGTAGTTACTATCTTTCATATACCATTCTTTTTGCTTTGGATTATACATTTTTAATCACCTCATTTAATAAATTATAATGTTTTTTTAATGGTTCATTCACAAAAGCAATTTCGTTTAATATAACATCAACTGATATGCTACTAACAACATCTACGAAGTTTTTTTTACTGTCTAAACTGTATTTTAATAAATAAAGATATACAAACCATTCTTCTTTTGTAAAAGGACTGCTAAATAGATTTTTTTCTTCAATTAAATCATTAATATTTTTTTCAATTGTTTTACTTAACTTGGCTGCATCCTGTCTATCTTGAATTGTATTAAGTTTTTTAGGATTAAAAATTTTATTTATCATTTTATTCAAACTATACTTAATGTCAGATAATGTATCTCTAAAAATAAACGTACTACTTTCATTTAATTTTTTTATAATGGCATTAGCAGCATCGGTATTATCAGATCTAGTTACTTGTTCATCTGATAAATGAACTTTTTCGTCTTGTTGTATTATCCACTGATTAGCCTTATCTTTATCAAAACTCATTATATTAATTGACATTCTTTTGTTCCAATTTGGGTTTTTCATCTTCACTATTATAAACGCTTTTATTCTATGATATCCGTCAATACAATCAAATACCGTTTTTCCAGAAGCGACTAACTTATTATTAATTACTCTAGGTGGTTCATAATAATCCGGATTAACATTAAAACTCAAATCGTCAGTTATATATCGATTGTTTTCCATCGACAATACTATATCATTTAAAGCGTCTTCAGAATAAGTTATTTGCTTTACTATACCAGTCTTAGTTTCTTTTATTGTTAAATCTCTTTGTGTTTCAGGATTGTATCTAATTCTATTTGTACTACACAATTCATACAGTTCATCGTTTTCTAATACAACTTTATAATGATCTTCATCAATTTTAAGCCAATTATCAAATATTATATCACCGTATACTTTTTCTTTTTTTATCTTTTCTTTGTATTTATTAATTTCATTGTCAAAAAAATACTTGGTCACATCTAATTTTATTGTATTATATCCATCATCTAGATGTGAGTTAATCTCAAATAACACACTAGTTAATTTAAACATCATATCATCAGACATTAGTTCAACTGCAAGCTTACCATTTAATATATCTGCCGAATCCCCCGGTGTTATATTATACATCGTATGCATCATTTCTTTAAATCTTGTTTCTATATAATTTGGTTTTTTATTTAAATCTAAAATTGCTTCTCTTAAAACTTCTCTAAGTTTATCTTCATCCATCTTCATATATATTATCGCCCCCTAACAATATAAATATGTAACTGTATTAATTCAATATTAGCATATAATTGCATTTTTTGTCAATACAAATTATCCTACATGTTGGAGTTTCATATTTCTCATAAAATCATACACATTGATTCCCAGTTGCTTTAGTGCTATCATCTCTATTAAATACATATCTCTATTTGAAACCATTCCGATTGTACTTTTTATTCTGTGAGTGTCTATACAATTTAATTGTTCTCCTAATGCCATTGAAGTTTCTTTCAAGTTTCCAGATTTAAGTACAACATGAATAGGTAAATCTTCTCTTTTAATTTCAGTCGTTAATGGTATATATTGTAGTGTTGGTGAATACTTACCAGCTTTGTCATTTGCAATAATAACTATAGGTCTCCACCCACCTTGAATTTGACTATCTTCTAATTCAGGACAGTATGCCCAACAAACTTCGCCTCTTTTAAATTCTCGTTTTACTTTATTGAATTGATCATTTTTAATCATAGTATTATTCATATATAATCATCCTCTCATTTCATTATTATTAGTCAGCTAGAATCATCTTTAATATTTTTCATTATTTTTTCTCCTTATCAATTCACTTGTATTCAATATAAACATATTGTATTATTCATATTTATCAGACACTCTCCTTCACCTTTATATAGTATTATATTCATTTCCTTGATGTATTATGCAAACAATTTTAAAGTTTTATATTATTGTTTGCTTTGTGATATAAATATAACACCTAAAGGTAAAAGTGTCAATACATTTTTTAAAGTTTTATATTAATTATGTTATATTTTTATAAAAAGGTATTATAACACACCATTTATGGTGTATTTTTCCAAATAAAACTACTCTTCTTTCATATTGTTAAATTATTATTAAAAAATAATCTTTTAATCTCCATAAACGTTACCATACCACCAATTACTATAAATATTACAATTAGTAATTTGTTATCTAATATAGGATGTATTATTGATGTAGCAATATTTCCAGTAAAATTCATATATACATGAAATATAACACATATCAATAGTTTCTTATATTTAACATATAAACATCATACTAAAATGCCAAATAAAGATGAGTAAAAGACCTGTACAATATTACCATGCATCACAGCAAAAATCATAGATTGAATAATATTAGCAACAAAAAAAGATAATTCCATCAGTTGTATAAAAAATATTTTTAAAATAACAAACCTTAAATAAATTTCTTCTAATATGGGAGTGTAAAAAATCCTATAAAATAAACTAGTTTCAATATCAAAATTTTCTACATACTCAAAATAAATTTTAATTGAATCCACCTCTAATAAATAAAGCAGTTGCAATATCATTGTTCCAAATGTTTGTATAGCAGTTGCTAAAATTAAAATATGAATTATTTCTTTAATAGATATATTAATACTCTGTATATTAGTTTTTGCATTAATTTTATCAAAAAAAACTTTTTTTAACTCATTTATTATTTTCATAAATATTGTCCTCTTTTAAGTTAATCACCTGTAATATTTATCTTTTGTACCTTCAATTTTACCACATTGTGTATTCAGTTGCACTAGCTATTGTAAAAAGTACTCTCTTAATTTTTCTAATTACTGTCTTAGTATTATATTTCTTTTTCTTAATTAAGATTGTCATACATTTCACTCCTTTACTTGATTATACAATCGTTAATCTTCACACTTAAACCATTTCCTCCAACGCAATAACCTTGTATTGTTATATCATCACCCACCTTGTATTCTTTTAATTCTTCAAGTTCTAGTTTATCTTCAATATTGCACTGGACGCTCATCCACTTAGATTCTTCACCTTGTAAAGTGATAAAATCTCCATCAACTGATCCGATATATTCATTTTTAATCTCTCCTGTTAGTTCAATATATTGTCCTGAATATAATTCATTTACTTCTTTTACATCTTCTATAGTATATGCGCTGTTATAATCATTAAGTAATTCATCTATGTCAAACATTTCTGGATTGTATTTTTCGTAATTTTTTTGTATTTCTTCTATACTTACAGGCTTAACCACTTCAGCTTCAGATATATTCTGTTCTGTGTTATTACAGTATTTTAAAGAAGCTACAACCCCAGCAAATAACGTTGTCTTAACTACAATTCCTCTAAGTTGTGAATTGAGTTTTTGACCATCTTTTATGGCTTCTTTCCTCAATTTTTCATAAGGCATAACATAATGTTGCTTCTTGTTTTTGTTATTACTATTATTGTTAGTCATCTATACACCCCCTATGCTACGATTAAATCCATCATCTTGTCTTTAACTGGTCGTTTGTTCTTGCAGATAATCAACATTTCATCGTCTGCCATTAATCTGACTTGTGCAGGTGTCATAAGTGGTTTGGTGTGAGTTGTTTCATTTTCTATATATTCTTTCTCACCCATTAAGTTGGATATATATTCAGCACTATCTTTTAAGCCACCACAAACTAATATAGTTTTAAATAATTCATTAAGTTGTTTGCCATTGTATCTCTCCTTCCAATTAGAATCTCTGTTTTATGTAGATTATAATAATTTTTCTGGTAAAAATTTTCCAAACTCAAATACTTTATTAAACGTTTTTGAATTAAACTCTAATGATTTTACGCCTCCTAATAAATTGCTTATCTCTTTTACATTCACCTCTCCTTTTCTGGCAGAATCGATAATGCTTATAACATCTTGATAAGACAATAAATATTGATTATCAAACAATATTGGATCGTGCTTGCTGTTGGTTAAAAAATTTGACATATTAATATCTGTTTTATTATTAATATTTAATATTGATATTTGCTTATTCCTAATTATTTCGTTCTTAACTATTTTTTTAATGATTTTCAATATCTTTTCACTTGAAGTATTTTTTTCTATTGCAATATCTTCAACTAACTTGCCTTCTAGTATTGATTTTACCATGTCTTTTTGAACATTAGTAAGATTTTCAACTTCAACGTTTCTCATAATATTAATTATTTCTTTTCTATTCATTACACATCCCCCTATTCGCCATATGCCGTATCTTCATCATTAATAAATCCAATTAGATCTTCTACCTCTACACTTAAAGCACCAGCAATCTTCTCTATAGTGTCATAACTAGACTTTCTTATATCATTGAACCCACTATCTAACTTTTGTACTGTGCTTAATTTAACCTCACTTATTGATGATAATTCGGTCTGTTTTAAGTTGTTCTTTAATCTATAATACTTTACTTTAGTCAATTATTATCACCTCTTATATTATCATTTTAATACTAGTAAATCAAATTAAAAACTGTTTAACGCTTTATAAGTTGCACTCTTATTATTCTTGATGTAAAACTTTCTACTTGTGTTTACATCACCATGTCTTAATTGAGCGGCTACAGCTACAATATCATTACTGTTTTCATACATTTTAGTACCAGCATAATGTCTTAATAGATGTGGGTGAATCGCTCCATTACTGTATTTTCTAAAAAAATCTTGTATTGAACTTTGAGCAACTCTTGTTCTTTTACCGGTTTCTTTATTCAACTGTTCTGATATAAATAAAGCTTTTGTTTCTTTAATGTCAGGAATTGTGTTTCTTACTTGTAAATAATCATTAATGGCATCCATAGCAGCCTTATTAATTGCAACATTTTGCTTATCGTCTTCATCTTGTATGCCCTTACCCATGACAACCACATATGGTTCATCTTCGTTTTCAAAATGTAAATCTATAACGTCTAATCCAACTAATTCTTCAATTCGGATTCCGCTACCCATGAATAACCTTACAATTGCAATGTTTCTTAATGCTATAGTTTCATTTTTGATATTATTAATATTAACTATAAACTGATAAATATCTTCGTCTGTTGGTACTACTACTTCTTTATCTTTTGCCTTAAATTTATCGTGTAGCTTTTTATTTACAATGTTGGTTTTTACATATTCTTTATCTAATAAATAAGCCCAAAATCCACTTATTACATTTTTTTTAGTGTTAATTGATGATAAACTGTTATTTAATCCACTTAAATATTCAATTAAATCTATGTCTGTAACCAAACTTAAATCTGATGGTGTGATATTTACTATGCTGTTTTTTATTATTCCTTCAGATATTAACCATTCAAGAAAACTCCTTATGATGCCACAGTTATTTAATTTTGTTACATTACTGTTTAAATATGAAAAATAATCTTTTATAAACTTAGGTAAATCATTTATTTTTTCTTTTAGTTTTAACTTTTCTTTTTTCTGTTTCTCTGTCTTATAGCACATAATCAATCATCCTTTCATTTACCATTTTTTCTATACCAGTCATCACTCTTTATTGTACTAGTTGGATCATTATCTAGTTTTTTAATTTTTCTCATTGTGTTACAATAATCAATTCCACCAATAAAAGGTAGTAGTAATAATTTTAATATCCACATAGTTCTATACTCCTTTCATTAAGCCGTTAATTTAATTTGGTTACAAATATATGGTGCGATTGCAAAAACTGCTTCTACGAGGCTTTTAAACGTCAAATCGGAGTATTTATCTGCTTCTCTTGATGTTGTATCCTCTAATGTTACTGCATTATTTGTTGAAACTACTCTAAACCCTGCCGATTCAATTAAATCATATATTACATATCTTTCTATCTTGCTTATTGAAACTTCTTGTATCTTACTTCCCATGGCTCTAATCCCAGCTCCTTATCTTGTTTTTCTCTATATTCTCTCGTCTGTTTATCTGCTCTTTTTGGATATGTTAAGTGACTTATTATTACGTATATTAAATATATAACTCCTATTGCAAAGTACACTGTTTTATGCTCTCCTTTCTGTAAAATAAGTAATTTATTCGGTTTTTATAACCGATTTATGGATTTATCAATCACTTAGGCAATTTTAAATACCATTGGGTGTAAACCTGCACCCTCTATCCCATTGTCAAAGACGTTTGGGAATACTTTCTTCATTATCTGGTAACTTCCGTTTACATCAGCATTGACTTTAATACCATTGTTGCTAACAAATAAACCTCTATGAACTCTTCTACTTTTATTGTAGTTAGTCTTAATTGGTTCTTCGTTGTCTAAAAATGATGTTCCAGACGTATAGCCTTCCTCATTCAAAATAAACTTCTTGCCACTATCTAATGATTTATAATCTAACATGCTTATAAATATTTCATATGGTATGGTTACAAATTTTTGATTAGTTTTCTTAGTCATTTCAGATTCTTGTTTCCACTCTTTGTTGTAACCGCATACAATAGTATCAATCCCATTCTTTAAGCAGTAATCAATAATATTTTTGCTATAAACATGCATCAAATACTTAATTTTGTTATTACGTTTATCAGTCAACTTCTGTAACTTATTACTCCAATCTTTTTTATTAACCTTTTTCAATTCGGATTGTATTCTTGCTTTTTCTTTATTATAATATTGATTTACTGACTTAATTACTCCGCCTTTAATAACAAATGGTTTTAGTCCAATGTTATTTGTAATAGTTACAAAGTTATCAACTCCTAAATCAATGCTTATAATTCTTTCTGAATGTTCCGGTTGTTCAGATACTTCAATCTCATATACTATTTCCATTGTATAATTTGATCCACTTGGTATAAATCTGCATTGAAATACTTTACAATCTTGTGGTATTTTAGTAATAAAGTGGTTATTCAATACTTTTAATGGTTTCCAAGCAAAGTATATATAGCCATCCTTCAGCATTACCTTATTATTATCAATACTTAAAATAAATCTACCATCTTTAGGTTTATACTTTGGTAATCTAGGTCTACCTAAATACTTACTTGGATACTGTTTCCAATCTTTTATGGCTTTGAAGAATGATTTCCAGTTTTTATCCAACAATCTTAATGTTGCCTGACCAACATTGCTACCTAAATCTTTATATGGTTCACTTTCTTTACATAAATCAAAAAGTGAATTGTAATGTATCCAGTTACCATTGTTGATAAATTCTTGCCTTATAATATAATTGGCAAAGTTATATAGGTTCTTAGATTTAAAACACATGATGTCTACTACTTGCCATAAAGGATTGTTCTTTTTGATAATATGTTGTTCTGCTCTTGTGGTTTTCATTACAATTCACTTCCTTTCAAAATACAAGAGCTATCTACTCATAAAATGTAACATTATTGTATTTCCATATTTAAGTTTCAAATACACAACTGTCATGTTGTCAATTACATTGGTAATAACTGATTTGATTTTATCTAATCCAATACTAAAGCCTTCCAGTTCCCAAAAATCAAATATCATTTCATTATTCATAATATCAAAAGCTGCGGTGTCAGAATCGTACTCAACTATTTTATTCTTTGCTTTTGGCTTATGTATTACGATGAACGGATTACCAAGTTCCTCTTGTAAATCTACTACTTTACTTAAATCTTCTTTGCTCATGCTTATTTCCTCCTTATAAATGTAATTACTATGTTCTCTTTACATTTATAATTATATAACGAATAAGCATATTTGTCAACGGTTATTTTAAATTATTTTTATTTATTCGTTATTTTCTTTGGTAAATTCAAATACATCATTCGGTTGGCAATCAAATAGATAACATATAGAATTCAATGCATCTACTGGAATTTGACGTATTTTATTATTGATAATATTACTTATAGTCTCAGGTCTTACGCCTGTCTTTTCTGCCAACTCCTTTTGTGTCATATCATGTAAAGCTAGTAATACTTTTAATTTTGATTTAATCATTATTGTCACTCCTTATATAAAAATAGCACATAAGGCAATGATGATATTGTAATTTGTAAAGAGAACAATAATAATCATTTATAAGACTTATGTGCCTTATTCAGTATATCAAATAAGACGCTGGTTTTCAAGTTACCATTATATACAATAAAATCAATATTTTATTGATACATTATACAACCTTTTCCAGTTTTCTTCAATCTGTTTAACTACTATCATTATAATACTATTCAAACTCAATGTCAATATAAAGTTTTATATTAATATCGTTAAAATATATTTGATAATAGAATTATTATATTCCATTTCGCATACGTATAAGTGCTAAGATTATTCGCTACAATGTCCATATAGCTTAATATGAGCCACAAACTCATTAAGAGAGTAAATACTATGCCTACTAATTCTAACCGGCTATATCGGCTTATATATCGTTTAAAATAGTTTAAATATATCATTGTTTTACCATCCTTTCGTTAAGCTGCTCTAACTTTGTTGCTAACTCTGTTAAGTCATTAATTAGTCTATTGGATCTGTTTATTAAATCTATGCTTTCTGTTAGTATCTTGTCTGTTTTATTGTATGTATTCTTCTTCATTGTTTAATTTCCTTTCTAATGTTTCTTTGATAATTTATAGTATTCATCCCTGAGGTCGTTCTGTTTAATAAGGCTCAAACAACCGTATAATTTCTTTGTAATACCTTTCTTTAGTTTCAACCAGTCGTAAAAGGTTGACATTGTGTTTCTCTCCTTTCGTTTATTATGGAATGGCTACTAGTAGGAGTTGAACCCACTTGACTATATATCAATCAATTATCCGGTATAATAGTAGCTTTAAGTTTTATATTAGTATTGTTATCAAAAAATCATAGTTTTATGCTTGAAATTGTTTATTGTCTGTGTTAATATTGCGATTTTCTTAGCTGGTGGATTATCGTTAGTATAGGCTTTCTTGCCATTGATTAGGATGTAATAATATTGTTTCATGATTGAATCCTCCATTATATGTTTATTGTTTATAAAATTTACTTTTTATTTACTGTAATAATCAAATAGATCGTATACTTCGTCATATCCAATAATGTCTACGTTTTCATTATCATCAATTTCAGAATCATGTAATTCTTTCACATAGTATTGAGTTTTTAAAGTGTCAAATGGTTCTATACTTTTCCCATTTTCTAATGATTCATTATATCTATAACACCACTTTTCAATTTCTTCTTTTGATGCATCTGTAATAATTATCTGTTTATCATCTGTCATACCAGTAGTAAATAACACTTTTCTTCTTTCCATTTTGATTCCTTTCTGTTAATAGAAACATTCTTTTATTTACTGTTTGTTTAATTCATATGCTAACCCTAAACAATTTCTTTTTCTTATTAATCCTTTATCCACTAGTTTTTTAATTGCGTTAAATGTTTCTTGTGGTTTATCATAAAATCCCGTTTCGTTAGGACAAAAGAATTCGTCTTCTTTAATTATCTGCATAATTTTATCTTCCATTAATATACCTCGCTTTCTTATATGAAATCTGCTTTTTATCTATATTTGCATACTACCGCTATAATAATCAGACATACATTCGTCATATTCTCTTTGTTCGTCTTTTTGTTCATAAATATCGTCTTCAATACACATTTGTTGAAACATTTCATGCTCCCAATTATCCATTTGTTTGTCTCCTTTCATAAGATAAATTCTATTATTTATATTAGATTTCTAGTTTAAAATTTGGTACAATATTGTATTTTATCCCCAATTTGTCTAATACAGATATCATTTCATTTTCGAATTCTATACCCTCTTTATGTGTTCTTCCTAGCCAATAACATCCATATTTAAATAAGCTTTCAAAGAAGTGATATTGAGGTGAATTAGTTTTATACTTTAATTGCTCAGTTGTTAATTTATTTTTATCTTCTATATATAACATGTTTGTCATCCTTTCTGTCTTAGTCTTATTAAGACCATAAAATTACAAGTTTATTGATATTTCAGTTTTATATTTATTATGTTAATATCATTATAATACTACTTTACCCATTTGTCAATAGTTTTATATTAATTACGTTGAATAACTTAAGCTGATTTTTCGACATTATCCTCTAACATTAATATGCTATTGGAATTGAATATATAATAATTCTTATTTGCAAGTGTATCTTGATATGCTTTCTCGCCCTCAAATTCGTTTATAACGGCTTTTTCTTCTGCTGACATATCTTTATATGTTGATTTACCGTAAGATGGTGGCAACCAGCCCTTTTGTTGCGATCCAAATATATTAAACTTTTTGAGTAATTTTTCATCACTGAATACAATATGACAAGTACCTTTTTTATAAAATGTTACTGTAAAATACTTTAGTTGTATGTCTTTTGTTTCCCCGAATTCTTCTGCAAACTTCAAAGACTCTTCAATGTCTATTGCCTCTGTTAATCCACCGTCAAGATAATTAAAACACTTTTCAATGTCTGTAAGTTTATCAATTGCTTTTGATGGGTATTTTGTCGGTTGAAATCGTCCTGAATAGTTATCATAAGCATTTAAAGGAATAATAACCTTCTTATTAATGATCCAACTTTTATTAGTTTTCCAGCCGTTATAATAATGAATGTTGCTTGAATACTCTTTATCCCATGAGTGCTTATGGCTTAATTCTTCAAATAATGAAATGATTGTTTCTTCAATGCCTTTAACAACTTTTTTGCTCATTTCTATTTTTAATTCATAAATATTATATAATGAAAAATCATAATTACTTAGATCTTCAAGTCTATTATAAAAGTCTTGCCTTAAATTTTCGGTAAGCTTTCCAACAAATTCTTTATTATTAAATAAAGCTTTCCAATACTTTTTACGCACTTCTTTTATATATCCGTTTATTGTAAGATTACTTCTATACCCATCGTGATAACTTGACAAATCTAATTTTAAAATACAATTTCCTTTTTGGATTGTTTCGCCTGTCTCTTCATCCTTTGCAAACTCTGAAAGGATATATTTGCTCATTGCTTTATATTCTTTTATTAAATTAATACCAGCTTCAACTTCTAATTGGTATTGGTCAATAATTGATTTAAAGAAATCATTCTCAACTATTGCTGTTTGTTCTGTTTCTTCAATTTCTCGCTGTTCTTGTGCTTTTCTTAGTCCATCTAATATAAAACTATCTCTTTTTACTTCTGGTAATTTAACCTTAATTAGTGCTACTTCAACTGACGTACTGCGTTCTGCTCCTATAAATGATTCTTGTAAATATTCAATAGTTGCACTATACTCTGATAACTTTCTGTTTAATAACTTTCTATCGTTTGTATAATCGTTTTTAAGCGTTTCAGCGTTCAATAGGCATATTATTGCGCCTCCGTTTCTTTCTTGCATTTCTAGAGCTTTTAGCATATGTTTGACACCGCTTGAGAATGGAAAATTTGCTATAATTAAATCGTATTCTTTCATAGTATCATAGGTCAGGAAGTCGTTATATACTAACCTATAGTTTTTATCTTTTAATATGCTTCTCAAATTATCGTCAATTTCTATACAATCAATATCAAAATTATATTTCTTACTACTATAACTGTAAGCTGGCTTTTCAATTTCTTTTAACTTATCAATTATATTTCCTTTACCGGCTGATGGTTCTAGTATACTGTGTATGTAATTAAAATCTAATCCCGAAACCATCTTGTTAATTAGATGGTCTGGGGTTGGGTAGAAGTCTTTGTTGTCTGTAAACATTTTTAATTCCTCCTATTATGCACTGTTTTGTAATTTTTCGGTTGGATCATATTTGAAAATAAAACTACTATGCAAACCAGAATAAAACCCTTTGAGTATTGCAAAATTTCGTTTTACCTCTGCAAACTTATCCTTTGATAAATTATCTTTAATTTTAACTAACCAGATTTTATCCTTTTGTTCTATCTCAAAATCAATCGGTTTCACTTCTGGCTGCTTGACTTCTGGTGTTGGCTGCTCAGCTTGTTGTTTTTGTTTTTCTTGTGTTGTTGTTTCTTCATGTTTAATATCACTGTTCAGAAATTCTGTAGGATCATTCTTGAATATAAAGCCATGTTTGAATTTGCTATAATATCCTCCGATTGACTTCATATAGTTATTAACTTTTATATATTCGTCTTTGTCTAGTTTTTCGATAACCTTTACAACATAAATTTTGCTGTTGTCTCTGGTGTCAGTATCTTCTTTAATATCATATGTCAGATTATTTGATTTTGTTGTTGCTGTCCGTTCTGGTTGTTTTGTGGTTGCTTTCTTTTCTTGTTTTGGTTGTTCTTCCATTTCTGATTTAATAACCTTTTTAACTACCTTTTCCACTTCGTAAGGTGTTTTAACTTCTTCAATGTTACAGAAAGAAAGACTTCCCTTTTCAAACCATCTTATAAAATTTTCTGTCAAATACCAATAATTAGATTTGTTGGCTGTACCTGTGCATTCCTTTGTTAATTTTCCGTTTAGTTTTACCGCATGAAAACCTTTTCTTCCGTTATATTCTGTTTCATGTATACGGTAAACATAACCTTTATTATGACCATAATTAAAAGAAGTTTTTACTATAAAGCATTGACCTTCTTTAATACTTCCGCTTGTTGTTTCTATTGCTTTATTTTCTGTTTTATATTCTGTTACAGTGATTTTTTCGTATGTTTCAAGACTACCTTCACCAACTAAACAACCGCAAGTTGTATCTAATTTATTCACAAATTCTTCAAATTGTTTCATTAAATTACTTTTCTTTAACATATCATTATAATGACTTTCAGCCCATTTTGTGATCTTTTCAACATCTGATTCGTTATATCGTCTTTGATAATCTGTTACATATTCCTTTATATATTCCGCTTTTGACTTCTTTCTAAAATCATTCATATCTTTTTTATAACTATCGTATTTATAATAATTATCAACTTCACTATATTTTAGTATTCCGTTACCCTTTGCAATAATAACGCCATCTTTCTCTATATGCCAGTTACACTTTGGAGGGTGTGCCATATGTCCAGGCATATAACCTGTAACAACATATTTATTATTGTTTTCTACTTCTGTTTCTGCTTTTTTCTGTAATTTTTCAATCATCATTTTTGCGCTTTGTTCTTCCTGTTCACTTGCACCTCGTTCTGTTGTCATTGCTTCAAGCTTTTTGATCTTTTCGCTTATATCATTACTATAAGAAAAGTTTTTATAATTGTATTTTCTTATTTCCTCTTGTTTTGCTGATCCGTAAACATTTACACATAAAATATAGCCGTTCTTTTCTGCTACTCCGTTCCAACATGCAGGAGAATAATAATCTGTCATACTGTCGCTTTCGTCTGCATGATATCCGTAAACTTTCCAACCTTCCATATTCATTAATTTATGTGCAATCATAACTCCAACTTCCCTATATTCATAATATGTTGACATTTTTATTTCCTCCGTTTCATATTGTTATTATTATTTGTTTTTAGTTCCTGTTTTCTGCTCCATTAATTCGATGATAAAATCTTTTATTGTCTTTTCTTCTTCTGTAGCTTGTATCTTGACTTTCTTATAAAAATCATTATTCACTTTAAAGCTAATCCCGATTTCTGACTTACGCTGTTTAGCTTGATTGTTTGGCATGTGTTATAACCTCCTTACAATAACTATTTTACTATATAACTAGTAGTTTTGTCAATAGTTTGTACTATATTATTATTGTTTATTTTTCTTTATATCCTAACACTTGAACGGTTGAAGGAATACAAAAGAACATTACACCGTTATATTTTGTTGTCCAGTGTGCGTCGTATTCCTTGTCGTTGTCACCTATTGCGATATACTCTTTATCTTCTGTTTGTGTTGTACTTATTTCCTCAAATGTTAACATGTTATAACCCTCCTATTATTGTGTTTAATACTTTTTATCTATTACCCATAAAAGACAATACTTCTTTTTGTCTTCGCTTTTCTGCTCTTTCATATGTTGAACTTGTTATATATTTGTTTGTTGATTCTCCGTAACCATTTATAAAAGTTTTTGTTTCCTGTTTATTACCTTTGCTTGCTAGTTTTTCGTCACGTTCTTTCATTTCCAGTTGATTCAATTCATTATCTAATGCTTTTAATTTTGCGCTACCTTCTCTCCATTGATTAATTAGAGTTTGCATTTCTTCATCATGTAATCTATATTGGAAAATGTTATATAATCTTATATTTTCCTGTTTATGTTCTTCTATTTTCTGTTTTAACTCTTCTTTAATCATTGTTCAATATCTCCTTCCTAGTGATAAAATAACCCTTTCATGCTGCATAAAAATATGCATCATTAACTTTTATTCCCTCATATCCTCCATTTGTCATATAAATTTTAACCTTTTTGCACTTATCCTCGCTTATAGTCTCTTCATCTTTTAACGTGTGTTTGTGGTAAATCCATAAATAATTTTTTGTTCTTTTGAATACTGTAATCGGATACTTAATCCAATCATCATAATTTCGCGGATTGTCTGCAAAATAATCTTTGTCAATTTCAAACATTGTTTTATAACCTCCTTATAAGATCAAATAGCCTTTCTATTAATGTACATACTTTTCTGGATTCGTTACTCTGTCAAAACCAAAATATAAACCAGTTAAAGGATTACTGTTTAATTTGTTTGCTTGTTCTTCTGTTAGTTCAATATAACCTATTACTTTCTGATCTTTCCATATTGCATAAGTTTTCATTTCTATATCACTTTTTGTTATCATGTTAAACTCCTTCTATTTAAATCAAATAATTGTTTTGTTTACTGTTTCTGTTTAACTCCATAATCTAAATGTATCGATTATTTTTTTGTTATTTACAAATCTGAATGTAATATCATCGCAATTCCATGAATTGCACAGTATAGGAAATATGTCTTCTGCTATATCTTTTAATTTTTCTAGATCTGTTTCGTTAACTTCTCCATAGTTGAAATAAATATTTTCCTCTGTTTTACTTGCTTGAATAATCATATATTATTATTTCCTTTCATTTTATAATGTGAATTCTGCTTTTAACTTATTATAATATTCGTTTAGTCCTTCCATTGTTGGTTCACCAAAGAAAAAGCCTTTTACTTCCATGCTAACGTATTGCCCTGATTTTATATCAATTATATCTTCCATGATAAATGTTATGTCGCTACTATCTGCATAAGTTAAATAAATAAATTTCTTACATGATAGCTTTTCATCTTCATAGGTAATTGTCATTTTATCATTATCAACCGTTTTCATAATTTGTTTACCTCTCCTTCTCAAAATAATACTTTTCACCTTTAAAATTAATATATGCATGTTCAGGATAGAAACGATTATATATTTTTCTTGAATAGCCTTTATTATTTACTGTAATGATGATGTTATCAAAATTATTTATATCAAATTTCCAGTTCTGACAAAGTTTATCAACTAACTTTCTTCTAATGTTTTGCATCTGTTTACCTCTTTTCTACCTTGTCAACAAAACAAGGATTTTATAGTCTATTTAATATCTTTTAAGTGTTAACTTGTTGTTTTTATCTAACTTATAAGCCCCGTGCATTGTTTTAAGTGTACGTTTTTTTATAAGTGTTTTTATTTGTTCATTTGAAAACCCATACTCTATTAAAAATTTTTCAAGATCCATAATATTATTACCTCCTTTTATGTTTTATATTTATTTCATTAAGCTACTTTTTTATTTTTTATTTCTGTTTCAAATATAACTAAGTCTAAATTATTATCGCTGTTAATATTAATCGGTAACACTAAACAAATACCAATTGAAGTTTTAAATATTACTGGACTTTTTCCATTATCATTAGGTATAAATATTTCTGCTTCTTCTCCATCATCTATTATGCTATATGCTTTTTCTAATAGAGCAACGTTTAAGTGTTCATTGCTTATTTTAACAGTGATTTTATTATTTTTAGCTACCTTAGAGAATTTATATCCTAATTGTTTTGCTTCTGCTAGAATTTCTTTATAATTAACTTTACCGTGAGGTATGTATAAATCAGGTATCATTCTTTCGACTTTAAAATATTCACCGTGTTTATTGTTATCATGTTTTTCTAGTTCACCAATGTTTTCAGTTGTTAATGCAAGGCATACACCGTCAATAAAACAATTGTAATTTTCTCCTTTAATATCAATGTTAGTGCCTACACGTTTAAATAATTCATTATCATATTTACCAATACTTGATTGATAACGTTTCATAGCCGCATAACGTTGTTTTGATCCTGCTTTACTGTTTAGCGTATCATTGTAAATTTCATCTTGTAATAGTGCTTTTAGTTCTTCAATTTCTCCATTGTTAATCATTTCTAAAATTTTAGTGTTTTTCATATTGTCTTAATCTCCTTTTATGTTTTATATTTATTTCATAATAGCATTATTGGAATTGAACCAATTTAAAACGCCGTCCGTTATGCTATGACTAACTATTTTACAACTGTTAGGGTAATAGGTTCTAATACGTTCCATTTTAACTTACTACCTTTAATTTTAACTTTCTTGCCTTCTTTATAACCTACGATTATTTGATTTTCTTTCATGGATAGATCCTCCTATAATATTGATAAATTCTTAATTCTATTTACTGTTAATCGTTGTCTACCTCATTCCCTTCACTATTAAATAATATAGGATTGTAACCGTCACCCATATTATAATACTCTTGGGCTTCTTTATTACTTGCTTTACGTTCAACTATGCAACGATAATTGTCTAGTGCTAATTTTTTACCGCTTGCAGGTAGTTGACTATAGGTATATTTTTTCATTGCCTGTACCTCCTAAAATATGAATAAAATGTTAGTTCAATTTATAATTCGTTTACAAATCTTTGTAATTCTTCATCAGATAAGTTTTTAACTTCTTCTATTATTTGATCTTCTTCTCCATTGTGTTCCATTGATAGAGATAAAATATCGACTGCTATTTGTTCCAATGTTTCACGTTTCATATTCTGTTTACCCCTTTTCTATACGATTGCTAATTCAACATAACCATCTGTTGTTTTTACTATTGTTCCATCTTCTAATTGATTATCCCATAATTCAGATAAAAACTCTAAGTCTTCTCCTTCTTCTTCTGTATATTTTAAATACTGTTCTTTACTTTCATAAAATGCATTACATTCCATAACGGCGTTTGCAACTTCTGAATCAGTGTATAAACTGTTATTTGTTACTACTAAATCACAAAAACCGTCCATGTTACCGTCAAGATCGTGTAAACTATCTAATGTTTCTCCGTATGCTTCTAGTTTGTTTAACAGCATTAACATGTCATACTCATTAGTTAATTCAAGGTTATATTTATCATAGTTTGTAATAATGTAGTTGTATTTCTCATTTTTACTTTTCATAGTGAATACCTCCATTATATTTTTTGTTTGTTACAATGTATTTATTAATACTAACAAGTCATAACAATTTATTTTTGCTGTTGTTTTATCCTCCATCTTTTCGTGTATATCCTACTCTGATTCAGGTATCAAGATTATTTCAGTTATAAGTTGCTAGTATGATATAATTACATTGTGTTATATTACTGTTGTTAATTTAAAACCTATATTCAATTATCATTGTACAGTGTGTGCGACTTGCGACTTATTGGGTTTGTTGGTTACTTGTGTATCTCTTCTTTAACTATCTTTATTATATCATAGTTCAACTTATTTGTCTATAGTTTTATATTAGTTTTATTGGTGTAATTATTACCAAATATATTGGGTATATATAGTTATTATTTGTGCAGTTTGCTATGCTATATATAGTGGTTATGAGTGGGATTACTTGGGATTGGGTACTATATATTGTAGGTGATAGAATGGATTTTGGATCAAGTTTGGTGTAACCGGTTGACTTGGTGTGGTATAATAGTATTGGATTAATATTGATATATTTTATTTCCAGTTAGGATTATGGTTAGAGCGATAAACTAATTCGATAGTTGTCTAAATAGATTATTAATATATAGTATGCATAGTAAATTGATATGAATATTATAGTGACTGAATTGTGGTAAGTAGTCAGTAAAGTTTATATCTGAGTAAATTAGTAGGATATACATAGATGTAATATTATGCTTTATAGTGAATAGTTATTCATAATGTATTGTGGATAAACCGGTGGATAACTATGTGGATAATGTGGATAACTTTTGTGATTGAGATGAATATTGTGGATAGAAATGTGGATAGATTGTGGATAACTTTTTAGTAACTTGAAAAAGTAAAGTGACTAAAACGAACTCTGGCACTGTCAATTATTAATATCAACCATACCAGATTAATGATAATAATGCAAAGTATACTATACATTTTAAGCTTGATCCCACTTACTGTCACAATTCAACTAATATCACATAATAGTTAATATGGTAAAATTACATAAAACCATATTAACCTTTAAAACACTAGTAAATATCATATATTACTATACTAATGTATGACATTATTTATCTATATACCCCGGGTATATTTACATTTTTAGACACTTTTTCTATAGCCAAATAGCCCCTATCTATTCCACTCACCTCTTACCTCAAAAATCCAACTCCCATCCCAATTTCCCCCAAATTTCCCCCATTTTTATTCGATACCCACTTCGGTAAAACCCACTAAAATCAACCATTCCAGCCATTTTAACTCACCCACCAAACTCACTCCCATTATGTATAATTATACAACCCTAAAATCCGACAACCCTAGTAAAATCAACCATCTCCACACTTTTCCTACTCAATTACCCGACTTCACCAAAATCACCACAAATCTCTCAAACCCTTATAAACACTGGCTTTTCTCCGAATCATACCCAAATCACCCAAATTTACAACTTTTATCACTCAAACTTAACCCAATATATCACACCATAAAATCCCCTCAAACCCTTATCACGACTAACAAAACTCCAACTTCAAACTATACCATCACCGAAGTTTTCAAATTATTACCATTGACTTAACCCAAATAATCCTTTAAACTATCCCAGTGATATTTTTGATATACTCCCCACAAATTATCATCAACACAATAAGCAGATCATATTACCAAAAGGTCTGCTTAATTGTAATCACCACATATATAATTAATTTATAATATCCCTAGACTTCCGTATAAGCCCGTAGAGCCATTTTTACCACTTGGGTGATATAAACCTTACCTACAATATAAAACTAGCTTAAATCCTTTCAAATATTTAATATATTTTAATTACCACAATCAACCAGCATATAAATCTCATTTATCTAATATCTAATCTCCACACTAAATCTTTATGTATAACAATATCCCTACGCTTTCCTACACGTCCGTAGACACATTTTAAATCATTTTAGGATATCTACTATACCTAAACAAAAATAAACGCTTAAAACAGCCCATATAAAACTACTTTTAAAATTTCCATATATTACATTCTACAAACAAGTATAATTCATCGTCATTATGTCAATACTATAACTATAATGAATGAATACATAAATGTACGCTACTGGGAAACAACAGAGTGTGCAAACGGGAAAAGGCAAACCACAGACTAAAGGGTTGAGAGAGGGGGAAGTAGTAGCAGCAGTAAAAATGATGATAAAGGATTAATAAAGTTTGTCCTAAATATGATAAAAGCTAGATATGTAGGGATATAGACAACCAATCTGTTTATACCCCAATTATAACCCTATTAGATACCTTTTTAGATACCCTATAAATATAATCAACTAAATTATTCTCATTCATAACGCTAGGGTAATTTGGTACGTTTGTATTTCTCACAAAGACAACAACATTGTAAACTTTATAGTCCGGATAATACTTTCTTACCACCCTACAATGATATTTATTCTGCATCATAGGATTATCTAAATACTTAATCTGACCACCCTTATTCTGTTCCCACTTAGCATCATTACATTCCCCAGTAATAATACCTCCCCACATCTTAGTCTCAATCACAAATATAATATTCTTCTCATGGCTAACAACTAGATGATCTATCTGGGCATTACCAAAATAAACATCATGAGAAACAACAAATTCATCAGATAATCTATCTAGTCTACTCTTAACTATTTTCTCACCAATATCTCCTACTGGCTTATTATTCTTAAATTTTTGATATTCTATCTTAGTAAACTGATTACCAAATGCATACATACAATATAATATCAATACTAAAATTATTAACTCTTCCATAGACTTCACCTCACCCACAGTATGTCCAATATTAAAACAAATAAACAAAAAAAATAAAGGGGGGATTATTTTACATCCACCCTTTAAGTCTTTTATACATATAGTCTAAACTCATTAAATTCCAAGTCTATTACGTTATAGTTAACTTTACTGTCCTTTGGTAATTTAATCTTCTCCTTATTCCCAACAACAAATATAGTAGGCATAACCGGTAAAAACTTCTTATAATCGCCACTAGAATAAAATTTTTCATACTTACCACTATTAAATCCTTTATTGCTTATTTCAACCTCTAATAGCCCCATATAAGGCTTACCATGAAACTTATAGCCAAATACTGCATCTGGTCGTATATTATCCATTACAGGCTCAATCTTAAAGCTTAACACCTCACACTTCCTATGCAGCTCACGATAAAAGTCAGTAACCAGCAAACTATGTGTTAATTGTTGGGGTAGATTCTTTTTATAATGATATACATACTCACATGATACAAAATCTCTCGTCCTCTTAACCTTTTTATTTTTATACAACACCTGTAGTCGTTTATAACACGCATGTGGACTTGGAAAGAATATCTCAGCAATTGTAGATGTTCTAGCCACTTTACAATCACTTAGAAAATTAACAATCGCACTATCTCTAGTTGTCATAAATTACTCACCGCCTCTAATATACTATCCTCTGATACATTACCATTCTTGACTTCTTTTTCAACTTTCTTATCAATAAACGTATGCTTAATTAGATCTCTAGCTCTATCCGGATCTAAGAATGGAGCTTGAATCTCAACTTTTCCCCCACGCTTAAATATACCATGACCTTTACCTCTTAATTTTTCTAATCCAGTTTCATCCATGGCTACTGAGCTATTTGTTCCATTCATGGTTTTTAAGCCAAGTATAGAGGTTACGTTGGCTTTAATATCTCCATCTAACACTGTAGATGAAGGTCTTTGAGTCGCAATTATGATGTGGACTCCTGATGCTCTACTTTTACGTCCTAGTTCTTTTAAGCTCTTCATACTATCGGACTTTGGCTTTAAGTCTGCAAACTCATCTATAACTAACACCTGATAATTCATTTTCTTATTTTTGAATTTTTTATTATACTCTTTTATGTCCTTAACATCATTTTCATAAAACAAATCATATCGTCTATCAACCTCAGAAACTAAATCTTCGAGTAACTTTTCTGTTTCATTAATACTCCTACAAAAACTTTTAACCTTACTAGACTTACGGAAAATATTAAGTTCTGCACCATTTTTAAGATCCACTAGATGAAGTATAACATTCGACATAAGAATTAAATTGGTTATTATAGCTCTAAGCACGGTACTTTTTCCACTACCAGTTTCTCCATAGATACCCATATGTGGTTCACCATCTGATAAATCACAACCATGTAATTCACCCTTACGGTCATATCCCACCATAATAGGAACTTCACCTTTAATTTTAGTAGGTACATATTCATACAACGTCTTCTGATTCTCGTTGTACACCTCAATATAAATCTCCTTGTAAGTATACTTAATATCTATCTTTCTGCCGAGGAATTGTTCAATCGCATCTTTATGCTTATCAAAGTCAGCCAAACTCAATCCTCTAGGTAATGTAAACTTATATATCTCGCTATAATCTGTCTTACGCTTACTTTTCATTATAGGGTAAGCACCATCTATACCTAGCCCTAAATTCTCAAATAGCTTATCAAATTTACTCCAAGTCCATGCATAATAGAATATACCCAATATACCAAATGCCTTTAACAGATATAACAATAGATTTTCAGTACCACCTCCATTCTCAACAAACATAGGCATTAAAGCCTGTAATCCAACTCCACTTAGTAATGAATACATACTGTTAGTAACGATATTCTTCTTAAAACTTTTCTTTGCTGCCATTGAAGACCTCCTTTAGCTAAACATACTCAACAAGTTATTTAATCCTTCTTCTGCTAATGGAATATCATCTTTATGTTCTTGTTGAATATATTGATTATTTTTATATTCATCTGATTGCCTATAAAATGATTGATTCTCATCTCTTTCCAATTTCTCTAATGCTGCTATTTTCATCCACACTGCTTTACCAATCATTATACTGCTCATATCTATACGTGAGTACAAATCTCTTTCAAATTCTGTTTTCTTAAATGTCACTTCAATTTTTAGCCTATCATCTTCAGACTTAATTTTCTTCTTACCCATAACAATTACCTCCTACATATCGGCTGTGGTTTAATGTCACATAAATGTCCGTACTTTTGTAAGCCACACTTATGATATCCGATTGCATTAGCAAATTGACTATTGTACATTAACCTTGCATGTGGAAAATGTGTTTTAAACAAACTCTCAAATATAATAGCACTACCACCACATAGATAAACTTGTGAATTAATATCGGTAAAGTTAACTTTGAAATTGGTTAGTATAGGGTCAAGATATTGTCTTAATACTGGCTCAAGAAAATCAGTTGACACTTTCTCCCCATATAAAGTTAAACCATTAACTAATATATTCTCTGCCTCTGATACATCAAGTGTTAGATTATATTTCTCATTAACTGCATTAACCACTCTAGAATAAATCTTCTGTATTCCCTCAGTCCATGTATCATATTTCTTCAACACTGGATTGCCATATACAATTTCTATACTGGCAATATCAATAGTTAAACCACCAAAGTCAAATATAACGATATTACCCTTTAACTCATCAAGACTAAGTAATGCTCCTACTCCCTGTGGTAATACATATACATCGTTAATCTTAATATCCATCTTCTTACCACGGTATATTACTTCTCTATCGTTGTATCCCATAATCATTTTCTTAAACTTATCCTTTTGAGATTGATATTGGCTTATAGGCAATCCAACTACAAGATAATAATCATTGTCTCCGTCCATAGCTAACATTGTTAATGTTCCCACCTCATTCATATCAGAATCAGTTTTATCAAATGAAATTGTTCTATTACCAGTACCAACAGAATGGTCAACTCCATTAATAGTGATAAATGATGTTGCTCCCATAGCTAAACCTGACTTAGTAAATGCTGACCTAAATATACGCTTCTCATTGTCCTTAGTATAGAGATAACCATGATCCAATCCTTTAATCTTACTCATATAGCCTCCTTGAAAATTAATGTAATTACATGAAATATCATGCTACATTTGTTGATAATTTTGATTTGTTAATACACTATATGAGAAACTTACATGAAATGTGACTGTAATTTAATGATTTTACATGAAAAATATCAACTGCTTGTACTTATTATCAATTTATATAGAAATACCACCTAAGATAATGATGTAGGAATATCCCTAGGCTTTCTGTGAGTTTGGTAGAGCTATTTTAACTATGAAAAGGATAACTAATATACCTATAGAATTACAATGGCTTATATCTTTCTCTACAGAAAGAAAATGAACTAAAAATATTTAAGGAAATTAATATAAAACTGTTGACAACCTAATCATTGGTATGATATAGTTTAATGAGATTAATATAAAACTGAAAATTATTCAACATAGGAGGTGTTAAATTGATAAAATTAATCTTAGACGGATAACTAGTGTAAACATAGCAACCACCGTTTGAAAAAGCCAAACGATGTCTGTCTCTTCCAAATGGCAAAAAGACGCCATTTCTCAGAGAGATAATTATTATTTTTATATTTTAGTACTTTTATATCCTTCTCTCTTAAAGGGTATAGGCTACAACCATTGATTTTACTAGGTTTGTAAAAAATTTTAGAACTTTTAATGTTTTTAACCATAAAATCCGAATCGCTACAACCCTATTAAACACTACATTCTTTAAAAATGAGTTAGAACCAAATCAGAGAAAAAAGGTTCTAGAAAAATGAAAGGAGAATTGAATGAATGTAAATGTAATTGATGCAGTTATGGGAGCTGGTAAGACCAGCAGTAGTATAAACTTTATTAACAATTCAGATGATGATGTAAAGTTTTTATACATAACCCCATATCTGACAGAAGTAAAAAGAATAATGACTAGTTGTGTTAATAAAAATTTTAAACAACCAGAGACATATGGAAGTAAATTAAATGGTATTAAACATCTGTTTGAGAAAGGATACAATATTGTATCTACTCATTCACTGTTTAGTATGTTTGATGAAGAAATAATTGATCTTGCTTATGCTAATAATTATACGTTAATTATGGATGAGGTGGCTGATGTCATAGAACCATACGAGATATCTAAAGATGATTTAAACACTATGCTAGACAAATATGTTCATGTTGATGAGAATGGATTATTAAATTGGCATGCTAAAGATTACGATGGTAAATTTCAAGATGAAAAAAGGTTATGTGATTTACATTGTTTAGCCATATATAGTGATGTTGCTATGTTGTGGTTGTTCCCTATTACTACTTTTAGAGCATTTAGAAATATTTATATATTAACCTACATGTTCAATGCTCAAACTCAAAAGTATTACTATGACTACTACGGGGTTGAGTATACATATTTGTACATTAAGGGCGACAATATAAACAACTATGAGTTTACTACTGAGGTTGTTGATTACAAAGTACCTGATTATAATAAATTAATACATATTTGCGATAATGCAAAGCTTAATCGTATAGGAGATATGGAATCATCCCTCTCAAAAACTTGGTATTTAAGGAATCAGAATAATCAATTAATGAAACAACTAAAGAATGCAACCGGTAATTATTTTAAGAATTATACAAAAACAAAATCAAGTGAAAACTTATGGACTACGTTCAAAAAATTTAAACCATTGGTAGCAGGTAAAGGTTATGCCAAAGGCTTTGTATCTTCCAATGTTAGAGCAACAAATGAATATAGAGATAGAATTGCTGTTGCTTACTTGATTAACAAATATTTTAATCCTTGCATTAAGAATTTCTTTACACAGAATGGTATTACTGTTGAGGAAGATGCTTATGCCGTAAGTGAAATGCTACAGTTTATATGGAGATCTGCAATAAGAGAAAATAAAGAAATTTGGTTATACATACCAAGTAGTAGAATGAGAAAACTACTTATACAATGGATTGATGAAGTATCTAACGGCACTAATATAAAACATTAAAAGGAGAGAGTTAATGGATAACGTAAATAAAGAATTAAGAATTCAACTACATAAGGGTATTATAGAGGAATTATTAAATAATAATACGGCACTGAATGGATACGTTGGTAAGAAAATAAAAATTTTAACACAAAATTATGATTTATCTCTTTTATTGACCATTTATGAAGATTATAAATCATATTTAATTAAAAGAATTGCTACTATCACAAGTTCATATGGAAAAGTAAATTATATTTTTAAGGTTTTAGAAGAACAAGCTAAAACGAAACTAATATAAAACTTTAAATATATCTAACAAAGAAATTGGAGGTTTGATAATGGCATTAAATAAACAAATAATATTTAAGGAGAATTGGAGGTAAATCTAATGACAAATAGACCATTATATGTGCGTAAATTTCATTCAGGTAGATTAAAAGAATTTGACTACAATATTAATAATACATTTAATGAATCAAAAGATCTTAAAGAAATAATAGGACTTTCTGATAATCAGATACTACGCACTATAAGAGATATAAGAAATAAGTGCGTAGACAGAAAAAAAATAGAGTTATTGATAAAAATTCGTGATCATTATAAATATTCTAATACATATCAACAAAGAAACAATAAATATACAGAAATCATAAATAACAAAATAAAAAAAGTAAATAACAATTCTAAGATAATTGAAAGATTGAAAAATAAGTACCTTGACGTAACTGTTTATAACAATGAAGCTCAAAGAATTCAAGATAAAATTAATCGTACAATGTTTATTGAAGATTATGTTGTTGTAGTGATGGATAATCTAAAACAATATGACCACCTCTATAAAAACGGATTCATAATTAATGGCAAGGAATATAAACGATTAAGTTGTTCTGCTAGTCAAGCTAGAGTATCTACTGTTATATTCTGCAATACGGAAATAATTGATTTAGTAAAAGAAAGACTTGATAATGGCAGAAATAAAGAAAAATCATTTTCACCAAGCAAATTTAATGCATACTTTGGCTTGTACGGATCTGCGACAAAGATTGTTAGTGAACCTAAGTTTATTGTTGTTAAAGATTTTGAGAATACTGACACCTTTACAGCAAATTACGTAATTGAAAATGGTTGGAATGTTGATGACACCATAATACAAAAAGAGATTAAAGATATGAAAATGAATAGAACTGATGGGATGGGTTTAATATCTCCAAAACAGGCTTCTATATGGGCTAAAGATTTAGGTTTGGACTATGTCCCTTCTCAGTTTTGTATACGACAAAGTTTTATGAAAGGAATGTTGTGTGTTTTTCCTATTCATGATTTTTGCGAAGAAGTTAATAATGGCAGTTATATTGTAGACACTATATACAAAGGTGATGATGGTAACTATATAAAAGCTGATTTAAGAGATTATGAAGTTATAATTACAGAATCACAATTTAAATTATGGGATAGCTACAATTCACTGGAAGAATACATTAATAATTGCCATAAGAATAAGTTGTATTGGGGGGTCGCTCTTCATACACCAAAAGCAGCTAAGCATATGATGAAATTAAATTATCAGTTTATACAAACATTAAATTTATCAAAAGAAGATGTAGAGAATTTAGCAAGTCAATTTGTCGACTGGATAAATGGTGTGTCTTATGATAATGTTTATTACATGCTACTATTTTTATTAGGTGTAAACAACGATAACGATAAAATCAACAACTTTTTATCAAGTAGTGATAATTATTTAGTTAAAAGTTTAATTGTTAATCATGATATCAAAAGTGATAAATATGTACGCTCAAAAATACGTGATTTGATTAGACATAAAATTGAAAACGCATGTAAGGGTGATATTTATGTAGATGGAAATTTTCAAGTTATTGTATCTGATCCATTTGGCTTTATGCAACACGTTTGTGGCTTAGAAGTAACTGGTTTACTCAAAAAAGGTGAATATTATTCTAATTATTGGAACAAAAGAAATATAAAACAAGTAGACGCAATGAGATCACCTCTCACCTATATGTCTGAACATGTGATATTAAACCTGAGAGACGACGATGAGGTGAACAAGTGGTATAAATACTGTGAACTGGGAATTATTTTAAATTATTTTGGTCACGAATGTGTTAATTTCGCGGGCTGTGATTTTGATATGGATATTTTAGCAACAGTATCTCACAAAAGTATATTGAATAACGTTTATAAAGATGAGTTGCCAGTCGTATATGATGCTCCAAAACCAAAGAAAATTAAATTTACAGATGCAGATTTATATGAATCAGACACTTTTTCATTTGGTTCAATTATAGGGTCTATAACAAATAAATCAAGTAACGGATATGCTCTATTGCCAAACATCATTAAAAAATATGGTATTGAAAGTACTGAATATAAGTTATTAAAGTCCAGACTTCAACAATGCTGTAAAGCTCAATCAGCTCAGATAGATAAGGCTAAAATAGGCAAGGCAGTAAAGGGTATCCCTAAGGTTTGGGTTAATTATATTAAATTACCAAAGAATCCAAAAAAATTAACCAAATGTAGAAAATTAAGAAAAAAACAATTGTATAACAACATTTTACTAGACAAATATCCTTATTTTTTTAGATATGTTTATAAAGACACAAATAGACAATATAAAAAATATTATGAAGAGTACGATATAACATGTAGACAAAAATTTCAAATGCCATTTAGCGACTTAAAAAATCTCAATAGAAAGACTAAGATACAAAAAGAATTTATAAATAACTTTTATGCTCACTCTCCTGTAATACATAGTGAAAGTTCTATGAACTTATTATGCGAATATATTGAGGGGATTAACTTTGATATATCTCAACACACAAAAATTAAAACAGATGAAGAAGTGTACAGATTGTATAAAAATGAATCATTTGAATATGCGAAGTATTACGATAAAGTCGTAGAAGAATTAAAAAGCTTTATGGTTAGTAAAAAGTTTGACAAACAATCAATAAGCGACGACGAAAATGAAGCTGAAGACATATCAAATGTAGTCGAAGAATATAAAATTGATTCAGATAACCTTTACGATAGGTTAAAGAATGTGTGTAGTAATCAAATTATTATCGTAAACTGTTTAGTAGATTACTTTTATAAAGAAAAGCCTTCTAGTAATAAGGATTTGTTGTGGTCTACATATGGGAAAATAATATACAACAATATTAAGCAGAATACAAATAAATCATCTGTATTATTTCCATTTCAATCTAATACTGGAGATACAGTAGATTTAAGCTATCTAGGTTACAATTATACATTGAAGGAGGTAACTATATAAAATGAACTACAAATATAACGAATTAGAGTATGCAAAGACGATATACGAAAATGGGTTTCAAACTAAACACATTGTAACAGAATTAAGATTGGTTGCTACATACTTACGTAGATATTTAAATTATAAACCAAAAGACTTGAGAGAGGTCATGTATAACTTTTGTAGTAAATACATACCTGAATATAATAAAGTTAAGCACTATAAGATTATAAACAGAGCAATAAATCAAGCCTGCAAAAAAGGTAGCGCATTAATAAAGGTTGATGAAATTACTGTTTATGATTATGAACTTGCTTATATTGATACTTTGCAGATATGTAACGAAGATGGTGAAATTGTAAAATTTAGTTACGATTGCAAAAAAGTAGTTTTTACTTTATTGTGTCTAATGAAATTAAATAAACATATAAGTAAACAAAAAAACGGTGAAGAATCAAAAGGGTTATATTTTAAAGGCGGAAATAAAAAATATAATGATCTAAAAAAAGCATCAAAAATTAATGATAAAATTAAAATTAATGATGATATAATATACTCACTTGGGCAGTCAGGGATAATTACTGTATTGTTCAATGGTTTAATTAAACTAAATTTCATGGATGATTTGAATAATTTAAAAGAAAGCAAGACAGGCAATGATTGTAACGTCTGTATAACTATTAAAAACTTTGATAATATAGGCTGGTACTATGATTTTTACAGCAATGTAATTAATATAAAACTATGTAAGCACTGTAATCAACCATTTAAACAAACGAAACATGATATATTATATTGCAGTGAGCATAAACAATATTATATTCCTATTGAAACCAAAGAGATACAATGCACTGATTGTGGTGTAAAAGTTGAAGTAGATGCAAGAAACATGACAAAAACAAGATGTGATGAATGTTATAAGACATATCGCAGAAAGAAAAAAACAGAAACTATGCGTAAAATACGTGAAAATCAATAATTTGTGGTCAGTTGTTTTAAAAAGTTAAAATCGCTATAACCCTTGATTTTACTGGGTTTACACGCATTATATTTTTTCTTAACTTATGATATAGAATATTAATATAAAACTATAAAACATCTCTTTCATTCAACTTCAAGTCTACATAAGATTTTCATATACTCTCCTCTCGCAGTGGGTGTGGTGCTAAATACAACATGCTCACTGCAATAAAAGCGGATCACACTGTAATGCTCTCCGGACTTACAGTTAAGATATTATCTTTTCTACCATGTGTAGAATAAGACCACGGTTTATGTAATGCATTTACCGGTTTTTAAACAAAGAATCGAGACTGAAATCTCAACATAGTGCAATTAGGGAGTGAAATCCCAACAATAAGGACTCTCAGAAATGGGAGTCTTTTTATTATGGAAGGTTATCCTAATGGTAAGGAGCTAGACTTGAAATCTAGTGATACGTAACAGTACTGGGGGTTCAATTCCCTCATCTTCCGCTCTCTCCTATCGTGAGAAAATTTAAAAAGAAAGAAGGAATAATTTATAAAACCTATTACAGACAAAGAAGCAGAAGTTTTAAGATCAAATGGTATGGCTAAATATGTTATATGTGGCCACGGAACATATCATCGTAAACTGGTGGTAGAGAAACAAAGTGTATTACAGTTTTTAGAGAAGTACAGAAAATCAATCATAGTTAAATAACAAAAATACATTATGGAAAGAGGGTTATTACTATCTTTAAATTATTTTATGATACAAACGCCTTGTTAAATCTATTAGATAAGGCATTTAATGAAGAATTTGTAATATCAAGCAAAACGCTTCAAGAAATTGAGTCAATTAAGTCATCGGGTACAAAAAGTGAAGACGTTAAATTCAAGGCAAGAAAGTTATCACATCTACTAGATGAAAATGACAAATACAATGTTTCAATAGTTACGAATGATATTTTCGATGTTATAAAATCATTCAATCTCGATGTATCCCCAGATAATATAATAATAGCAACTGCATATTTGTGGAATAAAGATAAAGAGCAAATAATTTTTGTAAGTGATGATATTAATTGTAAGTGCATCGCAAAAGAAATTTTCGGCTTAAAAGTTAAGGGAATTAACGATTTAGATATAAAAAATACAGAGGAATATGCTGGATACAAAGAAGTAATTTTGTCTGATGATGAAATGAATTATTTCTACAACAATATAGATAAAAATTTATATAACAGCCTTCTAAATGAGTATTTAATTATTAAAAATAGTAAAAACGAAGTAACTGATAGGCGTAGGTGGGATGGAGAAAAATACACCACTCTATCTTACAAACAAATAAATAGTGATTTTAGTGGTCGTATTAAACCAAGAAATGAACAGCAAGTAATAGCGTTTGATATGTTACAAAATAAAAATGAGACAATTAAAGTTCTTACCGGTAAATATGGAACAGGTAAAGATTATTTAATGATATCTAATGCATTAGAATTAATAAAGCAAGGTAAATATGACAAAATACTGTGGGTAAGAAATACCATAGAAGTAAAAAATACTAAATCAATTGGCTTTTTGCCCGGAAGTATGCACGATAAATTATTACCTTTTGCTATGATTATGGCTGATCATTTAGGTGGCAAAGATGGTCTTGACATGTTTATGATGCAAGGAAAAATAGAAATTGAACATCTAGGCTTTATACGAGGTAGAGATTATAAGAATACAATAATCATATGTAGTGAAGCTGAAAACATGACTAAAGAACATGTACAGCTGCTTATTGGTCGTATTGGAGAAGGATCTGCTCTTTGGTTAAACGGCGACTTTAAACAAACCGATACTTATATCTTCGAAAGTAATAATGGCTTGCTTGAAACCGTTAATAAACTAAAAGGACATGAAAAATTTGGATATGTTAAATTAATAAAAACTGAACGTAGCGAAACGGCTGCATTAGCTGACTTATTGGATTAGAGGTGATAATATTAAAAAATTTGACAAAGAATACTCAACGCAATACACACCCGAAATGAAATATCTTGAAAGTGTGGGTATTAGATATAACTTTGTAAAAGTGTTGAATGAAGTAAATACATATAAGTATGCAAAAACTCCTGAGTTGTTTCGTGCTTTGGAGATTTTTTATGCACAAAAATAAGAAAGGTTAAATTATAGGTGATAATATGTTTAAAGACTTAACTGGGAAAAAGTTTGGAAGGCTTGAAGTGTTATATCGAGATTTCGATAATCCAAAATCTAATGTAAGAACATACTGGATGTGTAAATGTGATTGTGGAAATAAAGTAAGTGTAGCAGCTCAATCTCTTTTAAGAAAAACAAATAAAACAGAAAGTTGTGGCTGTATAAGAAAAGAAAACAACGCAAAACTTAAAAAAACTTTTAAAAAAGTTGACATGATAGGAAAGCGCTTTGGTAGATTAACGGTTATAAAAGAATCAAAACAAAAATCAGGAAAAAGACAAAAATTAATGTACGACTGTATTTGTGATTGTGGAAACAATCATACTGTTTGTGGTGAAACATTAAGAAGCGGTGAAACTAAATCTTGCGGATGTATTTACATAGAAACAAGGGGAGAAGCTTCTAAAAATTATAACACTTACGATCTAAATACTTATGAATATGGTGTTGGTTACTGCGATAATGGAACACACTTTTTCTTCGATAAAGAAGATTATTATAAAATCAAAAATTATTCATGGTGGTATGATGGTAAATATGTAACAGCACATTCTTTAAAGGATGATAAATATACAACCAAAATCATTAGAATGCATCGTGTAGTGATGAATATTGAAGACAGAGAAAATGTTAATGTTGATCATAAAAATTTAGTTAGGTATGATTGTAGAAAGTCTAATTTAAGAATAGCAACTGATGTTGAAAATGCCAGAAACAAACGACAATCCTATTGTACACCAGATAATCCAGTGGGAATATATAAAATTAATGATAATAGGTATGACGTATATATTTTAAAAAAGTTTAGGGGTAGTTTTGATAATTTTATAGATGCTATTAAATTTAGACAGCAATTAGAGATTGATGAATACGGAGATTTTAGGTATAATCCAGAACAACAAAAAATAATTGAAATCGATATTGAGAGCCGACAAGACTCTCTTTTATTATGCTCAAACGAGTAAATATTAAGAAAACGGAGGTACTCTCCTATTGAAAAATTTAAAATCATTTATATTAGGTATGCTTACCATACTACTTTTTATTCCGTTGGTAGAACAATTATGTGAAGTTATTGTTACTTCATTGGAATATGTAAAAGGATTAGTAAGTAAACCAGTATTAAAAGTAAATAAAGAGTTATTGGATTTACAAGCACAACAAGAGGAAATATCAACTCAGGCTATGGGTTTTGTGTACAATGGTGATGATGAATATGATTATATTGAGGATGATGATTTTGAGGATAAAAAGAAAAGTAAAATCAAAATGGGATTTCATCGTTAATTTTTTATTTTTATCAAATTCAAAGTCTATTTATCCAACATAACATTACCACATAATCTAGCTAAAGTCAACAAATTTATGGAGGAATTTTAAATGTCTAAAGAATTCAAATATACAAGAACCACTGTTACTAAATTATCAGCAGTTGGTCTTATTGATACAGATAACGGAACAATTGAAGTTGAGGGTGAAACAAAGAATTTACTTGAGCTATTAAAGGACTTTAACGGGGCAAATATATCTCTCGCTGTTCAGGTAAGAGAAGAAATTGAAATTTAATAAAGAAGGGACTGGTGATTATTAATCCAGAGTTATTAAGAAGAGAAAATGAAACTGAACTAGAACACCATAAAAGAATTATATATGGAAAATTAGTTGATAAAACATTATCAGATGAAGATTATACAGATTTATCAGAAGTTGCATATGGTCAAAGATTAAGTTCTGATGTAGCTCGTAGAGAGTTTTACGGAAGTAAACAGACACTTGACATAGTAAACCGTGATAAAGAGTCTAATGTATCAGAAGATTCTTACATAAAAGAAATTGAATTAAAGAAATTAGAATTAGAAAAAGAACGTCAAAAACTGAATGCTACAAAGGTTGAATATACAAGAAATATAAGACAACAAAGCAGATTTGAGTTGTTTTATGAAAATGTTAAAGATGCTATCACTACTCTTCCACTTCCAGAGTTATATCCTGTATCATGTGAATTAGAAGAAATAAAAGAGTATGTTCTAACTATTGCTGATATTCACGCCGGAGCAAATTTTGTTAGTGAAAATAATCAATATTCACTTGATATATGCAAAGATAGGTTTGATAGGTTACTAGGAGATACAATAAAGTTCGTACAAGACAAGGGAATATCGAAGTTAAAAATCGTGGAAATGGGTGATACAATTCAAGGTTTATTACGAGTTTCTGATTTAAAACTAAATGAGTCAAGTGTTGTAGAGGCTACAGTGTTTATTTCAAGGGTAATATCTCAATTTCTAAATGAGTTATCTGCTTATTGTTACATCGATTATTATCATGTACCTACATCCAATCATAGCCAAACAAGACCATTAGGTACAAAAGCAAGTGAAATTGTTTCTGAAGATGTTGAATATGTTATATCAAACTACATTAAAGATGTTCTTGCTAGTAATGATAGAGTGACAATAAATTTAAATATTGGTAAGCAATATATTAATATTCCGATACTAGATTTTGAGTGTGCTGCATTACACGGTCATCAAATAAGAGATATTAAAAATTCATTAAAGAACTTAAGTCAATTACATAGAAAGTTCTATGACTTCATCTTCTTAGCTCATTTTCATGGTGGTTCTGAAACAGTTGTTGGAGAATCTATTGTTGGTGATTCAGAAGTATTAGTGTGCCCTTCCTTTATAGGTAGCGATCCTTATAGTGATTCAATTATGAGAGGCTCTAAAGCGGCTTGTAAGATATTTGGATTCGACTATTATAACGGTCATACAGAAACTTATAAAATAGTTTTAAATTAATAAACATGCATAATTATGCAAGAAAGTGGTGAATATGGATTTACTAGCAGAATACGAAGTAATCGATTTTTGTTGTGACAGTTGCCTTTTAGAGGATGCACTCGATACATTGAGATACATAAATAAAATGCGTGACGGAGAATACTCTTCTGTTGTTATTTTTGGTGGCGAATATTTAGCTGAAAATATATTGGAGACATTCTTATCTTTACGTAACGTTGATGAAGTTTGTTTTGATGTTGAAAAAGTAGACTTAGATAAAGTTGACTATGCTAAAGAATATGCAATTACAATTTATATGGAGCAATTTGATGTTCCACATATTATCTTGTCAATTGAAAAAGCAATGGATGAAGATAGTTGTTATAAATATTTTGGTGAACATCATTGTTATATTGACGTAGAATGCGATGATGAGCTAATTGTACATCAAATGGAAAGTGATAGTGAGATTGATATTTTCTCATTAGGTAATGTATAACGACATTAATATAATACTATAAAAGGATAATTCTATTCAAATCAGGGGCGGTACGTGTCAAAGCGTATGGCTCTTTTTGTGTGCAAAAGTACACGTACAGAGAATACAGCATTGGTGAGAGTAAATGCAAATGAGTGACTAATTGTTGGATTATGTACCAACGGCTCATACTTAGATTTGCGAGATAATTACTCGCCATCTTTGACTATGGATAAAACGAAATGTTGAATCCTATGTTGGAGAATAGCACATGTCGTGATGACACTAATAAGACTATTCTCCTTTACTATTAACCAAAAATAAAGTAAAGGAGATGTTAAATGATTAAAAAATTTACAAGAAAACAGCTACAAGAACAATTAGGATTTAATGCAGAAAAGACACAATTAATATTGGAGTACCAAAAAAGATTACCAATTTTACTAGAAGATAATGATACTTGGGTTGATGCTAGGAAACTACATGAACAATTGGGTGTTGGTAGAGATTTTTCAACATGGATAAAACAACAAATTGAAGATATGTATTTAGAAGAGTTTATTGACTATATTATCGATTCCCCTTCAAAGGGGAAAACCTCACCAGTTGGTGGAAGACCTACTATAGATTATAATATAAAAATTTCTACAGCTAAAGAAATAGCCATGGTATCTGGTATAAAAGGTGGGCGTACATCACACAAACTAAAAGAAAATAGTAAAATAGCAAGAAAATATTTCATTTATATGGAAGAAGCTATTATTAACAATATTAAATGGGAAGAAACTAGAAATCCTGAAAAAGAAGGATTCAATAGAATGTGTAAAGCATTAGACGATTATCTTGTTAAAACTCAAAACAGAAATATTGATAAATGGGATAGGATATATGAATCAAATTCTATAAACATGATTTGCACTGGTATGATTGCAAGTGAAATAAGGCACTATTTAGACTGCAAAGACAAGATAACAAGAGATAGTCTCAATAAAACTTATAATGAATACATAAGGAGTTTGCAAGAACAAAATATAGCTTATTTAAATATGGGATATAACAGATATCAAAGACACGTTATGTTGTCTAAATATTTTGAAGCGATGTTTCCAAATGCAAAACAATTAGTTGATGATTCAGATATAAAAGATATAATAGAGAATAAACGAAAATATGTAGAAGAACTGAAAAGCAAAACAAACGATAGTACTCTTCCATTTGGTATGAGTGCTTAAATAATACATAAAACGAAAAGCAACTGTGAAATATCGGTTGCTTTTTCTATGTAAAAAATATAAATAAGGAGGTGTCTATATTGCCACAAAAAGCAAGACAAAAGCCACCCGTTGGCGAAAAGAAATGTACCAATTGTAGAAAAGTTAAAAACCTCACTAATTACTACATAGCTTCTAATCCAGCAACTTCAAGTGATGGTAAGACTGTCAATGTGTGTAAGGCTTGTGTGAAACAGGGATCATTAAATCCTGATGGTAGCTTAAATATAGAAGGATTTAAACATATGTTAATGTTAATGGATAAACCTTTTGTACCCATTGCAATTGATAGTGCTATAGAAGAAACTAATACAGCTATTTCTACTGGAAAAGGTCGTAAAGACTTGGTAGGCAATTATATGAAGAATATAGCCTCTCTTCCACAATATTCGAAGATGTCATTTTTAGAATCAATAGCTTTATTGGATAATGGAACTTCCATTTCATCTGCTGTCACGACTGCTGAAAAGAAACAAAAAGATAAAGAAGAAGTTTATGTTAAGCAAGTCGATGATTTTGTTGTTACGGACGATTTGCTGGATTTGTTTGGTGAAGGATTTACAAAAAATGAATATCGATTGATGAAGAAAAAGTATGATACATTAAAAGTAAATTACACAATGCAAACCAACCTACATCAAGAAGCTCTTGCTACATATGTACGATTTAAAGTTAAAGAAGAATTGGCAACTGCCGCCGGTAATGTTGGAGAAGCTGAAAAGTGGAGCAAGGCAGCACAAGACGCAGCAGATAAAGCAAAACTGACACCTAAACAGCTCACACAAGCAGACCTGCAAAAAGGTGTTAATAGTTTTAGCGAATTAGGGTTAGCAATTGAACAAGCTACGGATGTAATTAGTGTTTTACCAAAGTATAAAAATCAACCTCATGATTCCGCAGATTTTATTATTTATTGTTATATTAATTATGCAAGAAAATTAAAAGGACTACCGACTGTAGAATATGAAGAAGTCTATAAGTTTTACGATGACAAAGTATCTGAATATTTAAAACAATATGGTGATCCACATGGTATATTTACTAATGATACTACTTTGAATAACAGACAGAATATTGAAAAATTCATCACTCTTCCTAAGGATTATAATGCCGATGCGGATTCCGATGAGGAGGAAGATACATGACGGATGAGTCTATAAAAAAACGGATACAAGAGCTTCAGGATGATACGGTGTTTGGTAAAAACTTATATAACTACTATGACTTTATTAGTTGGGCAAGGTGGTATCCAGATTTATTTATCGATTTGTTAAAAACTGATAAGAGTAACTTTAACCTTCATCTTGATCAAAGGGTATTTTTAAGAACCGACGTACGATTTATGAATATGTACGGGGTTTTTAGTAGGGGTTACGCAAAGACATTTAATGAAGTTTTATCTTGTGTTATTGTGGCAATTTTGTTTCCTGAAATGGAATTGGCAATTTCTGCTCAAACAAAAGAAAATGCAGCCGACTTATTAAAATCTAAGTTTAATGAAATTAGAAAAAAATACCCGCTTATTGAAAATGAATTAGCGTGTGAGCCTAAATTTATAAAAGGTGATGCTTTAATTACATTTAAAAATGGTTCTACTGTGGATGCAATTGCAAATGCACAAAGCACAAAAGGTCAAAGAAGAAGAAGACTAAAAATTGAAGAAGCTGCCTTATTAAACAATGTCCTGTTTGAAGACGCATTAGAACCTGTTACAGAAGTGCCTAGATATACTGTGGGAAAATTAGGATTAGTAGATCCAGAGGAATTAAATCAGCAGATTCACTTCTTTACTACTTCTGGGTTTAGAGGATCAGACGAATATTATAGAAGTATAAAAATGTACGACGACATGTGTGATTTAAAAGGACAAATAGTCTTAGGTTCTAATTGGATGTTACCATGTTGGTTTGGTAGAGGTAGTAATAAAAGTCAGATTCTTAAAAAGAAACGTAATAGCGCACCTATTGCTTTTGCTCAAAACTACGAGCAAGAATGGGTGGGAAGTTCAGACGGAGCGTTAGTTGATATTAATAAATTAATGAGATGTCGGACTCTTACTACTCCAATGATAAACAAAAATAAAAATGATGAAGAATTTTATCTTGGTGTCGATGTTGCAAGATCTCAAAAAAGTTCAAATAACCAATCTTCCATTGCTGTTGGAAGGGTTATAAGAAATAAAGATACAAATAGAATATTGTCTGTAGAAATACCAAATATAATAACTATATCTAATTCATTGAATTTTACAGCTCAGGCGTGTATTGTAAAAAAGACTAAAAATTCTTTTAATGCGAAAGCTGTTATTGCCGATGGTAATGGATTGGGTAGTGGTCTTATAGATGAATTATTAAAAGATTCATATGACCCTATAACTGGTGAATATTTGGGTTGTTGGGACACAATGAATACGGATAATCAGCCCGAAACTATTGGAGCAGAACAATGTTTATTTGACATGAAAGCCCAATCATATCAAAGCAAAGTAATTACAAATTTTATAAATTCAGTTGACAGTGGACAATTGAGATTATTAGCAAAAAAACAAGAAGGTGATTTTACTTCAAAAGATAGAGAGAATGTGGAATTAAACATATTACCTTATGTTCAAACAGATTTATTATTTGAAGAAATTGCTAATCTTAAACTTAAGAATATGAATAACGGTGCTTTGTCTGTGGAAAAAGTTGTTAAAAAATTAGACAAGGATCGTTTTTCGGCATTAGCATATTTAATATGGTATATTACAGAATACACTTCTTTTATACAAAAAAATAATTTCAATGCCCAAGATTATGCAAAATCACTATCAAAGTTAAATCATAAACCAAAAATGTATTAGAAGGAGGTGAAATACTAAATTGCCAAATAAAACAATATACACTAAAAAAGCATATCAGAACGATGAAGATAATTTTAATAAGTCTATAGATGAAAATAAACCAGTTGACTGGACAGGGTTTAAAAGGCTTATGATTCATGATTTATGTGTAAATAACATCATAGAAACATTTAGGTGTGGAAATTATTCACTTGAAGAAATTAACAACGCATTAGAATATCCAAATTCAATGTCTGATGTATTAGTTTCTACTAGTGATTTTTTAATGCGTATTTCACCTCATTACAATCGTTTAAATACATATTTTAGTAACATGGCTGTATTTGATTGGGGAATTGACTTGTATGATGTTAGAGAAAATTATAACGTAGAAACTCTAAAAAAACACTATTTTGCACTAGCTTCATATCTAGAGAAAATGAATATTAAACATGAGTTTTCAAAGATAATGAAAGTATTACCATACCAAGATGTTTTTTATGGAGTTGTCTTTGATAGTAATCAAGATTACTTTATACAACCTCTTGATAATAGAATGTGTAAATTATGTAAAACACAAGATGGGTTGTTTAATTACAAAGTAAACTTGTCATCTATTAATCCAATAAATATCGGTGCATATCCTGAGTTTTTACAAAGAGCATACTTAGATTATAAAAACGGAGATATTCCTAATTGGTATATACCCCCATCAGATAAACAAATATGTATTAAATTGAATAGTCACTTAACTTATCCTTATCCTTTGCTTATATCAACGGTTAGGGATATTTTTGATTTAGATACCTATAAAAAATTAAAATTGCAATCTGCTAGAACTGATAATTATAAGGCTATAATGGTTGAAGTTCCAATTGATGATTCTACAATTGACAAGCCTTTATTAACACCAGACACTTTAGGAGTTTTTGCGGAATTAAACAGAGAAAGTATGTCAGATGATATAGGTATAATTCATACTTTAGGATCAAAAGGTGAGGCGATATCTTTCAAAGATAGTAGTAACACAAGAAACAATGTAGCCGATTCAACAGATGACATATATAACTCTGGTGGTGTTTCAAAAGAAATGTTTAATGGATCTTCTAGTGGTACTGCATTAACTAATTCTATTGAAAATGATTCTGGACTTATTTATGCAGTTTATCGCCAGTTTGAGAGGTGGATTAACAGATGTATCAAAATAGGCAAATACAATAAACAGAACTATAAATTCGCAATGTTCTTATTGGATATCACAATATATAACAGAGATAAAGTTATAGATAGATATCAAAAAAGTTGTAGCTTTGGTGCTCCATTAATTCCTAGATGGTTAGCAGCTTTAGATATAACACCTTCTAAAATTGAAGGTGCTTTTATATTGCAACAAAAGGTTTTTAATTTCCAAGAAAACATGATACCACTATCTTCTTCTTATACTCAAAGTGGTTCAAGTGAGGCTGGTAGACCTGAGCAAGATGAATTATCTGATTCTGGTGAAATTACCCGTGATACTGAGGCTAACGATAAACGATGAGAAAGGTGGTGATATTAAAATGGAATTAATTCAGTATGGAAAATATTCAGTCCCAGTAATGTTTCAAAAACTCGATGAAATGGATACTACTGATGGTAGATTCACAAAAGTAAGAATATGGATGATGCACTTAGGCGAAAACTTTAATTCAAGTATGTTTGAGCAAAGTGTTGTAGATGACGCTATTGGATCACTAGAATATATACCAATAGTTGGATTTATAGAAAAAAATTCTATTAAAGATGATGATTTTTCTGACCACAGATATATTATAGTGCGAAAAGACGGGGAGAAAGAAAGAAAATATGCTGGTACTGCATACGGTGTAATACTTAGTTCAGAGGATAATAATGCTCATTATGAAGATAGACTCTGTGATGATGGAGTTACTAGGACATTTTTAGTAGTAGATGGTGTTATGTGGAATATGTTTGACAAGAGTTCAGAAATTATGAACCGAGATATGGTTAAATCTCATAGCATGGAGTTACATCCACCATCCGTTGAAGGATATGAAGATGAAAATAATATATTTCATTTTACTAAATTTTCATTCAGAGCTGCATGTATTTTAGGTATTGATCAAGAACCCGGAATGCATAACTCAACCATTGAAGTCCAATTTACAATGAATGATTTTGTTAAAGGTGTTCAGAGTGAATTGTCAAATAAATTAAAGACTTACACAGATTTTTTAAAGGCAACCCAAAATAATGAAGGAGGTACACAAATGGCAAAACCAGATAATGCAAATACTGATTTTTCATTAACTGTTATGCAACAGTACAGTGAATTAGACGGTATTTTATCTGCGCATGAACAGTATAGAGATCGTTGGGGGGATATGCGTATTAGATATTCCATCGTGGATATTCAGGACAACGAAGTAATTTGTATTGATAGGGCAGATAATTATAATTATTACGGTTTCACATTCGCAATGAATGGTGATAAACCAGAAATTGACTTTGCAACAAGAGTAAAAAAGAAAATTGAATATGCAAATTTCGTAGAAGGCACTCAATCAATTGACGGTGCTTTTTCTTTTGCAAAAGAATTAGAGGATTTTTGTATTGTTGCTGATGGAAAAATTGAAACAATTTCTAGCGAAAAGGAAACAGCAGAAACAAATTATTCCACTATTAAAACAGATTACGATGAAATCAAACCAAAATACGATGATTTCGTTAAAGAGGCTGAAGAAAGAGTAAAGAAAGAAACTGAACAAAAGAAAGATGAATGTTTTGCAAAATTTGATGAACATTTATCTGATGTTACAGACTATGTTGCACTTAAGGAAGACAAAGAAAATCTACCTTTAGAAGTTATTGAATCAAAATGTGCAATTCTGTTTACCCAAAAAAATTTAAACGCAAATTTTACAAAGAAAACTAAAAACGATGATTCTTTAGTTGCCGACCTAGTTGATAATTCACTTAATGATGATGGAATTATACAAACAAAATATGGCGCAATTAAAGTGCGTAAATAAAAGGAGGAAATTAAATTATGGCTATTTATGGTGTATTTGAATCTACAAATATGAAAAGCACTAAGGGTGCTGAAAGAGTTTTTGATGCTGTATCAACATCTGATATTGAAAATGGTACATTTGGTTATTTAAATGGTTTAGCAACAGGAGAATCCGTAACTTACAATTTTGAAGTAGGTACTAATGCTGGTTCAGAAATAGTTGTTGTTGATAATCCAGCTTGGACTGAAGATGAAAGTCTACGTTCAAAACAAAGAAAAGATCAATATATTATCCCAGCAGGTACAAAATTTAGAGTTAGAGTTATAGCTTTAACTGATGAATTTGCTATTAACAAAGCTTGTGTGACAACTGCAACTCAAGCCGCATTATTAGTTAACGCATATTTAACAATTGATTCTACTGGTAAATTAGTGGCTTCTGCAACTGCGGCTACTACACCTGTTTTTGAAGCTCAAGTTATGAGAAAAAGAGTTCAAGGAGCTACTCTTGTTACAACTGCAAACACATATGGTTACTCTACTGAGTTATTTGAAGCAAAAGTAACCACATTAGCTTAATTAAAATAAAAGGAGGTACTGAATTATGTACGGAAGTAAATTAAACTTCACTAAGGAACAAACAAATGTTTATGATTTAACCCTAGACTTAGCAAGGGGCGACTTTTCTTTACATATTGATAATGAAAAATTATCTAGAACAGATTTAGAAAACTACTTAAGAGATAAAATCAACAAAGAAATCTTACAAGGTAAAACTTTATATCAAGCTTTCAGAAGAAACAATTTAGTTGTATTTGAAATAATGGAAGAAATCACTAATATAACAATTGGAGAAAACGTATTAAACTCTCCATTTATTGACGCTTTTGTTGAAGTAAAAAACAGAGCTTTAGGAGACAAAACAGCTTTCTATTCTGAAGGTGGTTTATTATCAGTTGCTAGTTTTGCTGGTAATCACTGGGATACTAATCGTCAAGCTATTGATGTAGGTCAAGAAGTAACTCTTCCTAGTGAATGGATTTATGTTCATGTTTATGAAGATTTAGAAAGATTCTTACTTGGTATTACTGGTCTTGAAAAAATTATGGATAAGATTTATAAGTCTGTAAACAAATACATTCAAGATAGATTATATGCTCAATTCCAAAATGTAGCAAATGCCGTTCCTACAGAATTTGCTAAACAAGGTAACAGCGAAGAAGCTCTTGGTTCTTTAGTTGATTTAGTTCAAGCTGCTGGGGGATATGGTTCTATCACTTTAGCTGGTACTAAGGGTGCATTAAGAAAAGTTGCTAACATTGTTCCTGATAAAATGTTTGCTAATTCTCAAAAAGAAGCTAAAGCTAGTACAGGTTCAATTGGTGATTGGGAAGGTAATTCCTTAATGGTTATTCCTCAAACACTTAAATCTGGTACTTTTGAATTAGCATTAGATGATTCTAAGATATTTATCATGGGTGGAGATGTTAAACCTATTAAATTAGAATACATCGGCGACACAAGATCAGAAATGGATACAACAGGTAAAAAGAATAACGATCAATCTGTTGATATTCAAATCCAAACTAAGTTAGGTATGGGATTATTACTTCCTCCTTACTTTGGCGTATTTACATTTGCTTAAAAAATAAAAAAATAAAATAAAAAGGTGGTTTAATTAATGGCGAATACAAGTTCAACAAAAAAGACCACAACAAAAGCTAGTACAGTTAAGACTACCGTAGACGATTCTGCGGTAGTTAAAACTGAAAAAATTGTTGTGGCAGAGGAAAAAATAGTAGAAACTAAAAAACCATTAAAAGATGATGATGAAATCTTAGTAGTATCATTAATTCCAAACGTTTCATATAAAGATGCTAAAAACAATGACTTTTATGAATGGAATGAAGTTGGTCACGAAGAACCAATGAATTACGCTACTTTAAAAGATATGAATAGAAATTATAAGTCTTACTTTAAAGATTTATGGTTAAAACCTATGGATGATAGAGTTGTCAAAGCATTTGGATTAGAATCTACATATAAAAATTATGCCGATTTAATGAGTGGTGATATTTATACATTGGATAACATTGATGCGATTAAAGATAAGTTTGATGCTTTACCACCAAGAGGAATAAAGTTAAGTATTGTATCAAAAATCAAAGATATGGTTGCTAACGGTGAAATATCAGATGTTAAAGTTGTAAAGCATTTAGAAAAATTATTACAAATCGACTTGTTTGATCTTTTAGATTTATAGGAGGTGCTTATGGCAACTCCTTATGAATCACTATATTCAAATATATTACCCAAATTTAAGGATTTTGATATACCAGTAATGACAATTGAAGATGTTTACGAGATGTTGCACGATTATTTAAGACCAGCTATTGTATCGTTTTATTCTTGCAAAAAAGATCTTACAAATAGAGATGACGACTTAAGCCAATTTAATGTAGATCTCAATGACGATGAAATTGAAATATTATCAAATTTTATGGTACTTTCATTTCTAGATTCAAATTATATAAGAGTTCCTACTATTTTAAAAGCTAATTTATCATCTAAAGATTTTCATGCTTTTTCTCCAGCAAACTTTCTAGACAAGTTAATGTTGATGCATAAGACATTTTTAAGCGAAAATGAAACTTTATTAGTTAGATATGCATGGAAAAAATAAAAAGGGGGTGTATCATTGACGGCATATGAAAAGTTTAAAAAACGAATGGAATTAACCGGAGGAAATACTTATCGTGAAAACATAATAAACGATAGTAAGCGAATAACCGAAGCTTTGTTTGAAGATGATGCATCTGCTAATTTAAATATTATACACTGGAAAGATAATGCCCAAGTTAAATGTAGAATTTACGATGAGAAAACTGTTTCAAAAATAGTTACTGCTTCATTTCAAGTCTTAAAAGATTCGACTTTAGATATTGGAGATATTATTTACGACACAAAAGAAAATAAGTACTGGCTTTGCATTGAAATTTATAATATTGGAGACATAATTAAGGAAGGTAAAATCCAACTTTGTAACTTTACCATCAAATTCCAATCATCAGATGGTACTATCCTCTCCTATCCGTGTATATCAACAAACAGAATACAAGGAACTGGAGATAAAGAAAGTGATATAATGACGCTTCCAGATGGTAGAAAAAAGGTTGTTTTACCATGTGATGAAAACACACTTTTATTGAGAAATGATGACCGCTTTTATCTTGATAAACACCCTACTGAACCAAGACCTTATAGGATTACGTTTGTCGATACTACTGCTTTAAATTACGGAGAAAAAGGTTTAATTGAAATTTACTGTGTTGAGGATCAAGCTAAAACCGATGATAGACCTGATTTAGGTATATGTGATTATTTTGAGCCTAATGTTAATCCTCCGACTCCTATCGATACATATTCCACATTAAAAGCTAGTGGTGCTTTATCCGTTGGTGGAAGTAAACGTACTATCACTCCTACTTTCTATAACGCTGATGGTTCTATTAATGATACTATCGTGCCAATATGGGTAATTACTAAACCTGTTGGTTACGACTCAGATATAATAGTTAGTTATGTTGATAAGACTTGTACGATACAAGTATTGGAGAATTATGATTTATTAGGTAAGGTAATAAATATTTCTGTTAGTGATGGTATTGGTGGATATGTTGGCGAATTAGAATTATCAATTAGTATTGGTTATTAAGGGGGGGTGGATAGATGGTAATTTCTGATGTAATTAAATACAAAAATAAAATTATGAATCAATTAGTCCAAAACCAAGATGTATTAACTCTAATTAACAATCCTAATATCTCAACAGATAATCCTGAAAAATTAACTAAAGAAAATTTGTTCCCCCGTATAAAAATACCAGATACAACAACTACAGTAAAGAATTACATATGCTTTGATTATAATTCGAAAGAAAACAAGTATAACGATATTTATAAAACTGTAATAATCAACATGGTAGTACTATGCCACAAAGATGAGATTAATACTATTTGGGGGTCTAGACATGATGTTTTAGGCGGTGTATTAGTTGACATGTTTAATTGGAGTAATTTATTGGGATTTCAGTTGGAATTAACTATTGATAAAGAAAGTATTTGGGAAAAAGATTATTATGCAAGAGAATTGCAGTTCACTAATACAGTATCTAATAGTATGAAAAATGGGGTGAAGAGATATGGGATTTGACCAACTCAGATTATTTAGAGGTCAACCTTATGAACTAAATTCAAGAATCACAATTGAACACCCTAAGTTAGAACAAATATGTGATTATGGTGAACAGAGTTATTGGATGTTTGTTAATGCATTAGTTGCTCGACCTTTTGATTACAAAGTTCAATTAGATGATGCTGGAATAGATTATGAAAATGTAAAAGATTTAGATTTGTTTTTCATGATATGTAAAGACATTCCGATAAGTGAATCTAAGATTTTACTAGGAGATCTAAACATAAAATCATTTAAACCATATTTAAATAAACAAAACGACGATATTTTCTATTACAGTGAAGACCAAGATATTGTGATAGACACTAATATACATAGGTTAATCACTGATTATATTCGTACTCTGCACTATATACCAAAGAGAGTTGATAAAGCAGGTAATGCTCACACTAAGAAATATTTAATAGAAACAGAAAGACGTAAACAAAAGAGACAAAGAAATAAAAAATTTGAATCAGTCTTAAATCCATTAATATCGGCTATGGTTAATAGCTCAGGGTTTAAATATAATCATGAAACAGTTTGGGATTTACCTATCTATACTTTTTATGATTCAGTTCAGAGAATTCAAAAAATCAAGCATTCCGAAAATCTATACAGTGGTATTTACAACGGATGTGTTGATGCTAAAAAATTAAATCAGGAAGAATTAAATTGGCTAGGAAACCTTGATAAATAATTAAGGTTTTTTATTTTACACAAAACTTTAAGGAGGTATAAAATATGGCTCTTACAGCTATTGATTTTGACAAATTGGTTATTGATAAAGTTATGTCTGTTACAGGATTAGACAGAACTACAGGTGAATTAGATTTCATGTTTGATGAAATTAAAGATGCAACACTTGAAAATGGTGGCGAAACTGTATTCGGTACAGGTGCAGGTGGACGTAGAATATCCGCTATGGATCAAAACAAAACTTCTAGAATTACGTTCAATAATGGTTATGTTATAGCTTCTGCTTTAGCTGCTCAAATTGGTGCAGATGTAAGTGTAGCTAGTGATACTAATAAGTTAGTAGTTCCTACTGTAGAAACAGTAACAGTGGTTGACGGTGTTGCAACTTTACCGGATACTCCTATCGTATCTTCTGTTAAATATGCTTATAAGGCAAATAAAGATATGACACAAGGAACAAAATATGAAGTTGATGCAACTGCTGGTGCAGGTAAATTTACTTTATCTGGATCTACTGCTACTTTTCCAGTTGGTGACTTTGAAACTGGTGACGCAATTATAATTGCTTATGAATATGAGACTACTGTTGGTAAGGCACTTATCAATAACTCTGAAAAATATTCTAAAAATGTTAAATTAATTATCGACCTATTATGCCGTGACGTATGTGACAACTCGATCGTATATCACACCAAAAAGGTTTATCACAACGCAAAACCTGACATGAATGTATCAATTTCAGTTGGAGGAGAACCAGCGGTACATAACTTTGCGGCTGAAAGTTTAACTGATCCATGTTCAAAAGATAAAACATATTGGACTTGGTTTATAGTTGAATAATACTAATTTAAGGGATAGATGTAAAAGTTTATCCCTTTTTTGAAATGAGGTAATAACATGGCATATGAACCAAATCACACTTGTAAAAATCCGTCATGCATGAAAGAGTATTTTGCATGTGATGATTGTGATAAAGGGAAGGGAATTAATTGGAGAAGTTTGTGTTGTTCTCCCGAGTGTTTTAAAGAATACATAAGAATTATTGATGAACGAGATAATCCTAAAGCTGAAATAGAAGAAAATTCTATCAATATTTCAGAAGTAAAGAGTTCTAATAGAAAGAAAAGTGTTGCAAAAAATAGTGAAGAGATTGAGTAAATTAAACATTAGGGGCATACTTCACTATTTAGTAATAGTTTGAGGTATTGCCCCTATTTTTTACGATTATTAAAATAACGGAGGAATGAAATTTGATTAAATCTAAAACAACAGGAAAATTATACAATCCTGATAAAATGGTATTTATTGTGAATCCCAAACAAATAGCTAAGTATATGGATAATGAAGCGGTAGTTTATGATTTTTTCTCTAGTAGAGATTCAATTGTTGTTGCATTTTCAAAAGAAGATACAAAGGATTTATACGATAAATGGTGTAAACATGAATTATAAATAAAATACAACATTTATCCACAAAACATGAAATTTAAGTAACGATTTATCACATACTGTGTGATTATTTTAGAGTTATATGGAGGTAAAATGGCAAATTATTTTTATTACTGTGAGAAACACGGTGAAATGATATTAAACCTAAAAATGTCAGAAGTCAAAGAAGAAATGGAATGTCCACTATGCAAAGAAAAGGTTAAACGTATCTACTCTCCTAACCCAAGTATTTGGAAATGTAGTGGATCATTTGGAAAAAGTAATAGTTAAGAAAGGATACAAATGGCTAAAAGAAAAAGAAGTAAATTTGGTGTAGATATGACAGAATCCGGAGTCAAAAAAAGAACATCTCAAGACTATTTTACTGGAGAAACCATCATCTTTGATAGTGAACTTGAGCGTAAATATTACGAAGAAGTTGTCATTAAAGGTTTGAAGGACGGTACTATTTCTACATATAAATTACAACAAAAATATAAACTTACACCATCATTTAAATACAAAGATAAAACTATCCGTGAGATTTGCTATGTCAGTGATTTTGATGTATGGTACTCAGATGGATCGTTTAAGGTGATAGACACTAAAGGTAGGGCTACGGCAGACTCAAAAATCAAGGCTAAACTCATGAAATACTACTATCCTGAAATAGACTTTGAATGGGTGACTCACTCTTCCACTACTGGATGGATAGAGTACGATGAATTACAAAAGATTCGTAGGCAAAATAAAAAGAATAAAACAACCAAGAAAGACAGCAAATAGTTGTCTTATTTTTATGTGAAAAATGGAGGATTTAAAATGGAAGTTTATAATAAACAAGAAGTTCAAAAACATGTGCTTGATTATACCGTAACGCTTATTTCTGATGAAAAAATATTAATCGATTCTATCATTGGAGAAGATATTCGTGAGGATAGAGATGGTAATACTATAATTGAGTTGCGACTATCTACGTATATGCACGGACTATATAAAGCATTTAAACATAAGGAATTAACTAAAATGATAGTTAAAAGATCAGAAAATACTCGTATAGATAACATGGAAGTTGTAGAAAGAATGTTTCGCTATGGTGACTATTTTAAAATTACTGAGTTTAATACTTATACCGACACTGGTAGCTGTCCTGTTTACACTGTTATATTTGAAACTGTTTAAATTAAAATAAATGGAGGATATTAAATGATAATTAAATTTCAAGATAAAGACATTAACGTAAAAGAAAGTTTAACACTAGTAGAATCAATTGCATTTGTCCAATCTGTAGTTGATGACACTGTTTCATTAGAAGATAAGTCTTATACTCCACTATTATATGACCTAGGCTTAGTAAAATATTTCATTACATATTATACAGATTTAGAGTCACCAGACTTAGAAACACTTTATTCAAACTACAAAGATTACAAGGACTTTGTTGATATAATTATAGTATCAGATGGGTTTAATGAGGATCAATACTATAAACTTGTTAATGCTATCGACGACGAAATATACCTCAAGAAAGAACAATTAATACACTCTTCTGCTATGGATGATATGTTTGCAAGTTTAAATACATTACTTACTACGCTCAACTCTAAGGCTCAAGAATTAGACGTTAAGAAATTAGAGAAGATTTTAAAGAAACTTAATCCACAAGAGATATTTAAAGCCTATCAGAAATTTGGTATCGGTAACGATGTTAGAGATAATGCTATACAAGAACTAGGTAAAAAACTTAGGCAATATGAGAATAATGAAAAAGCTAAGAACGTATTAGCTGATAAAAAGGCGTAGTTATGGCAGTTATAAATATCAAACCATCAGACTTACAGAAAATCATGGAGCAACATGCCAAACAACTTTGCGAATTAATGGCTAATGAAGTATATGAAGCTGTAAATTTCTTCTTGAATCAGTACTATGAAGAATGGACTCCTGTACAATATCAAAGATCATATGACATGTTACACTCGGCTTTTAAGACAAATGTAAAAAAGGTAGGTAATTCGTTTGTTGCAGAAGTAGGAATAGATTATGAGTCATTAGACAATTACAAAGATGCAACTGGATACGATGTTGTTACATGGGCTAACAATGGTTTACACGGTGGCATGAATGTTGGAACAAATACTAAAGTATGGGATGATGCTATTGAGGAAACTATTGGTAGTGGTCAATTATTACTTGATTGTATTGCTTATTTAAAAAGTAAAGGATTTACCGTATATACATAATAGAATCACCGTTTTATCTTTTCTACATATGTAGTAATAATTACCTAATTTACCTACTTACCCCACAATATAACTATCCTACTACGAATAATAGTATAGATAGTAACTTTTTTACTTGCAAACGAGAAAGGCAGAGGGTAATGTATGGGTAAGGTGATAACATGTGAAGAATTGGTTAAATTATTTGAAGATGTTTACTGTGAGCAAAAAGAAGTGATTATTTCTATTGATTGTGTCTGTCCTATAAAGCTATCGTCTAGTAATTTAGAAGTATACGATACTGGTAACAAGATACGACTAGAGGATAACACTGATTTTGAGATAGTAATTCATAAGTCTAATATTATCAATATCTTCATACAGCCATGTGATATTAGTAACGAAGTTGTTATTGATATTGGGGATTACAAAATATCTCTAGTAATTTGCAGCTATTAAAGACTATTAAGGCACTCTTCGGAGTGTCTTTTTTAATGCGTAAAAATAAACTATTAATCAAGAGTGGTAAGACTCACTATCTTGCTGCTCTTTTTATATTACAAAAAGAAAGGGGAATAATTTATGGAGAGGTTAAAACCAATAACAGAACAGCAATGGTTACAATGTAATGAATTTAATAGAAATTTACGAGATGAATTTATAAATAACTCAGTGGAATTATCAGATGACAGCTTAAAGGCTTACAAGTCTAATTTAGCAATCTGGTTTAATTGGGTAAGAGAAAATTTAAATAATAAAAAACATGTTGAAGTTAAAAGCATAGAATTTAAAAGATATCAAAACTGGCTTATCAATTTAGGTCATTCTTCTTCTGATATAGCAAATAAAAGAGCGGCTGTTAGCTCTTTGAACAACTACATACTACTTTATTATGAAGACGATTACCCGACATTTAGACAGTTTATTAATAAGGGTATAAAGAAACCTGAAAAGGCTTTTGTTAATGAAAAAATCCCACCTACTAAAGCTGAACTTCAAATGATGTTAGACAAACTCGAAGAAAGTGATATAAAGGATAAGTACATGAAAATTGCATATCTAAAGTTTACTTTTGAAACTGGATGTAGACGTTCAGAAACAATGCAGATACGAAAAGATATAATTAATGCAAAGCCAATTGTTAAAACCATAAAAGTTAAAAATGAAGATGGGAATGAAGAAGAAAAAGAAGTTAAATATTATTTAACACCTAAATTGAGGTGTAAAGGTCAAGGGAAAACCGGAAAAATTCGTCAGTTAAAATTCTCTGACTATGCTATGGATGCATTTAAAAAATGGTTAGAGGTACGTGGTGATGATGATTGTGAGTATATGTTTGTTACTAAATACAAAGGAGAAGTAAAACAAGTATCTAGGACTACATTTAATTTGTGGGCTAGTGATATCTTTACTCCATTGCTCGGTAGAAGATTTCATCCTCATATACTAAGAGAAGCTCGTGCTACATCAATTGTTGTTGAAGATGGTAAGAATATTGAAGCCGCTCAAAGACTATTAGGTCATGCCTCGAGCGAAACAACTCAGATTTATGTAATAAAGGATGATGACAGTGAAGAATCTGACGAATTATTTGTGGACTAATCTTCTTCCACATAATGCCAAAGTCATTGGTAAATATGCCAAAATACTACAAACAATGACAAAATCACTATGAACGACCGTTTACCCATGATATAATACAAGTGTGCCCCGGATAGTATACCTTGAAATATTTTAGAAAAACTTTAACCTTGTTAAACAAACTTAACAGGTTATATGTTATTCTATTACAAATATTTCATGTATACTTTTAAAAACCCACAAAGGAGTGATCGTTTTAAAAGTATTGAACAACCTGAGGAGTATACGAGAATCAAGGGGATTAACCCAAAGACAACTAGCCAAACTGTCAGGGGTGTCACACGTAACTATTGACAATATCGAAAATGGAAATACTATCCCTAAGCAGACCACAATTCTTTATTTGTGTCGTGCTTTGAAAATGGACGCATGGGAAGTATTCCACCTCGATTGGCGCAAAGTTAGGATATAGTGAAGTTGAGAGTAATGCCGACCTCGTTACTCTCTCTCACTATTTTCCAATATCAATATATCTTGTATCTCACATTCTAATACATCACATAGTCGTTGAAGTAAATCGAAATGTACACTTTTGGTTTTATTATTTGCTAATCTGTTTAAATTAGCGCAAGTACAGCCTACCTCCTTTGATAAACTACTCATACTGATTCCTTTTTTGTGGATTACATTGAGCAAGTTTACGTACATATTTATATCCTCCTCACATTCAAAATCTTAACATTATTTACCAGTATTGTCAATAATTATGAATCTATACAATAAGTAGGTAATTAGTTGGATATTCAAAGTTTATTGTGTACACAATTATATCGCATATAATAAATTTGTTTAAAAACTATATTGACAGTATTAGGAAATGGTTTTATAATTACATTGTTACTATTTCCACAATCTGTAATATTTTTACATCTAGGAGGGCAAAAGAGGATGAGTATTAATGAGGTACAAAATGAGAAGGAGTTAACAATCGAAGAGTTAGCAGAGGAAGTTGATATGCTAATTTGGGAACAAGGGGTTAATTGCTTTAAAGTAACTGAAGAATTCAAGAAAAATGGTAAACGTTCTTACATACTGCACGATTTACACATTGAAATTGAGAACGACGAAGTCTGTTGCTGTGATAAAGATGAAGTAATTTCGAGTAACAGATACAATTTAATGATGTTTTTAAAAAGTAGTATCGTTTCTATTCATAAATTTATAATAGATGGGCTAACCGTCGGGGAGATAAATTTTAATGATGGTACTGTAAGAATCAAAGAAATGTTAGTTTAAAAACAAGCGAGGCACTCTTCTATGGGTGTCTTTTGCTTTGTATAAGTATAAATAAATGAGTCGTTTTATTGGCTCTTTTTTATTGTAGAAAATACACGCTCGCTTTTAGTGGGCGTTTTTTAATGCCCAAATTTACTGAAAGGAGTGTAAATAATAGATGAATGATCAATATAAATTGATACTTGAGGCGGCTTATAACCTCTCTAACGCCAATAAGAAATTAAAATCAGATATTGAAAAAGTTAAGAATGATGTTAAGTTAAAGTTTGACGTTGATATAGACGACAAAACTGCAAAACAATCTATTAACAATGTAAAAAAGGATTATGTTAACCTCTGGAAAAGTGCTTTAAAGGAACAAGATAACTATAAAAAACAATCTAAACAATTAGAACAACAAGAATCAAAAATGTGGTCTAACAGGAGAAAAGAATCCGTAGCTTCTATTACTGCTACTAATACTGAGTTAAAGAAAATGGCACAGTATTATAGGGATTTAGAGAAAGAAAATCAAGCTGCAATAGGATTGAATTTTGGAAAAACCACATTAAATAATCAGATAACGACATACTTAAAAGAAAATACTAAATTGTCGTCTGACTTCAAGAATCAACTAATCGATATTCAAGGTAGGTTAAAGAATGTAGACGTAACTGGTTTACGTAATGCAAGAAAAGAATTCTCTAATTTAAAATCTGAAGCGACGGCTCTTGGTCAAACTGGGAAAAGTGCACTTGGTAACTTTACTGCTGATTTGAAAAATTTTATTACATTCTTAGGAGCAGGAACTCTGATAATGGGTGGAGTTAACGCCGTGCGTAGTATGATTGATGCTGTAAAAGATTTGGATAAGGCTTTTATTTCTCTTCGTAAGGTTACAGATGAAACCGATGAAGTTTATAAAAGATTCCTTCAAACGGCTACAAACAATGCTAAAGCTCTTGGTTCAAATATAAGTGATATAGTAGAAATGACAGCTACATGGGCAAAACTTGGATATGAAATAGAACAAGCTAGTCAATTAGCTGAAGTAAGTACTGTTTATGCCAATGTTGCTGAAATTACTGACACAAGTAAAGCTGTTGGTGATTTGGTTACTGCAATGAAAGCATACAACATAGAATCAACAGATGCAATAAAAATTGCTGACTCACTTAATAATTTAGGAAATAAATATGCAACCGATGCAGCGTCCTTAGGGGAAGGTTTATCTAATGCTGCCTCAGCTTTGGCTTTAGCTGGTAATGATATAAATGAATCACTCGCATTGATTACTGGTGGAACCGAGATTACTCAAAATGCTAGTGAAATGGGTAATGCATTGAAAGTATTATCTATGCGTCTTCGTGGTATGAAGGGTGAATTACAAGCTATTGGCGAAGAATATGAAAATATTGAATCTGTAAGTAAAATACAAACTCAAATATATAACTTAACTGATGGCGTGGTTAATATTATGGATGAGTTAGATCCGACCAAGTTTAAGTCTACTTATGAAATAATAAAAGATATTGCTGGTGTATGGGATCAGTTGGCTCAAACCGATCAAGCTGCTTTACTTGAAACCATAGCGGGTAAGCAAAGAGGTAATAGTATAGCTGCGCTTATTCAATCTTTTCAGTCTGGTCAAGCACAGAAAGCACTTGAGGATTCTATCAATTCAGTTGGTAGTGCTATGGCTGAACAGCAAAAATATATGGAGGGTATTGAATACTCTGCCGATAGATTGAAAGCTTCATTTCAAGAGTTAGCATCTACTACGATAAATAGTGAGTGGGTAAAAGGGTTTTTAGATGTATCAAACATAATAGTAAATATAACAACATCTATAGGCGGTTTAATTCCGGTATTAGGTACTTTAGCAGGTGCTTTTACAGCTAACAAATTATTACTACCTGTTATCGTTAAGAGTATGGGTAATTTATTATTAGCGAATACTGGCGTAACGGCATCAACTATGTCTCAAATAGTGGCTCAAACTGGTCTTAATGGTGCTTTATCATTGGGGGCTACAGCAGCTAAAGGTTTGATTTCATCCATTGCCCCGTTATTAGGAATTGGAGCAATTATTGCTGGAACAGTAATGGCTTATGATGCATTAAACGTATCACTTACAGAGCAAAAAGAAATAACAAAAAATTTAGAGTCTGAGTATAGCGAGTTACAAACTGAATTGTCAAGCATTGAAACTGAATTATCTACTGTTGGTGATAAAATTGATGAATTAAACGATAAAGACAATTTAACACTGGTTGAACAAGGTGAGCTTGAAAAATTAAAAGAAACTAACGACCTATTAGAAACTCAAAAAAGACTCCTTGAAGAACAAGCATTAATTAAACAACGTGAAATTGCTGATTCAGTAGCTACAGAGTTCAGTAAAGACTTTACTAACAATAATACAGAACGTACATATTGGACTGGAGGTACAACACAAGTTGCGTCTCGTGGTGAAGCCGTTACCGTAAAAGAATTTATAACAACTAGTGAAGAAGATTATGCTAAGAACATGATTGACCTGATTGAGCAATACAACGAAAAACGCAAACAAGGTGTTGAACTTTCAGAAGAAGAAAAATCATATTATGAAGAAATTCGTAAAGAGTTAGTTGATATAGGTGTAAAATATGTGGACTACGCCGATAGATATAAAATTGATGATGAGACTAGTCAAAGTTGGAGAGATTTTGCAACTCTAATAGATAAGACTTTAAACCCAGAGTCGTACCAAATCAAGGAGTTTGATGAGATTTACAATTCTGAACAATTTAGTAATGCAAAAAAAGAGCTAGAAAAACTTGCTAGAGCTGGGGAATTAACTCCTGAGGTATTATCTTCTACTGCTGAATATAAAAAATTATTAGAAGAAACTGGCTTTTCTGCTGAAGAAGTTGCATCTCATATCAATGCTATATCTGTAGAGTCAAACGATGTAAAAACAAATGGTATTATTGAAGTTAACACTGCTTTAAGCGATTTAGAAGAAACTATTAATGAACTTCCATCTAAATTAGCAGACATCGAAGAAATGCAAGATAATCTTAATGATTCTTATTCATACAGCTACGATGAAATTGAAGAATTAAGAAAGAAATATCCTGAATTAGAATCTGCTATATATCGTACTGCTGATGGTTGGGCAATTGAAAAAGAAGCCGTTGATTTATTATATGGATCTGTTACAGATTTAAGTACTCAATTCCAAAATGCAGAAGCTTTGATGACTGATTTTGTTGCATCTGAAACAGCTAAAAGACTTGAAGCTTATGGTATAGAAATTAAAACATTACAGGATTTAGCTAACTTTAGAGCTGGCGATGAAATGCGTAAGCAACAAGAACTTGGTATTGGTAAGCAATCTCTTTCTACTATGAACCCAGAGTTATGGGCTGAAATACAATCGTATCAATCTGCGCTTACCAACTTAGAATCATTAAAAGGCAGACTGTCTGATATTACTGGTGGTGGAACATCTGGTGGTTCAATTGGTTCTGTTAGAGGAACTCAAAAAACAAATGCTAGTAAATCTTCTAAAGAAACAAAAGAATCCACCTTTTCTAACCAAATAGACTGGTCAAAAGAATCAGTAGATAAACTCAATAAAGCAGTATCGGACTTTTCGTCAACACTCGATGATTCAAATCCATATAGTAAGCAAATTGAAGATTTAAAAACTTTAATATCGCTACAAAAGAGTTTAGAAAAAGGTTATAAGGAACAAGCAAAGACATATAAAACTGAGTTTGATGACGCTATCAAAGGCTTAGATAAAAAATATGTTGACAGGATAAAAAACGGTGGTTCATTTTCCATTCAAGACTTTGAAGGTTTATCAAAAGGCGCACAAGAACAGTTATATAATCAGATAACTAGTGCATTATCCATTTATAAACAATGGCAAGACGCCTTAGACAGTGCTAATGATACTACTATTAAAATAGCCGAAAACACTGAAAAATTAGCCGACATTAAACTAAATGCTAGTTTTGAAGAATTCGATAAGGCTATAAACAATATTAATAAGACGTTATCAGAAACAGACAAACTTACTAAGTATTTTGATGACGGCAGTGTTGAACAAATAATCTTATTGCAAACCGGATATGAACAAGCGTCTGAGAAAACTAAACAGTTAAACGACGAGATAGCTAAGTTAAATAAAAAATTTGCTAAAGGTAAAATTGAGCCAAAAGATTATACAGAACGATTAGAGGATTTAACATCCCAACTATATGATTCTTCTAGTGCTATGAAATCATATCAAGATTCCATCATATCTAACATGAAGAAACGATACGATGACCAAAAAGATATGATTGAAGATACTCTCAAGACAGAACTTGACGCTATTGAGACTGCTAGAAAAGCTACTATCGATGCACTTAACGACCAAATAAAAAAATATAAGGACATAGTTGACGCACGTAAAAAAGCTTTAAGAGATGAGCAGGAGACAGACAATTACAACGAAGAAGTAGCTGAATACAATTCTTCTATTTCTGCAATGGAGTCCAGACTAGAACTGCTTAATCGTGCTGTTAGAGATGGCGACCGTTCTGCTATTAAAGAAAAAACAGAGTTAGAAAAACAACTTGACGACGAAAAGAAAGCGTTAGCTAAACTTCAAAAAGACAGAGAAGTAGATTTGGCGGAAGATGCTTTAGATGAGTCTTATAATGCATACGAAGAGATGATGAATAAACAAATATCAGATATGGAGTCATATTATGACGGTGAAAAGACTAAAGTTCAACAGGTTCACGATGATAAAATGTCTAAGATTAACTTGCTATATGAGACAGAAAAGAATTTTATCATTGAAGCCGCTAATCTTACTGCTACTGAATTTTCCAAGGCTTTTGATTCAATCAATGCTACATTATCACAGTACGGATTATCTATGTCAAGTGATCTTGCAAACGTTTACTCTTCTACTGGCTCTTCTGTTAGTGGAATATCTAAAGTGTCATCTATTCTAGGTCAATCTGGTTCTAATAATGCTGATACAAGTGGTTTAAGCCAATTAAATCAATATCTTGGTAGTAAAGGTTACAATACTATCACCAAGAAACAAATGGTTGAGATTGCACAAGCCTTAGGATTAACTGATATTGATGGAGTTGAAGATGTTCAAGATACTACTGATGGTAGGGTTAATATAAACCGTATTTTAGAAGCTTTAAAAAAGGCTAGTTTTACTACTGGCGGTATGATTCTCGAAGATGGTATTAGATTATCAGGTGAAGATAAAGCCGTATTTGTTAAAAATCGTGAAATAATATTAAATCAGACTGACAGTAAAACATTTCAACAGTTTATACCACTAATGAAAAACATTGTTCAACAATTTAAACCTAATTATCCAGACTTTACTAAATTAGCTACTAGTAATAATACCCCTGTATTTAATTTTGATAATATGATTAACATTACAGGTACAGTGACTGGTGTTAATGCAGCTAATCAAATTAGATCTGCGAGTGATGATGTAATAAATAAAATTAATAATGCTTATAGACAAGTAAAATAAATACAGGCTTCTACTCTTTCATCGGAGTAGGAGCTTTTCTATTAAAGAAGGGAGGAGAAAAAAAGAATGACTATATATGATAGTAATTTTATATACGCAAATAGAACATCTGAAGAATTTGGAGTTATATTATGCGATATTGGTACAGTTAATACAGAAAGCAATGATGAAGAATCTCAGATTATAACATCTACTACTCCATTTATAGATACGTGGAATTTTCATGGATTAGAAAAAACTGCTCCATTGCAGTATAAATTAACCATATGTAACAAAGATGGGTCTTTTATAGATTCATATAAGGAAAGGGATTTAAAAAAATGGCTTTGTAAAAAAAAGAGATTTTGGTTACAAATAGATCAAGATGACATGTATGACATATTTTATAATTGTATTTTTATAAACCCAAGAAAAATAAGTATAGGCAAATATAGTGGCGGTATGACTTTTGACGTAATATGTGATTCTGGTCATGCGTGGAGTAGCCTTAAACAAAAGACTTATACTACATCAAGTGGAACTTTAACTTTTAATTTAAATAATTCAAACGATTATGATGAATATGAATTAAAACCATTGTTTGAAATTACACCGTTGATTAATGGTAATTTAAGTATTACAAACAATACTACAAATAATACTCTGACGTTAAATAATTGTGTTACAAGTGAATCTATAATAATCGATAATTTAAAGAATATAATTAAATCCAGTAGCGGTCGTGTTTTGTTAGATGATTGGAATAAAAAGTTTATTTACTTAAAAAATGGAATAAACAACATAACACTTACCGGAAATTTTAGTATAAAAATAAGTTATCGTTTGCCAATAAGGGTAGGTGGTTAATATGATACTTAGTAAAGATACTTATGGAAATTTAAAAGATAGCCAATTATTTTTAGCTAATCCTCAAGGAAATTATATCGGTGTACTAAATGGAGTCAAAGATTTAAAATTTATTGTAAATGCTAATAGCCTATCTGAATTATCATTTAATATATATGAATATGAAGATGGGGAAAGAAATGAATATTATGACTTAATTTTAGATAAAAGATTAATTGAACTACAATATATTGGATGGTTTCAAATTCAAGAACCATTAGAAACTCACGACGAAGATTCTAGTGTAATGTATAAAAATGTAACTTGTTTTACTATTGAAAACGAATTAATAAACAAAATTGTTGATAATATAGTAGGAGTATATTCATTATATGATGTTGCAAATCAAGATAAAAGCTTATTACATATTATAATGAAATACTGTAACTGGAAAGTTAATCATATTGATCCAGAATTGTTAGGCAAATATAGAAATTTTTCAATTGACTCTAGTAGGATTTATACATTATTAAACACGGATGTTGCAGAATCTTTTGGATGTGTTTTTCAATTTGATACATACACGAAAGAAATAAACGCTTTTACTATTGAAAACTTTGGTAAATTGACCAATATTACAATATCAAATAAAAACATATTAAAACAATTCTCTAAGTCTTCAAACGGAGATAATATAATAACTAAAATTAGAGTCAAAGGCGCTGTCAACAGCGACGGTACACAGTTTGATATTAGGGCAATTAATCCAGATGGTTCTACTGAAATCATTGATGTAAGTTTTTATAAAGTGCCATTTGATCCGATTACTAAAGAGGGTTGGATGACACAAGGTTTAGTGGATGCGCTGGATTCATATCAACTGGCATATGACAGTTATGCTACTCAGTATTCTACTATATTAAACACATTAAAACAATATCAAGGGGAATTAACAGTTTTAGAGTCTGAATTAGTTACAATTCAAACTAACTACAATAACGCAAAGTTGTTAAATGGGTCATATGTTGATGGCTTAAACGGTAGAACTCCTACTCCATCTGATTCAGTTTATACATTATATCAACAAACTATAACTGACATGGATACATATCAAGCTCAAAAAAACGCTAAGCAAAGCGAAATAGCAAATAAAAAAATACAGATTAATAACACAACTGCACAATTAGACGATATAAGTTTTAATTTAGACATTAACTCTTATTTTACACAGGAACAATTAGTAGAACTAGACTCTTTTATTATGCAGGGCGATGATTATATTGATGACACGTTCATTGCTACTGACACAATGACGGAAGAAGAAATTATTGAATCAAAGTTAGAATTAAAAGCCAATGCAGAGGCTTTCTTATCAAAAGTGTCAAGACCGCAATTTACTATTGAGACTACTCTAAATAATCTATATTCTATGATTGATAATGCTTACGATGACTGGCAAGATGATTGTCAAGTTGGTAATTTAATTACTTTATTCTTGCGTGATGATTATTGGATTACTGTTAGGTTAATGTCTATAGAATTTGATTTTAATAATCTTTCAGATATTAAATTAGTTTTTAGTGACAAGACTAGAATGGACGATAAGCTTACACAACTAGCAGAAGTAATTGGTCAAGCAAATAGAACATCTAGCAGTTTTTCGATTGGTAAATACATGTATAATAAAGCTGCTGACAATATATCTGATTTAGTACAATTTAGAAATGGTATATTTAACGCAACTTTAAATAGGATGGTATCTAATGCCAACGAAGAAATTGAAATAGACGAATATGGGTTAAGAGGTAGAAGGTGGCTACAAGATCAAAATAAATATAGTGATAAACAATTATGGCTTAATTCTAATGTAATGATGTTTTCTAATGACGGATTCAGAACTGCAAATTCTGCATTTGGATTACTTGTAACTCCTACTGGTGAAGAAATTATGGGTATCAATACTGATTATTTAATCGGTAAGGTTGTTATATCTGAAAATTTATTTGTAGAAAATGCCAGTGGAAATTATACTATTAATGATAACGGATTCAATGCCAGTGCTACTGTTGGAGGAGTTGTGTATTCTGCTGGGTTTAATCCAAGTGTTCCCACTGAAATAATTAATGTTAAAGTGAATGGAGTTAATAAATTTTATATTGATACTGCAAACAATAGATTGGTTTTTAGTGGTCATTTATCGGCAGCCAGTGGAACGTTTAGTGGATCATTAAGTGCTGCTACTGGTACATTCTCTGGGTTGTTGTCTGGTGGTTCAATAAACATTGGGAATAATCGTTTTACTGTTGATGCCAATGGTCTAGTTACTATAAATTCTAATGGATTAATAGTTAATAGCACAAATTTTAAATTAACAGCTGACGGAACAATGACTTGTATTAACGGTAATTTTATAGGTAATATTACAGGTGGTACAATGAACATCAACAATGCTTTTACAGTGTCTAACACTGGTGATTTATATGCATCAACAGCCAAATTTGGTGGTGGTGATAATAATGTAACGATAGATTCAAATGGGTTGTATATTAAAAACAACAGTGGAGTTCAATTGAGCAGAATGTGGATCAATGGGTTTGAAACAAGTTTTGTATTTTGCGATTATTTAACTGTCGACACATTAAGCGGAATCACTGTTGGTTCTAACAGTTTATTGTCGGCACTTCGCAGTAATTTAACATTAGATTCAACATCGATTATAGCGTCAGACACCGGATATGGCAATATAAATTTACAAGGTTTTGATAATGCCGCAGGCGTGAACTGGGTACAAGCGAATTTCCAAACAAAAACCGCATCTGATTTACGACTAAAAAAAAATATAAACTCTTTGAGTGATATTTCTGACGAAATATATATGCAATTAAAACCAAAACAGTTTGAATACAAATTAGATTCTTACCCCAAAGGTGTTTGTTTTGGTCTTGTTAGTCAACAAGTTGAAAACTTATTTAGTCAATATGGTTTAGATCCTAATAATTATAATTTATTTGACATTACTGATGTTAGAAAATATACAGATGATGGACAATATGTTTCTGATAAAACACATAGGTTAAACTATATAAATTTAATTACTTTGAACTTAAGTAAAATTCAAAACTTATATAAAATCGTACAAAACCAAGACAATATTATAGGTAGTCAAAAAATCTTAATTGATGAAATGAAGTTAGAAATAAACAATTTAAAAGAATTAATTTCAGTATAAATTTATAACAATTGAATATACTAATAGTTATTCTATTGAATAATTTTGGAAATTATGGTATATTAGTTGTAGGAGGTGTTTAATATGAAGAAATTAATTTTATTATTGTCTATAATGCTTTGCATATTGTTTGTTAATGTTAATAATGTGTATGCATACGATACTTTTACTATTGACGGTTTATCGGATAACTCATACAAACTCTTAATGCGTATTCAAAATAAGACAACTGGAGCAGTTGATACGATTTATTCCGGTCAGAAACTAAAGGACTTTAATATTGTGTACTCATTAAAGAAAAAAGTGTATGATGAAAATACAAATAAAAGTTATTATGGTATCGTGAATTCAGATTATGCATGGGAAAACCCAGAATACACAATTACAAAAGGAACTCAAGATGTTAATCTTATTTTTTACTTAGATGATGGCACTAGCCTGAAGGTAAAAATAAATATAAATTCTAAAGATTTTATTGATGAACAAGTGATAATAGATAACGACCCAACAAATGAAGATATGTCCTTATTTGAAACTCAATCCATCCAATCCTTTTCCACTACTCTAACAGCTAATACTATTCTATTAAATGAAGAATCAACTTATGACATAAATTTAGTAGATAAAGTAAGTGGTTCAACCTACGAATGGTCTTCATCAAACACTAAGGTTGCAAAGGTTGATAAAAAAGGAAACGTTACAGCAATCAAAGAAGGTAAAGCCAAAATAACATGTAAAGTAACAACGCCAGATAAAGAAACTTACGAATTATCTTCAGATGTAATTGTTGGTATTGATGATAATTTTCCACTGTTAACTGAAACTGTTTTAGATTTAGAAGTTGAAAATTTATTTGACCTTAATATCGAGAACAAAATTAAAGGATCAAAATATAAATGGTCTACATCTGATCGTAAAATAGCTAAAGTAAACTCAGCAAACGGAAAAGTTACTGCTACTGGTGTTGGTGAAGCTACAGTATATTGTACAATTAATACTGGAAAAGAAATTATTGTTTTAAGTTGTAAAGTTTATGTAACTGAATAATAAAAGTAAAAGGCACTCTGAAATATGGGTGTCTTTTTTAATGGAGGAAAAATGAATATAATAAAAAATAAAATATTAACAAGTAAGATTTATTATGCAATTTTAATTATAACTGATTTACTTTTGTCTCTTAATTATTTGTCTAAGCAAGAGTACTTTAAATTTAGCTTATGTTTATTAATATCATTGTTATTCTATACATCATATAAGCTTGAAAAAAGAAAAAAGTAATTAGCATTACACTAAAATAAGCACCCGATTATTCAGATGCTTATTCTAGTTCATATACTACTTCCTCTCGTAAGTAGCACGTCGCCCGTTGTGCTAAAAGGATAAAATAGTTTTTAATGGATTTTGCCTAAAGTAATTGTAGCATACATATAGATAAAAAGCAATATTTTCATGATTAATATATTCATCGTCACTACTTCCATGTGATAAGTACAGGATTTTAATTTGTATCTTGAAGTGGGCTAGACTTCGTTCACATTTATATTGACTTTGAGATATATTATTCATGAAAATGTTTATCTATATGTTTCTTTAAAATCTTTATATAGGCTACGAATCAAGCCTATTGTAAGTACTACTGTGTTGATAATGAGGCAAATTTCTTCCATTGTAAACTTCCTTTCACCTGCACCTACAAGTAATATTAATATATTATCTTATATTGGTATATTATGGAAGTTAGAACATCAGTTTTGTTCATTTTGTATAAAAAATACTACTTTAAAAAAGGAGATTTAAATGAAAAATTTAATAAAAATAAAACTTATAAGCTTGGTTGTATTAGCCTTAATTTCTATTTCATTATTGCCACTTGGATTGTATTTACTTATATCAAGCCGATATTATATCGGAGTATTATTATTTTTAATTTATTATGTATTTTTATCTATAATAACAAAGAAAGAAATAAGTCAGATAGATACTATTGAAATTAAAATAGGATAATAATTAGAAAAATTTTCATATTTTGTATTGACAGTTAAACATAAACATGATATATTACATGTATGATATATGAAAGGTGAGAATTATATGTCAGATAGCAAATCAAGGAAGAGGTTTATGACCACTATAGATGAAGATATTATTTTGAATTTTAAAGTTGCGTGTGTCAAAAATAAACTTGATATGAATGAGGTTTTAGAAATATTAATGAAGGCATATTCTGATGAGCTAATTAATTTAAATGATTATTCAGAATAAACTAAAAAGACAGTCATCGCTCCGACCAAAGAACAAATGACTGCCTCTACATAATTAATATAGCTAGGCTATATCTGTCTATAATTATATCAAACCTTTGTATAGATGTCAAATGTCAATACAAATATGAAAGGATGATATTATTATGAGAAATGAAACAGAATTATTAGAAAGTAAGGAACTTAGAAATCAACTAGTAGAAAGAATGGATGTTCTAGAAAAAGTAAAGTCATTAATATTAATATCTAACACCGAATTATCTACTATTAAACAGGTGTCTCAATACTACGAAGTCAGTGAAGAAGCTATTAAAACAATAGTATTTAGACATGAAGACGAATTATTATTTGATGGTATAAAAAAGCTATCAGGAGTAGAAACTAAAGAATATTTAGTAAGTTGCAACCTACAACCTACTAACTTTAAAGGTTATTTTGAGGCTGACGGATTAAAATTCGCAAATAAAACAAACACATTAATACCTCGTAGAGCAATACTAAGGATTGGAATGTTGCTTAGAGACTCATTAATTGCGAAAGAGATCCGTACTCAACTTTTAAACATTGAAGAAAAAACAACAACAGAAACAAAACTATTAGATATTAATGAGGAACAAAAACTTCAAATCGAAGTAGGTATGGCTTACGGCTCTGGCAATCCAGATGCAATTATAATCGCTACTACTAACTATATGAATTTTAAAAATCGTCATATTAAGAAACTAGAAAAGTCAAATGAAGCGTTGGCTAATGGTATTCTTGAATGGGAAGATAGAAGTCGAATTAATTTTGCAGTAAGAAAACTTGCTCAACTAGTACATAAAAATTATGGCACATTGTGGAATGAACTATATAAACAACTAAAGAATAAATATCATATGGATTTAAAAGCTAGAGGTAAACAACCATGGTTACAACACGTTAAAGAAGAAGAATGGAACAATGTTGTAAAAAGTTTTTCTGCCTTATGTCTGTATTATAAAAAAGAACCATCTGATTTGTTTTGTGATTTAAAAGTAGAGTCACAGGAGGTATCTACCAATGCATAATATCTCCTCTTCCGCTTTTATTAAAGTTATTATATTACAGATTGATCCATTATATGAGACACAAGTTGTTGATGAACACCACTTTTCTACCCTAGATAGAGATAAAATAGAAACATTCAAAGAACCATATTCATCAGAGTTATACCACATTGTAGAATTAGAAATGAGGTAGCGAATATGAATATAAGTATACTTGAATTAATCGAGTTGTTAGATGATAACAATGACTGGCAATCTCCTACTATTTATAAAGTAACCGAAATATTTCCAGTGAATGGAGAACGTGAATATGAAGTTACTAATCTCGTTGCAGAAATAGATACGGACGGAACTATCATGTTTGAAGATATGGGTAATTATTTACAAACAGATATGACGTATGTATTAAATATGTTCCACTTAGATAGGTTAGTTGGGATAATTAAGAATGGCAATACAATAACAATAAAGCTAGTAGATGGAAACATTGAACTTGAAACAATTAAATAAAAATAATTAAGGCACTCTTCTATCATGTTGAGTGTCTTTTATTATGCCCAAAAATAGGAGGAATTTGAATGGTAAAGAAAATTAATAATCTTGAAATGTTAAACATCATGGAACTTTTACGTCAGTTAATGGCTTATGAAGTACCTATGGATACAGCTTGGAATTTAAAAAAGAATATGAAAAAGCTAGAATCACTATATAAGACATTTTCAGAAATGGAAGGTGAATTGGTTCAAAAATATGCAATCAAAGATGATGAGTTAAAAGTTAGATACGAAGAAAATGGTCAGCCTAAATTTGCTCCAGCTAATAAAGAAAAGTTCACTAAAGAACAAGGTGAATTATTAAGATGTGTAAATGAAGTTGATTTCTTAACTATAAAATATTCTGATTTAAGAAAAATAGACAAAATTAAGTCCGCTATACTCTTCGATTTAGACTTTATGATTGAGGATGATACGGAGTAAAGAACACTAATATAACACTGTAAATAAAATAATACTTTTATCGTGAAAAATAGGCTATATTTGGTATTATTTGATACTATTTATATCCATTTTTGACCAAAAATTCAACAAAAGGGAGGTAAAATATGGCTTTTCCAGATATAAAAAATGTAAAAGTTGGTTTAAGTGGTGATGGTCAATTAGGTTACAAAGCTATCACGGTTAAACAGAATGATAAAAACTCACGTAAAATTGAAGTCGAGTTTGTAGATGAAGATGGAAATATACTTGAAATACCAAGTGGATACGTGGCTAAATTTCAAGCAACAAATGAACGTAGAGAGCCAATATTAAATGACTGTGAAATATCTACTAATAAAATAATATATACAGTAACCGAAGATTTAACTGCTGTAGCTGGAACTGTCGTTGCTGAGATTGGATTGTATAAACCAGATCCAGAAGGTGATACGACAAAAGATGAATTAATTCAGTCTACCTCTTTTAAGGTGTTGGTTGAGAAGTCTGCCATAGACAGAAATGCCGTTGTAGGTTCTAGTAAATTCGATACTCTTACGATAATGATTAATACAATTACTGGATTGATAACATTAATTAATCAAAAGTTAACAGATATGGAAACGGCTACCACTAATGCAATTAACGCTACTAACGAAATGATTCAGTTAAATCAAGATGTGACAAGTGCCGAAGCAAGTCGTGAACAAGCCGAAACTGCAAGAGTAGAAAAAGATGCTAGAATTCCAGATTGGTTAACCATGACTCAGGCTGAATATGATGCTTTAACTCAAACTGAAAAAGATGATTTGTTGTACTTCCATCTTATTTCAGATAGTGAAAGTAATGATGATTTAGCCGATGAATTAACAACATTAATCAATGATACAAATACTGCAAAAGAGGCAGCTCAGCAAGTAGTAATATCGCAGAATAATATAAACGACAATGATGTAAATACGGTTCAAACTTGGTCTAGTAACAATATAGCACAGAGAATGAGAATTTTTACTTACACTACTACCGCTACTACTTCAAGCATAACTCATAATCTTAACTTCAACCCAACACGAGATGACTTGATGATTATATATAAAGGGGTAGTTTTAGAAGAAACAGATAACTATACTCATTCGGCTGATTACAAATCGATTAATTTAACTGGTTGGACTATTCCAAGTGGTGAAAAAGTACATTTTAGATTATACAAATTCGTTAAATAGAGGAGGTATTAAACTATGTCAGAAATAAAAAAGGTTTATTGGGGCGATAAAGAAATAATATCTCCTCGGTTAATTGGTAATGTAATACAAACAAATAATTTAATAAATCAAAAAGAATCAGAAAGACAATTAAGTGAAGCTGAAAGACAATTAGCTGAAATAGATAGAGAAACAAACACTACTAATGCGATAAATGCAACAAATACTGCTACCACTAATGCGAATAACGCAGCTACAAATGCTAATACAGTTGCTCAAAATGTATCGGACGCAGAGGTTGTAAGACAAGAATTTTATAACGAGTATAAAAAATTAGAAAGTTATGATCCAGATAAAGCATATAAAGTAGGTAATAAAGTTACAGATCAAGGTGGGACATATCAATGTATTTTAGAAACAATTGGTAATGCCCCAACTTATAACACTGATAATACCTGGTGGAAATGTATTGCTGCTAAAGGAACAGATGGTGTTGGAGGCGATATGATGTCCTCGATTTATGATCCACAAGGTAAAGCGACCGATGTATTTGCTTATGCAGATGAAAAAATTGGTGATTTATCGCTTTTAGAAACAACATCAAACGCTGATTTGGTGGGGGCTGTCAATGAGTTGGAATTAAATAAGATAAATTCGTCTGAAAAGGGAAATCCTAATGGTGTATCGACATTGAGTGATAATGGTAAAATCAACAAATCACAACTGCCGATAATAGGTCAATTTAAAACTAATGTTATGTATAACTATATAAAATACAGTGATGATTATATGGTAATGCAGGGTGGATGCTATGTTAAAATTGATAACCAAGAAACATTAGTGATATGTTATGCTACAACTATCAATGAAGTTGGTGATTATCAAAAATTAGTGGAAATTGATTTGTATACCGGTAACACTATAAGAGAAGCTGTACTCCCCATAGGACATGGTAACGACATTGAATATAAGGAAGGTAACTTATACATAACATCAACTGGTACAGATATTTATGTAATAGACTACGCTACTTTTACTCTTACAAATACTATAGTAAAAAATTATAATTGCATATCATTGACTTATAATATAGATAATAATGAATGGTATGTATTAACAACAGGTACAAATGAATATTTAACCATTAAGGTGTTAGATAATGAGATGAATTTTGTCAAAGATGTGAATATAGGACTGCCTAAAAAAACAGGCACAAATGGGTGCGGATTGACTTATCACGACCACGTATTATATATGCTGTGTTTTTCCCCAGACATATGCATTTGTGTTAATACGATTGATATGACAATACAAAAGATTTTTGAAAATCCTATCAAGCTACAACGTCATGTATTGATGGAAAGCGAATTTATAACGAATGATGGAACGGGTAATTTTTATATTGGATGGAACACCCCTTCCAATAATGAGCGCAATTTTTTTGAAACGTTTATAACTAAGACTGATTTTAATATCCAAACATCTGATAGGACAAAGCAAATATATCAAAATGCAGCACCAAATCCAATAATTACATTATATGTCGATAACTCTTATAATGGGGTTATGATGAACGGCACGGCCACCAACCCATTTAAAGAAATACAGCAAGCAATAAATTCAATACCATTAATAGAATCTGGGTGTGCTGTAGTTGTTGAAATTAGCAGTGGTAGTTATTCTGGTGTAAGAATACATGGCATAGATTCTTTGTATTTAAACGCTCCGTCAAGCGCCGATGTTAAGGGTATTTTAATAACAGATAGTACTATTTCATTACTTAATATAAATGTAACTCAAAATAACCCGTTATCTGCTTATGCAATTAGAAGCGAAAGATCATACGTCTCTATGCTTAACGTAACTTGTTCAACTGCTAACTTTATAGATGCAAACTTCGGTGGGCTAATATCAATAAGCGGTGCTATAAGTAAGCCTTGTAACGTCAATCAATCAAAAATAGATGTTAATAAATCAGCAGTACATGCGGGTATTACAAAAACAAACCCGAATAGCACTATAATTGGTCGCAACGTATTATATACCAACACCAGTGATATACCAACAACTTTTGAACTTGTTGATTATCCAGACTATTACTCAATGCTGGTTGTTGAGTTAAATATTAATGGTATAAGTCAGTCTTTCCCTATAAACAAAACGTCGCAAACACAAGCTGTTTGGAAAAATATAAATTCAGATGGATCTAGTATTTCATATCAAGTTCGATTTTCCTATAGTGGAAAAACTGTAACCACATCTATGCAAAATGGGCAAAATTTAACATCTAGTGGTATTGCCTCATATTCTCCAAGCACTAAAGGTGTGCGTATATATGGAATACTATAAAATCGGTGTTTTATTGACTACGGATTTTTACGCAATATGCAACATAACTGAATTCGCTACAAGCTATTTAAAACGATTTAAAATACATTTAGGTATAAATTATTGCCTAATTATTTTTAATGGCTTATATAAGCCCAAATATTTAATAGTTTTGAAAGGGGACATATATTAGAGGTTCAACTTAGGAGATGACTTCACGAATATATGTCCAAACACTATTGGAGTAGTGTTAGCTACATTATAGCACTCTTCCAACTAATTGTAAATGTAAAATTGTAACATTTTATGAAAGAAGAAAGGATTGGTGTAGATGAGGGATGGAATTATTAACAATAGATATTACACAATTAACAATAGGAGAAGTTTTTAAGTCAATATTTGTAACATTGGCAATCATATTTGCAGTATATGAGATAGGTAAAAAGTTAAGAGAATTATGGATTAAGGCATACAATAAGAAACATCAATCCGACGATTTTCACTCCACTGTTACCAAACATGATACAGAGATAAAAGAAGTTAAAATTAAGCTAGATAATGTTGCCACTATGATTGATACGTTATTTGAAATTAACAAGATACAAACACGACACACAATAGTTAATACATGTACAAGAGCAATTGAAAAGGGTTATATAGATCAATTAGAATTACAGTCACTTGAAGAAATGTACACTATGTATACTGAGGTGTTGAAAGGAAATAGTTACGTTTCGACTCTGATGTATAGGGTACGTAAATTAGAAATTAGGATAGGTGATTAGATGAAGAAAACTAAGATGGAATTTAGCAAGAAGATATTTTACATGGTTACTATTTTTACTGTTGTTGTAATTATTTATAGTATGGCTTTAATGTGGAAAACCGGAGATAGTTCTGCTCTCTCCTATTTAATACCTTCCGTCTTTGGTGAAATGTCCGTTGCTACTGGATTCTATTTTTCAAAGGCAAAGAAAGAAAACGAAATTAAGTTATTAAAAAAGTATGGTAAAGAAACTATTGATCAAGTTAATGAAATGGAGGAATAATTTATGGAATGGTTAATTGAAAATTGGTACATAGTAGTTGGTTTATTGGCTTTATTGTTTGGAGTTGTATTTGCTGTATATAAGTTTGCTGGATTACCAACTAAGGAACAAGTAATAAAAATTAAGAAGATGTTGTTATACTGGGTTACATTAGCAGAAAAAGAATTAGGTTCTGGTACGGGTCAATTAAAGCTAAGATATGTTTATGATTTGTTTACCACTAGATTTAAAGTTGCTGCTAAGTTGGTTTCATTTGAAATGTTTAGTTTTTGGGTAGATGAAGCATTAGATGAAATGCGTGAAATGTTAGAGAAAAATGAAAAAGTTAAAGAAGTTGTAACTGGTAAAACTGAATAGCTACTGATTATGGAGAGTGGTGTTGTACTACTCTCCTATTTATATGAAAGGAATGATATTATGGGTAAAGTAACTGCAAAAGAAGTAATTAAAACGGCTAAAAAATATGTTGGTTATTTAGAAAAAGAATCAAACAAACAACTGGATAGTATGAAGGTTAATGCCGGTGATGAAAACTATACCAGATTTGCAAGAGAATATGAAAAACTAACGGGTGTAAATTATCAAGGTCAGGCTTGGTGTGATATGTACATAGACGTTATTTTCGCTGAGACATTTGGTAAAGATAAGGCAAAAGAATTATTAGGCGGTTTTAGTGCTTATACTCCTACTTCTGCTAACTACTTTAAAAAAATGAATAGATGGCATACTTCTAATCCTAAAGTTGGTGATATTATATTCTTTGAAAACAGCGCAAGAATTAATCATACCGGAATTGTTGCAAAAGTCACAAATTCAACTGTATATACAATTGAGGGTAACACTTCAAGTGGGAAAGATATAATTCCTAATGGCGGTGCAGTATGTGAAAAATCATATGCGTTGAATAATCCTAGAATAGCCGGTTATGGTAGACCTGATTATGAAGTTGATTTTATTTTAACTAAACCATCAACTGACTGGGTAAAACGTCTACAATCTACTCTAAATAAATTAGGCTATAAAGATTTTAACGGTAAAGAATTGGTTGTAGATGGAATAGTTGGATCTAAAACTAAATCAGCATGCAAAGCATTAAAAATTAAAACTAAGAACGAATTAGTTACTCTAGTACAAGAGCGATTAAATGAGTTAGGGTTTGACTGTGGCAAGGTTGATGGCGACTTTGGTTCTAAGACTGCTAATGGAGTTATTGAAATGAAGAAAGTTGTGATGGGTGCTAAGAATCCTACTAGTGTTATTGGGACTAAGTCTTGGGATGTGCTTTTGGGAACATATAAAATGTAACAATGATATGAATATAACACTAAGAGTCGGCTGATTGTGGTCGGCTCTTTTTATGTCTGCGACGCTTCTCAATCCTTTTGCAGTGGCAAAAGTCTTGAGTAACAAAATTAATTATTTTAGGAGGATTCAAATGGATAAAACAATAAAAATGAAAACCATATACAATCAAAGATTATGTGGTTATTTACAATTAAACGGATTTATTTTAGTAGATTTAAAGCCAAATAAAAACGGCAACGGTAAAAATGTATTTTTCTTTAAAGAAACACCTGAACTATTAACAGCTATTCAAGAATATCTTGATAGACGCTAATTAAAGGATAAAGGTGATTCTAATGAATAATTCAAATAATACAAAAAACAAAGTTGGAACTGTAGTTAACGACGATGGATTAATTCTTACTGAAATATATGAAGGTGACAAAATAGTAAGAGAATCTCAGAACGATTATACAAACAAATACATAACAAATTTTAATAAAAAGGAGCTGTTTGTAAAAGTGTATAAAAATCCTATTAAAGAACTGTGGAAAGAACTTACAATGAGAGAATATGCTGTATCAACTGCTCTAATGCCCTATATTTCATATAAAGACGGAATATTGAGAAACGATGGAGTTGCTATTAACATAAAAGATATGAGTGTTTTACTTGAAATGGATTATGATGCTATAAGAAAAATTATTCCAAAACTAGAAAAAGAGTTAGTATTAAAAAAGGTTAAACGACAATCTGATAAATATGCTGATAAAACTAAAAATTATTATGTTGTTAATCCATATTTGTTTATGTGTGGTACAGATATGGAAAAAGAAATAGTTGATATATTTAAGTGTAGCAAGTGGAGCAATATTAGTGAGAATAAGAAGGACTAAATGGCTGAAAACCTAGTAAAATCAATGGTTTTCGGCTTTTTTAATGTGCTAAAATACGTAACTTTAATCGAAATTTTGTGCTTCTATTGGTTACTATTTTCGATTATTTAAAATTCAAATGAAAGAATGCGAGGTTATATTATGAGAAAAGTGTTTTTAGATGATTTGCCAGTTAGAAAATATGGGAACAAAGAATACATTGATTGGAAAAATAGTGCTGGGAAAACTGTAAATTTTGTTTATGACAAAGTTATAGGAGAAATTAAAATAAATAGCTATAACAGCACTAATTCTAAAATTAATATTTACATAAATGGATACACAGACGAATGTGGCGTTGAAGTGAGAACTTACATACTTAAAAATTGCAACCTTGGGTTATTATTAAATCAATTATATGGAATTTACAAATACGAAGTAGGAAGTGTGGTAAATGAACTTGTAATATTAGAGCAAACAATTCATAAAAAGAAAAAAGCATATGTTGTTAAATGTATTAAAGATGGATGGGTGGGGACAAAATTAGAGTATTCATTGGTTGCAAAAAAGGGGTGCCCACTGTGTTGCCACAATCCAATTACTATCACTGGTTACAATGATATCTTTACCACTGATAAATGGGCAGTACCTTATTTTAAAAACATAGAAGATACTAAAAAATACTCAATGGGATCGGGAAAGTATTTTGATGGTATATGCCCTGAATGTGGTACTTTAAAGAAAATAAGCCCACACAAACTAAAACATGAAGGATTTTCTTGTCCGAAGTGCAGTGACGGATTTTCGTATCCAAATAAATTTATGTATAACATTTTAGAACAACTTAATGTAAACTTTATTAGAGAACTTTCACGTAAAACATTTGATTGGTGTGATAAATATTATTTTGATTTTTATTTTAAAATAGAAGAAAAAGAATACATAATTGAAATGGATGGTGGATTAGGTCATGGCTATAATTCTTTTGATAAAAAACAAGATACTATCGATAAGCTTATTAAAGTTGATGCAATTAAGAATAATTTAGCAATCGAAAATGGCGTTGAATTAATAAGAATAGATTGTAATTATAGCGGTAGTAGGTTTGAATATATCAAAGACAGTATCAATAATAGTGTTTTAACAGAATTATTCGATCTATCTGTTATTGATTGGGATAAATGTGATGAGTACTCATGTAGTACTAGAATCAGAGAAGTTTGTGACTTATGGAATCTGAACCATAATGCAAATACTATTGTTAAAATTACTAAATTGTCATTATATACTGTTTATTCCTATTTAAAGATTGGCTCAAAATTTTTATGGTGTGATTACTGTTCTAGTTAATAAACATAATTTAATACAAATAGTGTGATTGATAGTATGTTTAATTTTGCACTATTTGTATTAAATAGTTTAGTAAACCCTTGATTTTACTTGTGCCTAATTATATCATTCCCCCATGGTGATGTTATTTATCGGCACTACCTATAGATGTTAATAATTCATTGAATTCATCACTGCAATTTAAGACTATTTCTAATTGCTTGTCTTCGTCTACATTAATAACTTTTACAAAATCTGCCATTATTTCTCTTGTCAATACGTCTATTTTTTTAGTTGCTAAAAATCTTTTCACCCATTCGTTATTAAGTATATTATTAGGTTTTTTACTTTCGGTATCTTCTAAGGTTTTAATTTTGTCTTTATACATAGCTTCATTTTTTTCGTAGTCAATTTTATATTGTAAATATTCTTCTTTACTCAGTATCCCCTCTCGGTAATCTTCATATATTCCTTTTTTTAAAGTGTAAATTTTATTAAGTGCTATTTTAATTTTTTCCAACTCAATTTTAATATTACCATTAGTTTTAGTTATACCTTCCTGTTGTGTTAAAACTAACTTTTGTAACTGGTTTGTTCTTTCTATTATAAAATTTAGATAGTCCAAAACAATTTCTTCAAGTTTTTCGTGCATGATAGTATGTGGTGTACATATTGTTGATCCATATCTTTTGTAAGATCCACAAATATAATAAACATTCTTACCCCTTTTATTTTTTGCAAGGGATCTACCACAAGTGTTACATTTTAAAAATCCAGCAAATACACTAACATTTTGATTAAAATTAATTTGTCTAGTATCTTTGTTTAGTAAAGCTTGAGTCTTGTCCCAAGTCGCTTTATCAATAATTGCATCGTGAGTGTTTTCTACTATTATCCAATCTTCCTTAGGTAATGCACGAGCTTTACCTTTCATTCTTCTAACAGTTTTATTTTGCACCATATTACCAATGTACATTTCGTTTTGTAACAATCTATGAATAGTAGGATATGTCCAGTATGTTGTACTACCAATTTTTTGACCGTTTGTATAATTTAAACCATTGTTAGCCTTGTATTCACTTGGACACATTACACCCTCTTCATTAAGTATTTTAGCTATTTTAATCTTGCCTATTCCTTCGAGATACATCTTAAATATTCGTCTTACTATTTGAGCAGCATATTCATCTATAACTAATTTATTGTGATTCTGTTCATCTTTTAAATATCCATACCCAGCGAAAGCCCCGATGAATGACCCCTTAGATTGCTTAATTTTGAATGCACTTTGAACTTTTTTGCTTATATCAACTGCATATTGTTGATTAAATACATTTTTTACGGGTAGTAACATATCATAAGCTTGTTTGTGGCTATCGATGGCATCGTTTATAGCGATAAATCTAACATTATAATCTTGAAAAAATCTTTCTAAATAATATCCAGTATCAATATAATCCCTTCCAAATCTTGATAAATCCTTACATATAACACAATTAACTAATCCATTTTCTATGTCAGATATCAATTCTTTGAATCGGGGACGATTAAAATTAGTACCGGTGTAATTTTCATCTGAATATATGTCGTATAGTTCAAACTCTTTATTTTCACTTATATATTTTTGTAACATATCTCTTTGATTTGTAATTGAATTTGATTCAATCTTGTCGTCTCCGTCTTCACGACTTAAACGAATATACAGTGCTGTCTTATATGTGTTCTTGCTTATTGTGTTTTTAATTCTTGCCACGTTACTTATCCTCCTATGTGCAAATGGGTGTCTTCTTTAGATATTATACCATACTATTACGGCATAGTAAAATAAAAAAGCCTGTAAATTAATACAAGCTGATTTATTGTTCAATTATGTAGTTATATGTGACTTAATAATTCTCTTTAACATTTCTTCTACTGTATATTTATTTTCATAGCTAAATTTAATTTTGTATCCGTCAACCTTACGTTTTTCTTTTATTATTTCTTCCATGCTTTTGGTATTTTCTATATGAGTCACGCCCCTTTATCTTCCTTAATCATAATTATGTATAAAACAGTTCTTTTATTCCTAATAATTCCATCTTAATTCTTTTTCAACATCGTACCAGTTATAACACCTGATACCATCCCATTTATCATTCCATTGGTATTCATCTCCAAATAACAATTTAACATCTGCATTTGAAGTCTCTAAGTTTTTAACTACATCATCAATTAAAATTCCACCACTCATATCTATATGTCGCTTATCTTCTACTTCATTAAAATTGCAACCTATAAACTCAACAAATGGTAGATTCTTTCTTAGCCATGTATTCTTCAGTGCGAGATTAACCGTATTACCCATAGACACACAATAGATTGCATAATTCTCTTTTAATCTGTTTAAAACTTCATATGCGTTATCCATGTATTCAAGATTATCAAAGAATCTTACATCATTAAAATAGTTATCTACCACAGTTTTACTGG